GTTCAGCTCTTGTCATAAAAAGATGGTTTTCATCTTCTTGAATCATAGTTGCTGGGTGATTTGCTGGGTGAATATAGTTTGATAAACCATTTAACTTTGCCCAAAGTTCTTTCGTTAATAAACCATTTTGAGTTGCTGAAGCTATATTCTGTTGACTATCGAATATGTTTATCCATTTATTTGTAGCTGCATCAAATCTATAAATTTTGTTATCATCTGTTGTTGAAACAGTCCAACCTTCTTTTGGTGAAGGATACATTGTTGCAATTTCTGAAAATGTTGTAACAGCTGGTTTCCAAACCATATTTGTTGTTAAATCAGATATTTTTTTATCGATTTCAGTTTTTGAATAACTATCTGATTTTCTCCAACCATCAGCTGTTTTACGCTTATTCCAATCTACAAGTTCGAAAACAGTTCTTTCTGATGTAACATACCAACGTGAACCCAATGAATCATTATTTGTATTATTTCCTGATAACGATAATTGTGGGTCAGTTAATAAATAAAGGTCACCAATATTTTGTACAAATCTATGTCCCTGTATTTCATTAGCCTTAATAATACCGAAAGCATTTATATTATTGGAAACAAGTATATCTGGATAACTTAACATATATTAATCGAATTTTTATTTTTATGAAAAAGATAACTGAGCATTTGTGAATGCACCCTTATTATTTGTAATGTAACATATATATGGTACTTCGTCACCAGAATTATTTGTAACTACTAATTCAAATGTTCTAAAAGCGTTAAGAACAGGTGTTGCACCATTCATAATTATTTTTGAAAGTAAACCGTATGATTTAGGATATGCGTAACACCAATAATTATTGTTATCATTTGTTACACCATTCTGATTCAAAACTTTATTGTTTTTTAAACCAAGTGATTGTAAACTTTTTATTTGGTTTTGATTCGGTGTTAATGTATCTATTTGTCCGATGAAAGCTTTGTTTAAAAATGTAACCGAAACACTATCTGTTGCAGTATGTTCACCAGATGGTCTAAGTATTTTTGGTCCATTAACAATTGGTCCTGTCTTTGGACAAATTATTGTTTGCTGAAAAGATTCGTTTGTTTTTATTGAAGAACGAATAAATTCACCACTTGGAACGTTTGGTTGCATTAAGTCAGTTCCACCAATTATACCACGAGTACTTGTTGGATTACGATAACCAGCTACTTCTCTCCATAACCATGTTGCTGACAAATCAACAATGGTTCCAGTCTCAACTAAGATTGCTGAAGCGTTATTATTTGGAACTCCAGCTTGTTCTTTTGTCATTGGAACTCCAGCTTTATTCTTGAATGTCCAAACAGGATTTATTTTAATAGATGGTGTAATTCCTGGGTCACAAATGGTTTCCAAAACAATATCAGCAATTTCACCAACATTAAAAAACTTACCCCATAGTTTTACAGGTTCAGTCTTTTGTCCTGTTGGTATTCCATTAGCATCAACTACTTTTTGTTCAGGTATAATTTGAACATATTTATCTAATTCTATCTCTTTCATAATTTCCTCAAATGTTAAGAATTATAAGTTGGGTCCCATGTTTTTCTGTAATAAGCTACATTTGCTGGTTGTGAAATACAAATAATAACTGGAACATTTTCTGTTTTGTTTTTTGGTTCATGTTGGAAATAATTGTAACATTCCCCGTTAATCATCGTATCTTTAAATCTTTCAAAATCAGAAGATGTTACGAATGATGTTTGAGGTACATGTCCACCTGATGTCAATAATTCTGTGTTATCTACACCATCAATTTTAAAGCTACCGTTTTGTTTTACCGTAACATTATAGAATCTATCTATCCAAAATAAATTTGAACGCATTGTATCTGATTCACCATCACCAATCGTAAATTTATTTTTTCCATTAACTTTATTAAACGAACCTAAAAAGATTCCACCGTTTTCTGCATTAATATCGGAACCAAGAATTATTGTCTTTGATAATAATGTTTGTTTTATATTGGAACCAATAATAATTGAATCATCTAATATTGTTGAACTAATGTTGAATCCAAAAGATATAACGTTATTTCCAATCGACACCATATTATTACGGAAAACAATATCCATGAATTTATTATTCGATGCTAAATAATTTTGGTTGTTATTCTCTGCATGAATAAATTGTTCATTATTTTTCAGCTTCTTACCTATTCCTGAATTAGATATTTTATTCAATAAATCTGGTGATATCAACGAACCACTCAAACCGGGATAAAGCAATCTTGTTTCAGTAATATCTGTTTGGAATACTTGTCCATTTACTGGTACCCATCTATTATTACCTAAGTTCTGTAACACAACCGGATTGTTACCATATTTTGTATGTCTATCAACTCCTATGATTGTATTGATAGCGGTGTTTACTGGTAACTTACTTTCATCAGCAACATGTTGTTTCCAAACAGTATTTGTTAATGTTTGGTTTGTAGCTGTTAACGCTTGTTTCTCAGCAGCGGTTACAAACTTGTGTTGTTCGTCTTCAATTATATCTGAAGCATTATGTTTATGATTTTTAACCGATACTTCTAACCACTCGACTGATTGCGTGTCTGATTTCTTTTTACCTAAAAACATTTGATTCTCATTTGTTATCAGTAACAATGCTTTCTCGTCTTTAAAAACAGTTATCGTTGCTGTTTCAAAATTGTTTACAGGTAAATCACTTGGTTTATTATTTCTCGTAAACAGGTAGTAACCACAATTCAATTGATAACAATTGTTTGTTGGTTTTGTTATTGAACGTAAAATAGTTTCACCATCATAACTTAATCGTTGTTCAGAAAACTTATCAGCTGATACCAATGTTTTATCGCAAACAGTTACATCTTTATTGTTGAGTAATAAAGTTTCCGAAATGAATGTATTTGTTGGTAAAATCAAATCGGTTATCTGTTTACAACCAACAAATAATTGGAATTCGTATTTTTTGTTTGGTAATGTATTATTTACGAAACCTAAATCAACAGCCAAATAATTTATGTTATCTTGGAATTTTAGTTTCGATAACTTAAGTTTAAAATCATTTGAATCTGTTTGATTACCATCTAATAAATGAGATAATATTTTTACTGAATAATAATCAACATCAGGTGATACAGTTATTAAAGCATCAAATATACCTGGAATACTTTCAGAACATAAAATGATACGATAATTATTTATGTTTGAGTTCGATAATTTTATGTTACAAATACGCTTAAGATTATTTGTTAACGATACTTTTTCAGTTTGCTTAAATTCAAACATTAAGTTATCGAGTTTACTTTTATCGAAACCAGATAGTAAACCAGATTTACCAGCTTTTTCAATTCGATTTGTGTTTATATCTTGTGCTGGTTGAGTTTCAAATAATTCATGTATATCTTGTGCTGTTAATGTTTGATTATCTTCATTTACTTTAAATGTTTCGTAACAAATGATTTCAGATGATGCTGAAACATTTATTGGAGAATCAAATGTTAACGTCTTGATACCATTTGAATTACAGTTATAAACACCAGTAAATTTACTGTTGTTGATTTCTACTGTTATTCGTTTACCATTGTATGTTCTAATGCTGGTACCATTGGCAACAGTAAAAGTTAATACTTTTTTATCAGCACTTAATGAAACAAAAGTTAACAGACGCTTTATGCTGTCTAAATATTTAATTGGTGATATCGAAATCATAATGGAATACTTTTATCTGTTTTTATTTGATTTAACAACAAATGATACCGGTTCATTTAAACTTGTTCTACCATATTCTATTGTGTTATCAGGTAAATTTGAAATTGTTAATATATCGAATTCACCAACCAATAGCGGTAACCATGGTCCTTCATCATTACTTTGATACGGTTTATTTCTTGTTAAAACACTTCTGGTACCATCTTCCTTAAAACCATCAACTGTATGATTAATTATATATGGTGTTTCGATTCTTTCAAAATGTTGTAAGTTACTGTTGTTGGTTAGAGACTTTATTTTTTCTTGTTCTATTCGTTTATCAAATAATAGGTACCAAAGTTTTATATTGTTTTGTTCACGATACTTATTGATTAACGATTCCAAGTTTATTGAATGATTCCTGATATATAAAAACTTACTGAATTCAAAATATATCAGTTCTTCAATTTGATGTTTATGTAGTTCCATATCATCTATGTTATCAAACATAATTTGAATAGCATAATGATTTGTTTTTGGACCATATAGATTATGGGAACTTAAACAATATTCATTTTCGGAAATAATTTCAGAAATGCTTTGTTTATCAATGTCACTTAGTAAACCATCTTTTAGTAATGATTTGATTACCTTCTTATATTCAATAATTATGTTTTGATTTGTTTCGGTATCAAAACATATTTTTTTCCAAACATAAATGTTATTGATTTGTTTACGTAAGTTATCGATTTTAATATCCTGTAAACAGATGGTGCTGAACTTAGATAAGAAATTACGATACGAAATATTATCGAATAATACTTCTTGTGAATGATTGAAACCTATTGCACTTCGTAAACTATTTTCATCAGTTCCATTGCTTCCCATGTTAAAACCAGAAATGTTTACAATCGATATTTCATTTGTGTTTGGAACCACATAAGAGCCGTAAGTATCGACAATTGATTCTGTTTCGAATTTCTGTGTTTTCGAAATATTACCTAATTCACCATTTGTTAATCGGTATGTTATATTAATTGTTTGGTTTAGCTCATGTCCCTTAATATAAACGATTATCGGATATTGTGGATTCGTAGACCATTTGATAATAAATTGTCGATTATTATTCAAACCATAGTTATCGTAAAATGATTTAACTTCAGTAAATTCTTTACCGTTTGATTCTATGATAATACTTTTATCGGCAATCTTTGAATCATTTAAATATATGCGTTGTATGAAATCTGTTGAACCTTGAACCTGAATTTGCTTAAGTGTACCTTCAATTACTGGAACATATACAGATGTTGAACCGCTGTCAATTCGAATAGTTTTATCGGAAACATAAGTATAATTCACTTGCGTTAATTTATTGGTGAAAACAGAGTATGGTTTTATAAACAATGGGTAACCAACTCTTGTGAAAAGTTTAGGACTTATTTTTACCAACAATATTCCTTTTGCTGGAATTCGTAATGTTGGTTCAACACCATTTTGTGCAGCTAAACTTCTAAGTGATGATAAATTTTGTGCCGTTAAAATATTGTTTTCACGTTTAAAAATATCCAAACGATATTCAAGATTTGTAAACATCGCTTCGATACCATTAAACATTTGAAAAAATATGTTTGTTGCTTTATTTGGAATTCTTTCAGATATAAACTGTTTTAGAATCGTACTAATTCGTTGCATATATTTTTAATTTTATATGAGGTTCTCCAATATTTATTTCAAGTGATATTTAATAAAAATAGTTCATTATTTTGTTTAGGCTTTGAATCAGAAGCCCTCCGTTTAATTTTAAAAATGAATTTTACTATAAAATGCACACATTTTCATTTTTATTTTTCCTTCAATACCCTCACGATTTAGGTAAAAAAGGTTAAAATTTCCGCTTTTATCGCTCGATTTAGTTAATATATTTAAAATTTGAGTGTTTTTGGTTAAGATTGGTTAAGAAATTTGTAAATATTACTCGAATCGAGCGAAAAAAGCGGTAAAAATAAGGCCTTATTTCTATTCATAAAAATTGTTCTATTTGAGAAGAAAACTGTTCTAAATGTCAACATTTTAGCCTAAATTAACTTAAAATTCATCGAATTTTATCCGATAAAAATTTTACGTTCCCATCAAGAATTTCACTTTGAATGCCTCTGAAATACCTTTTTCATTAACATCATGAATAGTAAACATAATTAGTAAGAAATCTCTTCCCTCAACTGTAGCGAATTCAGCATTTACCTCCCAATTATGTTCAGAAGCATGTTGACAGTTATATGTTACATAATCTGTTATATCATTAATAACTTGGGTTAAGGTAATGTACTGACTAAAAACATATCGATTAATATTTAGGAAATCTTTTATACCCCAAACATCAGATGGCAGCATTTTAACAGCAAGTTCCAATTCTTGCATAAATAGCTCCACACTATTTTCAAGTATGTTATTTAATTTAGTTCCTGGTTTATCAAAATGTAATGATAAATCGATATATTCTTGCTGCATATTAATCTGTATAAATATTTGGTATCGGTTCAATATTGTTCTTTTCTCTTAGCTTGTCTTCTAAGAAACTATTTAAACTCGTCATTGTTTTTTCAAACCCATTCCACCACATTAAATTCTCGTTCAATATATTTATCTTTTCTAATGATGCCTCATTATTGCAGGTTTTCATATTGAAAATAAATTGATAACCAATACTGTTTGTTACATTTGTTTTCTGTATCAAATTGTTTTGTCTCCAGAAAGTAACTTTATTTTCAAACGGATAGATAAAGTTAATACCGTGTAATTTATCGATACCATCTTTATCACGATAAAATAATAATAACGTGTTAAACTCGAAACTTGATTTTTCTTCTGAATCAAAAACGAAATTTGGAAAGTCTAATACTTTTTTGGTAGCGGTATCGAATAGGAATTGTTTGTTTCCATTATCATACAACGCTGAATCCTTATCGTTAGTTTGTATAATCGAATTTATTTCAACTTCTTTTGTCGCTACTGTTTTTAATTTACGACATAAGTTTGGTATCTGACAAATAACCTCGTTCCAACCATTGTTTGATTCTGTCTTAACAAAATTACTATTGATAACATCGTTTACAAAGCAAACAGTTTCTGTTGGATTCTCAATACCTAAAAATTTTAATGTTTTCCAGAAAGCTAATTCAGTAATATGCGGTACATCAATATCTTGGCGAATTATATTTTCCGTATAATATTGTAATACTTTTGGTAAAATCATATTTGGAGAAGTACTTAATAAAGCAGAATCAGTTCCAATTGTTTTTAGAGCATCAGTATAAAAAGCACCTACTTGCCAATCAGGTAATTTTAAAGCAACAACCTTAGAATAGTAAAATTCAGTACCGTTTGCAATTGCTGAATCCATATCAACATAGGAATGTGAGAAAGTTATGTATGTTGATTCACTATTTTGTAATTCATTAAATATTGGTAAATTCATTGTTCAAAACTATTTTATTAATTATACTATATATATTTTGGAATTAAATTATAGAAAACATTAAGATGTCAAATAAAAAATTACATAAGAAAAATGTTTCTGAATATGAAACAAATGAAGCTCCAATAACAGATGTTGCCACAGGTATAAAGACACTTGAAGGTACTCTTGGAATAATAACATCAGAAGACAGAGCGAGAACATCTTTATATTCAGACCCAGTAACTTTAAATTTTAAATTACTTATAGATTGGAAATCACCTTATGGTTTATTTGGTAACGGTGTTAATTCAGCTATAAGTTACTTTAATCGTATTGGTGATTTTGTTAGAGCTGATGCAACTAAACGATTTATAGATGAATTCCAAAAATTTGTTCGTGATTATGATTTTTTAATTCTTAGTTGTGAAGGTCTTCAAGAAATATATAATCGTAATCCATGGAACGTTCCTGTTGAAGGTGAAGAAAACGTAACGTTTACAGTTAGGGAAACAGCAGACCTAAAGATGCAAGCTCTATTGAATTTGTATCATAATATTTGGTGGGACGATGTACGTATGGTTGAAGTTCTACCAGCTAATTTACGTAGATTCAATTGTTGTGTTTTGGTTTACTCATCTGGATATTTTAATAATTTAATTTACGGTGTCAAGGAAGATACTGATTATGAAAAAGAACCGGAAAAGTTCGTATTTCCAACCAAACCAAAATTAGATAAGTTAAATAAAATAGGGGAAGCGTTAACAAAAGATTCCGATTTCAACCATATGAGGGTAAACCTAATTGATGCCCAAATAAACTTCAACGAATCTGGTAAAACATTTTTTGGGGAATTATCAAACGAAATGAATAGCGATTACGTTAAGAATACGTTATCGTTTAAATATCGTTTCTCAAATACGACTGGTTTGTTTACAACTGTTTCTGGTAATAAATATCTTACTGATGTTTTGATTCTCATGAATGAAATGAATAAGGAACAACAGCAAACAGGTGGTGGCGGTGGAAAAAAGAAATCGTTCATTAAAAAATATTTCGATGGTTTAAAAGATTCGTTTAATTCAGCAGCGAAAGGACAATGGAACAGCATCAAAAACAAAGGTATTTCCATAGCTGAAAAATATACGAAAAATCTTGGTGATACTGTTATCGGTAATAGTTTGAATCAATTCTTGGACCCATCGAAGTTAGTCGGTATGGTTGATAATGCTGTAACAGCTGGTGTCGGTATTCTTGAAAATCGATTATTAAGTAACGTAACCGAATTAGAGAATTTAGTTTCTCGAAATTTTAGTCCCGAAATATTAACAAACGCCATATATGATTTAGACAAAAAATTCGATAAACAACTTGATAAACTAAATATAGTTGGTACCCTACTAAATAAAGGTTCAAAAGCACATGGAAATCAAGAAGGGATTAACTTACCGAATGATTCTGAACTAAATGCTAATTTACCAAAGGTTGGTGAAACACCTGAAAATCCAAATATGAAGGGTCCCATATATTCTCCAGAAGCTGTTCCAGAAAACATTGTTAAAGGTATTTCTTTCAAAGATAAATCAAACGTTTTTACACGTGAAACATTTTAATTTCGATATCATATGGAACTTGGTAAAATAGATATATTTTTTGGTATAGTTCATTCTGTTAAAGATAAGGAACAATTATTACGTTGTCAGATACGTATTCCGGGATATACAGATAAATTAAATGCTGATGAATTACCTTGGTACTGGTCTTGGGGTGGTTTGAATTATTTACCTGAAAAGGGTGATTCCGTTCCTGTTATTGTTTTCGATAGAAACTTTTCAACAGCATTTTACGGTAAAAAAGTAAACGTTCATGACAAAGTAAATACAGATGCAGAACTAAACGACGGAGATTATGATAATTATTTGGAAATTTTTAAACGTAATGTTAACGATAAAAATATCCAATTAACATACAAGGTTTCAACAGGTATTGAGCTTGGAAATGGTGAAACCAAGACACAAACAGAGTTGGAAAAATACACAATATTCTGTAAAGCCAATACAGTAACGATTACTGAAGATAGAATTGATATTGGTAATCAAGGTCTAGAACCAGCTATTCTTGGTGATAAATGTGTTCAAGAGCTACATGACATCATTAAACATCAAGCAAACACTATTAGCCAAATGTATACTGGTTTTCAGAAAATAATCGCTGGTTGTGTTAATCCGTTTACGAAACCAATCGCTGCACAATTAGCTACACACCTACCAACACAAGCAACGTTAATGTCTGAAAATAGTTCTGTTGATGGTAAGGTTGACCCATTAAAATCTAAAATGGTTTTTGTTAATAAATAATAAGTAATTAATAAATTAAAGTTATCTGAAAATGTTTCCAGTAATATTATACGATATAAATAAAAATCAAATTATTACCGATACAATTGTTGTTGTAGGTAATACATTTTATCTATATTCTCCAAATATTTTTACAATAGAAATCATACAAAATAAAAACTATAACGCTTGTATCTATTCGGTTCATGTAAACAATGGTAGAATAACAACATTAAAAGAAGATAAGTTTTCAGATAACTTTGGATATACTATAGCTTTTAATATCGATAACAAATATGAATACGGTTTAACCGATTCAATAGATATTCGTGTATCAAATGATACTGGTTACAGCAAAGATTACAAAGTTGTTCTTGTTGAAGAAAATAAATTACCAGCACATTACAACGATATAATAACGAATAATTATTTACCAACATTAGATGAGTTAACACCAGCTATTGTTAAGAAACAATTTTCAGATAATAAACGTGAATTAGTTAAACGTTTGTTACTTGATTTTAAAAACATCTTAAAATCAAAGGGTACCATAAATTCAATAAGTAAGTTCTTTCAATTCATTGGTTTCAACAAAAAACAAATAGAAATCTTCGAAGAATATTTTGTTCTTGATGCTAATGAAAATGTTATCAAAACAACATATACACCAGATAAAACTTCAGATGTTAAATCTGGAAACTATTCGGTAATCTATGATAACAAGATAAAAGATGAATCGAATTTATTGGATAAAAAGAATTTACCGATAATAAAATTCACAACAGAAAATATTCAGGAATTACTTGAATGTTTAAGATATGCGATTCCATTAGCTAATAAGTACTTTACCGCTGTTGAACAAGATATAAATTTCTTCGGTATAAAGTTCTCATCAAATGTACATCAACTATTTTCCGTTACAAGTTCTTTCAATCAAATATTTGTTTCAGATGTATTTAGCTTCCGTAAAAACATTAACATTTCGTTCTCCACAAAACAAATGTTTCCAACAATAAATGATGAAGGTTTTCCTTTTGAAAAACAAGTAAACCACATGATTGTTGAAAATTGTTTACAGAAAAATATAGATGTTTACAAAACAGAAATTAAATACTTCGGACCTAAATCAAATCAAAACTTATATGAAATTGATAGGGAATTGAATGACGTTGATATTGAGGAAGAAGACATTCAGAAATTTTCAAGAACTTTCGGTGTATGTATAAACGGAACAATAGTGTCTCCAAATACATATGTTGGTTATCGTATATATTCAGAAAGAGATAAAAGCGTAGTTAAAGCGTCACCAGTTTTTTGTCACAATGAAATATCTGTTTCGTACATAACTAAAAATACTGGAACATATTTTATTGAAGTTACTGTTATAGATACATATGGTAATCGAGAAGTTTATAAGTACAAATATATTGTGAATAATTCAAAAGCTCGAATTAATTTCGATATTTATTCAACATTAAATTTGGATGAAGACTTCTTAGATATACATAACATCAACCTTGATACATCATCAGGAACAATAATCACAACAGGTAATAGCAAGAATAAAAATTTCATTCTTGGTTTAAATACAATTCCAGAATCTTTAACAGATTATTTCAATGTTAGTGCAGATAACACCGCAAGATATTTAACGGACGCATCAACACATAGACGTAATGTAAACGCTGCGAATTCTTCACCCCTATATTTTGTTGAATCAATAAACAAAAACATAAGGGTAAAAGATTGCACGGAAGTTCAACTACAATTTACGGAACAATTTTTCGAATTCTGTATAATTGAAGATTACGATGAAAATGAAATTTTGGATTTGATAAATGACAGCATCGGAGAATTCAATAATTCAAATTACGAAGCATTATCTTTCAACAAACTATTTGCATGTAAACTAAGTATTTCTGATGATTCAGAATCAGAAACAAAAGAAGTATTATTTTTGAGTTCAACTGAAACAGGAATAAATCTAAAATATTTATATCCTAAATTATTTGAGAATCAAAAAATTCATAGAATACCGGTAAATTATGATTTCCCATTATTTAGTAACGTATTAACTGATGGTGTCATATATCAGCCAGATGAATGTTACTCAATAGAACTTGAATCACTATCATTTCCTGTTGTTCGTGCCTTCTTCCCAAGAATGGATGAATTATTTGTTACTGAAGTTAAGCAGGGAGATACAGTATTAATCAGAATAAATTCAAATTATATAGTTGATGAAGTCAATGTTGTTTGGACAATCAAGAATAGTTTTACTGGAGAAGTACTCCTAACAACAAATGATTACACGTTAAAATACAGGATAAATGAAGCTTGTAGTTATGATGTAACAGTAGAATTCGATATTTATGATAATCATTACGTTATAAATAAACCAGGAATATTCACTTCTTATAAAATACAAGATTAATATGCTATTCAAAAATTTATCAATTATTTATTGTTCAGATGTTAATAATTTAATAGGTTTGAAACTTGTCTACACAGATGACGAATCAAATAAATTACAGGTTATGCCTTGGGGCACAAACAACATTACAGATTTAAAGTATTTCAAATCTGTCACGGAAAATAAAACCGTAATAATGGGATATAATACTTTCAAATCTATTGGTAAACCATTACCAAACAGAAAGAATATCGTTCTAACTCGAACACATTTTCAAGAATTGAAAAAAGAATATCCTGAAGTTATTGTCGTAGATTCTTTGAATAAAATATACGAATATCTATTGAAAAACACTGAATACTCAGAAGAGTGTTTCATAATTGGTGGTAATCAATTATTTCAAGAATTCTGGAATTCAGCAAAATATATTTACCATACAGAAATACAAAGTTACGAAAAACTATTTACCGACAACGAAATTAGTGAGAAAATATATATTCAAAATGTAAATGATTCTAAATATAACTTGATTGAACGTTTATATGTTGATGATGAAAAAAATCCAAATATAACATACATCAGAAATATTTACAAACATGCAGCATTCAAATAACAAAATACTTTTAATTGGTTTGGATTTATCATTCAATAGTACCGGAATTAGTTTCTGTACACTTGAGAATAATGTTCCAAAAATTATGAAATTTTATAGAGTTGTTTTTGATGAAAAAATAACCGCAGCTGGAACACAACACAAACCAAAAGATATTCAAAACGTGAATCAGATAATATACAGAATGCCAACAAATATAAACATTTCTGATTTACTATTATCAGATGATTCCAAAAACGATACAGAACAGTTATACACAACTATTCGAGCAATGATTTGTTCCAAGAAAATAAATAAAGTATTGGCGCAAGTAATAGATGAAATCAAACCAGATACAATTATTTGTACAATCGAAAATTATATAATGCCATCGTTTGCAGGACCAAATAGTTTAAAAACTGTTTCCGGTTTAATAACGTTACAAGGGTATATTAGGGATTTTTTAATTCGATACAAAATCACATTTTCAGAAATAAATGTACTTTTACATACACCGACACCAACGCAAAATAAGAAAAACTTCTCAGGTGATGGTAAGGCAGATAAACAAAAAATGATTGAAACATTCATAACTAAATACGATGGTTTCAAATTACTTCCAGATGTAAATACTGGTAAAATTGATGACGTTATCGACGCTTATTCGTTAATGGTATTTGGTTGGAAAATTTATATCAAAAGATTCATAAAATGAGATTACTAAGTCAAAACAAAAACATATTACAAATAATATCTGAAATTCAAAATCAAGAATTTGAAGAATTATTAGTTATTGAAAATTTTGATAACGTTTTTATTACGAGTGAAAAATATCCAAACATTTTAATAAAACCATATTTTAATGATTTGAAAGAAGAATCTTTAAAATTAATTGGTAATCAGAAACACAATGTTGATTTAGTTGATTGTTATTTTACTGATTATTTTGTTTCGACAATTTCTAAAGATTCAGAAACAGATGAAAACATATTCAACGCGATTTCATTAACGGAATTTATTTGTTTGCAATCTTTAAGCAATAAAAATTTTATTTTTGAGCAAGTCTGGAATTTGTATATACCTAAAGATTTGATTTAAAAAATATAAACTTATATTGATATGGAAAATAGAAGACAACAATTTTTGGGCTTCGTTGTTATTCTTCTAATCATTGGTTTTTTGAACTATTTTAGAAGAATATTAAACGGCTATAAATTTACCAGATATGGTAAAATCTTATACTTAGCAACAATGATTTCGTTTGTTATTGGAATCATGTTTGTTTTGTATTATACTGACCTCAATAATATTTTGAGTTTTACAATTGGTGTTTTTGTAACTATGCTCTCGGAGCATATTGCAAAATTCTTTGTTGCGCTTGGAGATAACTTCAATCCAATAGTATGTAAAATAATTAAACGTTTTACCGGTATTGATTTAACCAATGATTTATCGGAACAACAAGATAACAAATAATAGGAGGTATCATTATGATAACAACAGATATTTTAAACAATATTGCTAATTATATTTTTAACATTTTTGGAATGTATGTTCCAGCATTGTTTTATTTAGTGACCCTTGGTCATTTAGTGTATAGTATTGGTGAGTATAAAACAGTCGGAAAAACTGATAAGATTCCACCAATACTTATGCTTCTGATGTTCAAACTTGTATTGGTTGGATTAATTATTTATTCAATATACAGTTGGCATTTCAGTTTAGGTAAATTATCGATAGCGATGTTATTATGGGGATTTTTGATAACATTTGATTGTAGGCACATAAATAACATGTTAGCGCATATTGATAATTTTAATGGTGAACGCAGTGATTTTAGAGAATATCTAAATCAAAAAATAAATGAAGATATTCTAATTGATGGAACACCTTTCTGGTATTATTTTACTAAAGTTTTCTTAGTTCTTCTGATTTCATTAACCTTAATATATTATTATTCAGTTGTTTGCGAGGATATAATATTAAGTGACGTTTGTTTACCGATTTATGTTTATTATGATGTTCGATTATTAAACTATTATTTCCGGTATATTAAATTGTAAAACTTATGAATGCTTATTTTGATATAAATACATGGCCCATGTATTTGCTTGGTTTTCTAACATTTTGTAGTACCATATTTAACGACATTGTAACAAGTCAAATTAAATCTGGAATGTGGTATTTACGTGATTTCATTTATACAATAATTTCTATTTCTGCAGGTATATCGATATCAGTTAGTTTTGAACTACATAAAGGTCAAACTTGGGTAGTTGTAATACTTATGGGTTTATGTGGCTCAACCATAATTAGAAAGATACTTGAGAAAAAAGAAGCGATAATCAATAATACTTTGAATGCATTAGATATTAGGATTCAAAGCGAAATTAAGGGTAAGCCTCAACAAGAACAAGAAAAAGATGAATCAGAAGATTCAGATAATAAACAAAATTAAAAATTAAAATTATGTCGAAAGAATTAAAATACTTGGTTATACATACAACCGATACACCGTACGATAGAGAGATAACACCAGAAATGATACGTCAATGGCACTTAAGTCCAGTTAGTAAAGGTGGACGTGGCTGGAAACAGGTTGGTTATTCTGACTTGATTCAACGTTCAGGTAAACTCATAAATTTAGTTCCTTACAACAAAGACAACAAGGTAGACCAGTGGGAAGTAACAAATGGTGTTGCTGGAATGAACAGTGTCTGCAGACACGTTGTATTAGCTGGTGGTTGGAGTAAAGACGGTAAAGTAAAGAATGGACAACATACTGTTAATGGTAAATCAACATACTATAAAATAGATGAATTGTATACCGAAGAGCAGATAAAAACATTAACGGAATATGTTAAGAATCAATTGAAACTTGTTCCAACTTTAAAAGTAGTAGGTCATAACGATTTGGCTGCGAAAACATGTCCGAACTTTAAAGTGGAAGAATTTTTAAAAGAGTACGTTTATAAATAAAGAGTAGACAAAGGTTTAAATTTATAGTAAGGATTAGGAAGTTTCTTATACGCATTTCTTATCTTCTGCCATTTATAATGATATTTTATTAGGCTTTTGATTAGTAAATCGGAAAACTTGGTTGTTGTGAAACAACCAAGTTTTTTATTTTTATTGGTTTCGTATATATTTTGTAATATAATCAAATTTAAAAGTATATGATTTCAGTAAACAATTATTCAGAAAAACAAATACAGTTATCGATACCGGACCAAGAATTTATTGAAACGCTTAACAATAAATTAACAATGTACGGTCAGCTGCAGTATACAATTCCAACAAATTTCTTTATCGTAATCATAAAAGAAGCAGCTCGTTATTTCTTTAGAATGGGTTACTGGCGTTCGCAGCAAACAGTTTTTTATCGTTTACCAAAAACAGAAATTGTTGAATTCTTAAAAAACAGGAACCATTGTTGTAACAAACCAGCATGTGAAAATTATCCTAACTGTGAATGCGATGGTACCAATCATAAAACGCATCACGTTCATCCAGAAGAGATTGATGCTTCATATAGGAATCTTAGAGGTTATGCAATTAAACTTCCAGGTTTTGTTAATGCGATACGTGAAATATATGAATCAAACAAACATGAAACAGTACCTGATGAAGCATTCAATTCACAAAACGAATTCTTAACAAACATGCAGCGTTTGAATCCATATGGTTATTCTTTAATGGGTATCAATAATCATTTGTATTATCAAGAAGTTTGTGTTTCAATGATGCAATCAAATGTTTATCAATCTGTTTATGGTACATCAGTTCCATTTAGTTATAACAACTCCACAAAAACATTGATACTAAATAAGGAAATAAAACCTGAAACTGTTAGTTTAATGATTCAATGTGTTTGCAACGTTGATTTACAATATCTTTACGAAGATGATTTATTCAATAAGTTTGTGTACGCCAGATGTAAGCAGGAATTAAAACGTTTAATTGCAAGTCACACTTTACAATTACCTGGTGAAGTAACATTGAATCCTGATGAAATCTGCGCTAACTGGGAACAAGAAATTCAAGAAGTACGTGATGAATTAAAAGGTGCAACTGGAATTGGTGATTTGATACTTCAACGATAAAAATATTCAGAATACTTCTGAAATACAAAAAGTGCCTTTATTTAATTATTTTGATTCCAAAATTACTCGAAAAAAGGAAAAATGCCTATATAAAAGGCTAGACGAAAATAATTAACGTACATTAACTTTGGGACACCAAAATTGCTTGTTTTCTAACTTAAATCTGCCAATTGAATGATTTATGATAAATTTAAATACAATATTTAGTATAAACCTCTGTTTTAAGCTTCCAAAATTGCATAATTCCAAGCAATTTATTTTAAATATGAGGTCCTCTTTATAAGACCTTAATTGTTAATTATTTTAACATTTAATATTTTCAATTGTAGTCTGGATTTGGGACAAAAACAAGCAATTTTACACCAAGTATTGGAAAATATATAAGAAAAATAGCGTAATTAGTATGAAAACAAAAGCTGAAATACTTTTAAAAAGAATGTCGTTATTATATGAAAATATCTATGCTTTACTTAACGGATATCAACAAGCTGCAGATAATTCATCTAATAATATTTTAGTTAATCTTAAAAATGAAGACGGTACCGTTAAACAAGTATCTATAAATTCATTTAATCAGTTACAACAAGAAATAAATAGAATTGATAATAACTTCAAAGCAATATCAAATCCAAATAGTTATGTTTTAAATGGTGATGGTAGTGTTTCGATGTACCAAAAAATATCATTTTTTAATGCAGAATACTTGGAAAAGTTTTCTTTTGATGGTTCAAATTGTGTAATTTCTAAAACAAATCTTATTGAAGATTTGGTTTATCCGACAATACAATTACCTATATCTATTGGTAAACAAATACTTGGAAATCAGGTTCATTGTAAAATATACGAAATTACATCTGGTTTCGAAAACATAGAAAAAGAAAACATCAAGCAAGTAACGTTAGATTACCTAAATAATATTGGTAAAGTAACTTACAAAACATATGAACGTATATTACCAATAAGCAAGCAGCAGATAAAATTCTTTGGTAAATTTAATATTGAGACTGTTGAACAGCAACAAAATGATTTTAACAGTTTCAATATAACATTATCTGATATCAAATATTCATCGTTAAATAATATCGGTAATAATATAAATTTGAAGAACGGTGACATACTTGTTTCTGAAGACGGCCAAACAAAGTTTAAAATAACAATGATTGATACGTTATTGAAACTCATAACTGTTCAACAAATTGGTGGTTTCATGATTCCAAAAGTTGGAGAACAACTATTGTTTAATGAAATAATAGATTCAAAAGATGATGAACAAATTAATTTACCGATTAAACCAAATCAAAAATTAATCGTATTCTTTTCAACAGAAAATAATCGTTTAGTTTCATATCCAAGTAACGGTTTAGTTATAGATACAACCGATTTCAAAGTAGTTGTGAATTCAAACATTTACACAATTGATGAATACTTCCAAAAATATGTATCTAATTTCAGCGATTATTTGAAAGCTTTGATTGATGATACAACGATACCATATGCTTTAGGAATTAAACCTAACAAACCAAAATTGATATCAGAGAATTTCAAAGTTGTTCAAATAAACAAACATTTGGTAGACAATAAAACTCAGCAAACATTTACCGAATTAAATAAGAAAAAGCAATCGATACAAAATGAAATCGATTATAAACAAACATTAATAAACCAAACACAGAATGAAATCGATACCTTAAAATATACAAGTATCGAAGATAAGAATTATCGATTAAATAAGGTTATTCAATTACGTACTGAAATCAATACATTGAAATCCAACCTGTTAACGGTAACACGTGATATCGATAATAATGCGGAGAAGTATGGTTTGAAAAATATTTCACCAAAGTATAAAGTTATTGGTTTCTGGGAAATGGAAGATTCATTGTATTCTCCAAAAACCAGACCACAGAAAATCATAAAATATGAGGTACAATACAGATATTTAACGAAAGATGTTGATGTATCTGATACAACCACATATAAGATGATATCAAATGGTAAAGAAATAACTGTTGCTTTTAGTGATTGGGTTTTACTTAATACTCGAACACTTAATAAGGTTGAAAGTATTGATGGTAGCTTACAATGGGAACAACCGTTACTTGATTCAGTTAATGACATCAATATAAATCAAGCAGCAATATCTATCAAGGCAGGTGAAAGTATTGAAATTAAAGTAAGAGCGGTAACCGAAGCAGGTTGGCCAATATCACCAATGAAATCAGAATGGTCAGAAACATTACGTGTTGACTTTCCAGAAGATTTAAAAACCAATAACTTACAAGCATCTGTATCACAAAATAACATCGATTTGAACAAAGCTGAATTCAATGAAATACTTATTAATTCAGGTTTGATATCACATATAGCTGGAACTATAAAGGAATCAGAAAAAACATTCTTGCATAGTGCGACAGATATAGCGTCTGGACAATATACACCAGAACAAAAGAACATACCATTAGATGTTTGTATCAAGAATATTTTAAATGAAATTTCAATACTCAAACAACAAGATATTTCTCAAAACATAATTATATCTTTTATTGATTTTGATAACGAAACATATACAATTACAAACAATTCAACATTAGAAATATTCGGTGGAAATTACATGGATAACTTTGATGATATAGCAGCATCTTATGGTTCCATTGTACGCAAGAAAGGTTATATTCGAATTAAGAACAATAACTCTGTTCCTGTTGAATTAAAAACACTTGTTCCCGGAAATACATTAACTCAAGTAAATGCTGAGAACTATTACAATGTCCCAGTATTAATTGGTGACAGCATAATACAGAACTCAAAACAAATATTGTATTTCAGAAATATTGATATTATCGGACAAACAAATGTTGAATATAGATTGGTTCGTCAATTTGGTGAAACCGATAAAACCTTTATACCATTGGAACTACTAAATACAAACGTTACCGATGATAAAAAGAATATAGTTACTTTAGAAAACGATGGTTCCATTGGTTTATGCAAATTAAAAGATTCGGTTAACAATAGCGATTTTGCTTGTTTCACAACTGAACATCCAAATTGGAAATATAACGAAAAAGATTTGATGAAACCAGAATTCACACGTTTGAAGAATTTGGTTAACTCGAATCTTAAAGCTGACGTTTATCAATCCGAAGCTAAAAACGGTTTAGTTGTTGGTTTTAAAGATAACGATAAATATATGGTTGGTAGATATACTTGTGGTGCATTCTTGTATCCATATATAAATAAACCAAACTTAATTCAAGTTGTTGGTAACACTACTGTTTCAACGTTAATTATAAACAAAGATTCAGAATTGTTGATACCAATTATTTTTGAATACAGAATGACTGATAGACTTGGACGTATAAACGGTGAAGCATCGAATTTATCACTTAATGATAGTTTGAGCTACACAAAAACAATAGGTGTTGATATGCTTTTGAACAACAATTTATTTAAATTCGATTTAAAAGTTACAGCAAACTATCGTTCCAAGGTATCATCAATCAAAACAAAAAACATTACTGGTTTATTAAGTAATTTTACGAATGAAGGTAAAGCTGAATTGATATAATTAAGTAATTTAAAATGAAGAACATCATAACAAAACCTGTTTTCAAAAATTTCGATTCTGTTGATTTTACAACAGGTGTTTTAAATATTGCTCCGATAAAAATATCGGGGCAATATAAAATTATTATCGATAAGAACAGAAATTTATATCTTGATAACTACTGTGGACGTCGCGTACCTTTAGATATTAATACTTCTTTTCTTCATCAGGTATCAAACTTTTTATCTGTAAAATCAATCTTAAACAATACGGAGAAATTAAGATATGGTGGCTATGAATCAAATGGTACCAAATCATTTCATATTCCAATGTATTTAGGTAATTTCTCATCAGATAGAGATAAGTTACCAAGATTTTTTTGTGTTGCTCATACACCAAATGAAACCATAAATAATTTGTCAACAGATATAAATAATAATGTTTTACCTTCAGATGATATACGAAATGAAAAACTAAATATATATCGATATGGTGAATTAGTTGATGTTGTTGATTTTGAGAAAATAGGTTTAACAAAAATCTTCGAAGAAATTATTTCCGAATCATATTTTAATTACCCATTATATTTCAATTTCGAAGATTCAAATATTAAATTATTTGGACAAGGAATAACTGAACAACATCCGGTTGTCAAGACAATTAACATATTAAACAATTTAGCGAATCAACCTTATTTTGATGTATTAAATAATCGTATATTAAATGAATTCCAAGAAAACGATTTATTTTATCCAAGATTTTTAAATATCGAATTAGAATTTGATTACGAATCAGAATCAATAGCTTATCATAATTTTACTGGTTTAATCAGTTACAATAATATAATCGATGAAGAAAAAGTTTATGATTCGAATACTATTGTGTATGGTTATATTATAAATTTACTTGATAAACATAGTAATTGGCAACAGGTAAAGTTAGGTGATGAAATTAAGGAAAAAGATTTTATCGCCGAAAAAACATATGATTTCCAAATAAATGAAGTTTCAACACAACCATATAAATTTAGATTCAAAACAACATCATGTCCAATTGATGATGAAATTATAATTTTGGATGATTCGAATAACGAAATTAATCGATTTATAATTGAATCGAATCATATTGTTTCAAATGATTTATATTCTAATTGGTACCAGATATGTAAACATTTCAACAAACAAACCAATAACGATTTCTTGTTTTCAGTTAAAAAGATAAACAATTACAGTGTCGAAATAGACATCGTTTATGAATCGAATTCTTTAAAACCATACAAACTACAGATACCAAAATATTTCGATGACTTAGATAAATTACATTTAAATAATGATGCTGAGACAAACGAAAATGTTTTCAAATATCAGTTCGAAAACAATTGCGTTAGTTTGGTATCAGGTTCAACATATGGTGACCAGCTATTATATAATATCTTTTCATCAGATAGAATACGTAACATAAAAATAGAGAATTGTTTGTTACCAGATTATGAACAGAATTTCACTGGTTTCAAACTTATGAAATATGATGGTTTCAAGAATTTACAAATATTGTATGATAACGATTTGAAACTAATTGATAAACAAACAAGACTAACGTTTGATATGATTGGACAAGCAAACAAACCGATATTGCTTGAATCAATACCATACCTAACAACATACGATACATGTATTTCTAACAAAATATATGATTTCGAAGATTATTTGAAAAAGCTGAATCAAGAATTCAATTCAGAAATATTCAAAAAATCTTTGAAAGATTTTAATAAATTATATGATTCGAATTACCAATACGTTGATTATTTAACTAACATCGATAAACAGCAGTTAAACCAAGATTTAAATAATGAACAAAACATATTTGATTTAAAATTCAAAACAATTGGTAACACAGCTTATGATACTTGTAATCTATTAAATATCGATGAACAATTTTGGAAACAGAATGGTTGCCCAGATATTGATAATCAGCAATTTGACCAATTAAGATTTGCTTGGTTTTCGATAATGAATTACTATCCAAAAAATTATAGATATGTGTCTTCCGAATATATTCCAAATACAGTATCAAGATTAATACGTGTTTCAGATAGTATTTGTGAAACAATATATTTCGGTGTTAAGTATCAATTACCAATAGAATACGAAAATTATTATTTTGCGGTAGTTTTAAACTGGCAAGACCAAAAGTATATTGATTTAGAAACAAATGTAAGAATCGATAAAAATTTACGTTTGGTTACATTGGTTATCAATAAATACATTGATTTCTCTGATTTTATTCGTGGTGGCAATCCTAAACAAGATGGTATCTTTAATTTATCGTTATTGTATAATAGTACAAACTCGTTAAATTCTTCATCAGATAATATTTCAGCATTTAAGACATGCGGTTTATTATTGGAACCATATTATAACGGTAAATTAGTTTCAGATAATACCGAAATATTTAATCTACCTTTATTTAATGGTTCAAAGCAACAAAACTGGATTGTTAACGAAAACGGAAAACAATATTTTTGTATTAGACGTGATTTGAATTCACAAACAAATGATTTCAAAGCATTGTTTGAATTAGGTGATTATCCGAATACACCAACGAATGAATGTTACGTTTATACTAAATTGGATGACAACAGCAACGATACTGAAAGTAAAGATATAAAACCATATAAATCAATAACAGTTAAGTTACGTAACATTGTTGAATTAGAATCAGATTATCTTTGGTGTGAAAATGTTGAGGTAAAATTTTTCGATAGTTCAAATATAAATATTCAGAATATTAACGATGAGTTGAATTCAAAAATAAAATACGTTAAACGCTTAAGAACAGATGATAATCAAAATATATTTGATTTTACAAATAACGCTTGGAATTCACACTTAACAACTATTGATACCGATGGTTCACCAGTTGTTGAAATTTCAAATAAAGTTTTTGATTTCAAACAATATTATTTTGAAATAATACAGGAAACAACAGATAACGAATATGGTAAGCAGCAAGAATTACAAGTAAATAATTTTACATTTACCGATGGTTTCTTCAGAAATAAATCAGGTAAAGAAATGTACTTGCATTTTTATGGTGAAGAAAAACCAGACAAATTCACAATAAGCGAATCAGGTTTCGATTCATTATTTGAACGAGAGGAATCAAATGTTTATTTCAATCGAACAACATTATTCGAACATAATCAATTATGGTTGCTTATTCAGTATGTTTTCAAACATAACCTGATTTTCAAATACCAAACAAAATCGCAAATCCAATTATTTACAAATGATTTCACTATCAATAAATTAATGGAAAACACAAAGTTACCATTACCAATTGTTGATAGTAATAGATTCATAAAAATAGATGTTATCGACATAAACAGGAATAATGTTATTTGGGATATATCTAAAATTAATGGAGTATCGGAGAAAAGAATTGTTTTAATCAATAGACATTCAGCACCATACTTTCCACATTTTAAACAAATCAATGTTGAAGACTATTTTGATTTCCAATTAAACAAATACAAAAAGTTCGATACCATAATGAATATTTATGATAAAAATTATGGTAATCTTATATTAAACGAAATTGAAAATATCGATTATAACTATAATATATCAGCAACATGTTTATGGAATGAATTACATGGTAATATTATTTCAAGCTTATTCTGTTTAAATAAAAAAATAAAAATCGATTATCATATCGAAAAATATGAGAGCATCATTAATTTCAGAGATTTATTAATAAAGTATTTCTCGTATGACGATTTAATTATAACAGATACGAACGTCAAATATTTGGAATCATTAAACAAAAATATTCGTGATTTTACGATTGAAAGTTTTGTTGATAATCTGTTAAATAAATATTATAAGTTAGAATCGGTATGTAATGAATTAGGTGAAAGAATTTATTTCTGGTCAACAAAAAACCCATATGAAATTCATTTCAAAAACCCTAACATATATGGTTCAGACGTTGTTAACTTTTCAAAAATAACATTTAATTTTATTCGAAAATAGTATGGGTAAAACATTAAAAAAACTTCAATACAATTCGTTATCGCAATTTGTTGAAGATATAAATAGGAATTTTGCTGTTATTCAGAATTCACCATTATATAAAGGTATTCCGGGAGACCCAGGTGAACCCGGTTCACCTGGTAAATTAGGTACAAGAGGTTCAAGATTCTTTTTTCTCAAAACAAAAATTAATGACATATTATCGTTAACTCAAAACGACAATATGCGTATTTCCGATATTAATTTGGATTTCATTAATTTTCTGTATGAAAAGAATATCGGGTTATTTTATGGCTTATTTCCTGAATTAAAAGATACTGGTTTTGTTTCAAATGATATAATTGTTTTACCTAATTCAATGATGATTCAATTTAACAAGTTGTTAAATGTGTTTGAATCAACAGGAATGTCATTTAATGAAAACCAAACGTTCTTAAGTTCAGTTGAAAATAAGATTGAAACTTACGTAAAAAATTACGTAAACAAAAAATCGAATGATTTAGAAATTCAGAATATTTTTGAAAGATATTCCACATATGGTAAAAACTATGCTTCCACAAGCCATATGACAATATCAAATACAATAACATCTGGAACCGTATTAACACCGCATTTAGGTAATAATACATCTGGAATCAGAATCGAAACACATAAATATTTTGGTTTTTCCGATAAAGAATTTCCAATCAATAATTCAGGTACAATTGTATTTGGTTCGATGCGTAATTTTACGAAAATTGTTGAACAGACAATAACATCATCTGGACAAAATTCAACATCATCATCTAAGTACGCTATTGGTATCGATAATATTCCAACAGCAATATTTTTGCAAGATACTGGTAAAGCTGGAATTATGATTGGTTACAAAAACTGGAAAAACCTAAATAACTTTGCTTCGATATACAAAGAAATAACGGGAACAAACACTGATGGACCATTGGTTATCAAATCAAATATGGGTTCAGAAAATATTGATTATTCAAAACTTTCCATAGATAAGAATCAATTAACATACGATAAATTCGCTAAATTTCTTGATAACCTTGAAGTTAAGAAAGATTTAATTTTCGGTGAACACATTCAATCAACTTTCATGCGTTCTGGTGAATATTTACCTAAACAAACACAAGAGCAGCTTAAAAAGAATACATTTGAATTTGGTTACTGGGACGGTAAATCAGCATATAATGGAAGCTTAAAGAATCAATTCGAAAACATAAGTTACAAACACTTTTTAAGTAACGTTCTTGTAACAGATGAAAATGGAAATTTAAGTAAATTGTATTCACTTGAAAACAAAGATTTTACTGATATAATTTCGTCAACAAATATTGATTCAATATCTTGGAGAAGTCAAGCACCAGATACAAATATAGTTACCTCAAAATATTTGAATAAAATCATTGAAAAACTCAATGCAATACAAACATACGTTTCAAATAATTATTGGACTAAAGTTCAATGGGCTGATAATCCAAAACATCAAAACATTCCAAAATTAAGTATTAAGGAATTAAACGTAAACGGAACAGATACAGGTATAGTTCGTTTCTATGGTTTAAATGATGTTTTGGGATTAGAATTTGCTGGTAACACATTAACATTAGGTAACACTAATATTCCGACAGTATTGAAATCAGGTTCTGTTAAACTAACTGAATTCGATACCGATACCGTTTTAACTGTTGGTAACAATAAATTACTTGATAAATCTTATGTACGTGAAACCAGAAATATTTCAACCGAAACTGATTTGGATTCATTAGAGAATTCATTTGTCGAAACCAATAAATATCTAACAAGCTATTATTTTGGACAATTAATTCGTTTGATAAAAGAAAACAAAAAACAGATAGAAGACAACTACTGGTCACGTAGACAATTTAGAAGTGGTGAAATCGATAGTTTAAAAGTAGCTCGTGCAATAAACATTGGTGACGAAAGTTTTATTTCAAAAACAAGTTTAAAATTAATCGGTACCAATAGTGGCAGCGCAACAAATCTTGGTAGAATAGCTTATCCTATATTACATTTAGCTGGAACAGAAAAGTTACAATTAAGTGGTAAAAAAATAATATTTGGTACAGGAAGTAACAAAAACGTTATTCTAACAACAAATGATGAAGGTGCTTTAGATTATTCGAATAAAAAATTAAACATTCAATTACCTGATGACTATACTTTACCTGAATTAGAAAATCCTGAAAATTACTTCTTAACATATAATCATTTCAAATGGTTAACGAAAAAATTAAGTGATGCTTCAAAAGGTTTGAGTGCTGATTTCTGGAGCAAAAATGAATTTACAGGATTTAATATTCCAAGTTTACAATTAAAAGATAATTTGGATGTTAAAGGTAATGTTAGTTTCGGACCAACAGTGAATCCATTTATTAGAACAAATGATTCTGCAGGAATTCTTGAAATAGGTAAAACTGGAAACACTTCGAAAGTTGTTTTCAATAATGAACATATTGTTTTCAAAGCTGGACATAAATCTTGTATTCTTGGAACAAACGCTTCAGGAGAGTTAGTTGATTTAACTACTTCAACTGTTGAAAATTCAAATACAGTTATTCCAAAAACAACAGAAGAAACACCAGTTAAAATTGAAATCGCTGAAAATCAAAAACAAGATAATGTTGTTGTAACAGGTAAGCAGCTTAACTTATTCGTTAACTTGTTTAATTCGATAAAGTTAAGATTCAAAAATACCTTCAATCGAAAAGAAACTATCGATACATTATATGACCATATGCCTGTTGGTTCAATTATAATGTGGACATATGCTTCTTCACAAGCAGCAGGTATTACAGGTAAAATTCCAAAAGGTTGGGCAGTTTGTGATGGTAGTAATTTACCAAATTCAACAATAGCAACACCTAATATGGAGGGAATGTTTGTACGAGGAACAAATGATATTAGTGAAACAAACGAACCAGCAGAAGGTTTAAACTCTATTACATTAAGTAAAGAAAATTTACCTGATTTATCACATACTCATACAATGTCTGAGGATAGTGGTCAGCATATTCATGCTGGTGGTAATTTAATTATTAAAGATAGTGCAACACTTGATAATAAATATCATGGTCGTAGGGAAAATGGATTAGATTTAACAAACGAGGTATTACAGAATATTCCATTAAATAATGCTGATATATTATTCCACAATAATTTGAATATCAATAATAATAAGGGTTTACCTTATGCTGAAGATATGAATTTTAATGGTGGTGGTTCAGCATACTGGAGAACAAATTATACCGCTTGGTTTAATTTAAATGAATTTTTAACTAAAGTGGAAATAAAAAAATCTGGTGAACATACACATTTAATCAACAATGCAAATCCAGCAAATCCAACAAACCAAACAAGAGAACAAAAACCAATAAATATATTACCATTACATTGTAAAGTCATATATATTATGAAATTTGATACACGTAAAAAGGGTGGTACAGATTTTAATGAAAAATATATTCTTGATGAGTTTTAATTATGATATTTAAGGAAAATAAAAATCTAAATATTAGTGTTTCTGAAAGTGCATTTTTGTACTTTCAGAAACCTTTTGATAATTTGAATATGCGATTTTTCAAATTATATAATGTCGATAACATAGATTTTGAAATAAGGTTTTCATACTCATATGATAATCATTCATGGTCCGCTTTTAAGAAACAAGAAGATTATGATAATTTCAACATTGATGATAAATTCCCATTATATGTTTGTATTTGGTTCCGAAGAATTTATAAAAACGATATGGATAAACCAAAAACGCTTTTCCCCAAAAATATCTATGATGAAACAGCATTCAAAAACGAATATTACGATATAAACAGATGCAAAAATGTTGATGTAAAGAAAACAAGTAATGTTGGACAAGAATTACCTCATTTAACCATTGAATCAATATTTTACCATGATATACAATTTAAAGAATGTGACGTAAAGATTCAGCAGTTCTTTAAATTAATTGATGAGTTACCACGCTGGAACATATATGATAATCAATATATTCACGTTAAACGCTGGTTACAACAATGTAATTCAATAGCTGAACAATATGGACATACAGTTATCTGGTTTAAAACAGAACCGTTAGACGTTGAACCAACATCAGATGATATCAAACGTTATAGGGAAGATTTCAAACAATCTGGTATTCATGGAATTCATTCACAATTAGCTACAAATGTTATACGAAACATAGTTGATATCAAACGTTTACATATTGTTATTCCAAATAACGAAATACCACAAGATAGGAATGTTTATACTGAATGGGATTTAGCTTTACAAGATGATTTCATAATTCATGTTGTTAGGGAAAAGTTTGAACAAGCTTTTGGTTTGAATTCGATTCCCCAAGAAAAAGATTTCCTTTATTTTCCATTACTGAATAAACTTTATCGAGTTTCAACAATGCAACCAAAAAATGGTTTTATGGGAGTTATTGGTTGGTATGAAGTATTCTTGGCGAAATATGAGGAAGATGATTCAGTTGTTGGTTCGGATATAACAATCAGTACTGATTTGAAAGATGCTGTATCTGGAATTCCTGAAATGTTTAATGGTATCGAAAAATTAAATCCTGAAACTATTGAAATTCAAAATGGTTTGTGGGATGAATTAAACGAGTTTAAGGAAGATACAGTTATGTCTGAAACCAATGTTAAAACGATAAAAGAAGAACGAATAGCTACTGAATCATATACAAACAAATTAGAAGATAGCACGTTTTACGTGAATCTAAAAGAAAACGAAAAAATAAGGGAATTTTATCATAAACGATTAAACATTGTTTCTGTTAACTCTGAAACATCATCATTCCCAATAAACATGTATGATTGTTCAAAGGTCGAAGCAAATACAGTTGCTTTACAATATTCGTTAAAAGATTATTCTCTGAACATTAAACCCGATTTACATCCTAACAAATCATTTGATTTTAGTTTCGGTTTATGTTTAACAGGTAATAATATAAATACGGAAATATTTCGTTTGTATATTAACGAACAATGTTATGTTTCAATAAATATTAAACGAGGTAGATTGTTTATATCTGATAACTACAAATTTATTAATATTGAAATTGATAAAAAACTTGAAAAACAAGAACTTTATAGATTCGATATTAGTTATCAAGAAAAACATCAAGCTTATGTTGTGAAACTGTTTGAATTTAAAAAGAATAAACAGGAACAAATTTATTCCGATATATTTAAACTAAATGAAGCACCAAAGCAAAATTATGATTTTAAAAAATTGGAGAAAGTACAATTATTTGGTGGTAATTTTTTAATTAATGAAGTAGCAGTATATATTGATAAGGTTCAGTTATTACATGATAAATGTTTACCTTTATTACAGATGTATAAATTTTAAAGCTTAAATAATATGGAAATTATAAATGAACAAGAAGATATTTTCCAAGAAAATAATGATGACGATATTATTGATTTAACCAATGAACAAGATGATAATTTCGATGATGTTCTGCAGTTAACACAATATGAAGGTGGTGTTATTCATGATGAAAGAACAGATTTTGTTGTTGCTGATTATACAAAAATCGACACTACAAATGTTGATAAGCAAACAGAATTGATGGCAAAAAAATTCGTTGGTAAAATAACGAAATTCATTCTTGATTTTAACGATGTTCAATTAACTGAAGACCACAAAAAATATATCAAACAGGTTGGATTGTTTCAATTATCCAACCTTAAAGATATGCTTTCATTAGTTGAAATCAATAAGAAAATGATTAATAATATTGTTGAACGCGTGAATGCTGTACAAGCTGAAGATTATGTTGTAATCAACGCTTACAACAATCTTGTGAATCAACATATAAAATTACTCAAAGAAGTAATGAATCTATATAAATCGATACCAACCACGATGAAAAAGTTGCGTGCTGATGTATTGTCGAATCAAGAACTTGAGAATGAAGAAATCAATAATGAATTGTTAACAGAAAATTATGGTGAAACACAATTCAATAGTTCTAAACAAATGTTACGTGCGTTGTTAGAAAAAAGAAAAAATAAAGATTCAGAATCTGTAAATAATATAAGTTAATTATTTTAAATTTATAAATTTATTAAAATATGTTAGACGTAAATTTACGACGTATTGTTCCAAAGGCCGCAGGAACATACTTTATAGTTAGGGATAAATCACAAGTTGCTGAAATTGAAGCAGAAAATAAAATGCGTTTATTATTTATAAACGTTGAACAAGGCCCTATTAACATGGCGGTTACTTTTGCAAAAGGTGATAAAACAGGTTTTAAAAGTGTATTTGGTACAGGAACCAGATTACAAAAGAAACGTGGTAACTTTTCAATAAATACTTGTTTAGATGCTTTGGAAGCAGGTCCTATCACAGTAATCAACTTAAGAGCTTTTGATGATAAGAAAGATATTGTTGGTGTTTGTGGTATGAACATGAACAAAACAAAATTGTTAAAGCAAATCGAAACAACACCTTATCGTAGTTTATTCAACGTGAATTCATTCTGGTCACCAGTTTATGATAACATGAATAACATTGTTGAAAATGCTGTTTTGAATTTCGCTAATGTTGGACACAATGATTTTTCAATTTTTGTAGTTCGTTCAAAGAATGTTGAAACTGTAACACAAGAAGGTGAAGAAACATTATCTGAATGCTCAATGGAAATTGATGAATATCCAGCATTAAACTTTAACCAAAAAGTTAAAGATACAATTGTTGATGTTTATTTGTTTAATAACACTTTTGATTCAAAGACTTCAACAACCAACAAATACTATGGACATTTATTTGACAATTCTGGTAACATTAATTATTCAAGATTAGATGAATTAATTAATATTCCTGAAGCTGGTTTTGTTCGTATGTTTACTGGTTCATTAATTCCTAATTTGGTTAATCAACAAGGTGAGGAAATCAGTATTAATTCAGTTATAAATAAATATTTCATGGAAACAGGTCTTATCTGTGATATAAATGAAGATTTATTTGAAGCAGCTACTGAAAACTTCTTTGACCCAACAGCTTATAGTTTCTTTGATGACACACATACTTTGAAAGCAGATGTTGCTAAGAGTATTTTATCTCACGTTTTACCAACTGAAACTTTAATCAAGAAAACAGTTGAAGCTTTACCAACAACTAATGAACATTTGGTTGCTCCATCAGAAGCACAAATCTATGAATATACAGTTGAACCAGTTTCTGGTGACCAAGCATCATTCATAACAGCATTCGAACAAGGTATCAGATATAATGATACAATTCGTGGTATCGATAGAAATTTATCTGTTGTTAGAATTGAAGTTCTTGAAACAGAATCTGGTAAATCAGGTGATTTCAAAGGTTACACAAAAGTTAAGGTAACTTGTGATGGTATCGTTAAATTTGATGGAAACAAAATTCTTAAGATTGCTGATTTCGTAATTTCAGGTTCATTGATGCCATTTGCTTTGAGTGCTTGTAAAGTACGTGCAGACCAATTTATTGATGGTACCGAAAAGAGACAAAACGAAATTCTTGACATGATGAATGATTCAGGTATAGTTAAAGGTATTCGTGGTTTAAATGGTATTCGTTATGTTGTCGATTGCTTCAAATCATTCGTAACATCTGGTTACAAGTATCAATACGGAATACTTGTTGATGAGTTAGACAAAAACAATCGATTTGTACGTGGTATCATTAATGAACCGTTTATAACTGATATGCAGAAGTCTTCAAATCCATGTTTCAAACAAACACCGTTAGGAACTTTCGATATTAGTTACCTATCAACAGGTGGAAACCAAAACTTATCAACAAACTTATTAACCAAATTCGTTACAGGAGCTGATAAGTGTTTCTTCTTCGGTCCAGGTGAAAAAGATAATAATATCGTTGTTGGTTTGGCTGGAAAGATTTCGAATTTGTTCTATCTAAAAAATAACGCTTTCGATGTTGTTGCAAACGAAACAGGTATCTTATCAGGAATCAAGTCATTAGAATATAATCTTGATGATAACGATAGAGCTTATTGTGAAAAATTCGGTTGGAATCCAGTAATTTTCTTTAATGGAAATTATATGGTTTATGGTAACAGAACTGGTCAGAAAAAGCAAACAGCACAACAACAAACACATAACTCTGAATTGTTAGCTTTCATAAAAGAATCATTATACAACTTATCTAAATCTGAAGCATTCAAGAAAGGTAATTACGATGATTATTTAAGAACTGAAACTGAAACAAAAGAATTTATGAACAGTTTGGTTTTAGCTGGAGCTATTGATGCAAACCCTGTTGTTATTTGTGATGCAAGTAATAATACACTTGAAATCAGAAAACAAAAAATCAAACTTGTACACATCGAATATACACCTGTTGACTGTCTTGAAAAGGTTGTATTTGATTTAACAATAAATTAATAACGAATATATAAAATGAAGGTGATTGTGTCCTTAGTATACTGATTGACTATCATGTGAACACGATACAATCACCAACATTTTTAATATTAAATTATTATGGAAAAATTTTCAAAAAATACAAAAACAAATAAAGATAAACTTTTGGAAAGTTTTTCTGTTGAATCTGGTTTGCCAATTGAAGCATGTAATAAATTATATGAATCACTTGGTGAAAGTGGTTTTAAGGAAAACATTGGTAATTTTTTATCTGTAAATTTAGGTAATTTTGCAAATTCTTTAAAATCATTGATGTCTGTTTTCAAAGATGCTGCGCCTGAATCCATAAATAACTTAATACTTAATGTATTATCGGAATCAGCAGAAAAAGATGATTCGGTTTCATTTTTCAAAGTTATTTTGTATTTGTTGTTGATGAAAGACAAAACAAACTTTACGAAAATAGCTGACGATATGAATATCGATGAAAAGATTGCTGGTTTTATTAAGACAAAATCAATTAATCTTTTCGAAAGTGTTGGTTTACCAAGTGATGTTTTTGAATTAAATATAAATAATGTTCCAGTTATTACTGGTTTTAATCAGGGAACTTCTGTAGATGCTGATGTTGAATTCTATAGTAGTTTGAAACATTTATTATCAAGAAATAATAAGCGTTGGGGTAATAACTATCACTTAGAAAGAACTTATGATGCAATTCAAAAGTATCTTGATGAAGAAATCAAATACATTCAAAATAAAGACGCTATGTACACTGTGGATAGTAATTTTGAAAATGATTTGATTAGACAGTTATTAGTTGGAACATTACCTGTAATGTATAGAGATATTAATGTTTTGAGACCTCTGATATCAGATATTCAAACATTAACATTTGATATGATTTGTTTATTCATGGGTTTTGTTAAAACCAATAATCAATATATGAAGTATATTAATCGAAACACCACAAACAGAATGATTAATTCATTTAGTGTTGTTTATGCTAAATTACTTTCAAGTAAAGCAAAATCACATGTTTTACTAAATATAGAAATGGTTGATACTGATAAAACACAATTGAAAGTAAACAATCAAACGTTAACAGAAATATTTAGCAATACATATTTAAAAGATGATATTTCTAAAACAATAGGTAGTCTTGATTTAACTGGAGCTGTTGATATTTTATATATTATAAAATCATGTAGTCAAGATTTTGAAATTCGTTTGAGACCATATTTACGTGAATTCGTTACAGCTGGATTCGAATATTTGGCAAAATATGAACGTATTTATTGTGAATTAATAAAAACGAATAAATATAAAAATACAAGTTTAGTATATTAAAAATTATAAAATTATAAAATTATGGGTAAGATTTCTTTTCCACACGTAACTAATTCAACAGCTGGTGTAAATAGATACGAACCTGTAGTCGCTTCGAATTTCAACTGTCATTTTGTTTTGATGGGTAAATTGAAAGAAAGACTTGGTGACTACACTTGGTTACGCGAATACGTTAAAGCTGTTAATGGTTTGTTTATTGAATATACTGGTAACACTATCGAAGGTGGATTCAAAACAGTTAAATTCAGATATGATTCAAACGAAAAGCAAACATATTTCGATGTTGAAATTCAATTCTTTAATTTCTTGGACAACGAATCTAAAATGTTTGTTTATAACGCTTTGGTTAACTGGTCACGTTTCAAATATAACATGCTAACAGGTGAAAAAACCTTGAAAAAGGATTACGCTGATGCAGCTATTGTTTGTGAACGTTATAATCGTGATGGAACAATTTATTGGAGACGTATGGCACACAACGTATTCCCGATGAATGATTTCCCCGATATGCCTGCAGATTATCAAGCACATGATATGACCGAATTAGCAGTTACATTCAATGCTGATTATGTTTCAGATGTTACAAATGACCCAACATTGATAAACGGTAGTAACTCTGGTGCTAAATAAACTTAATTTCATGGTTACTTTAAGTGTTGTTAATTATTAATTGTTTATTTGTTGATGGTTCGAATTATATTCGAACCATTTTTCATTAATTTTAAAAACAAGTTATTAACTGTTGTTTTTGTGGATATACTCGTAAAATAAATAGTTTATGAAATTTCAATATAAATTAGGCTCAAATCATAAAGAATTTGTTCACATTTCTGATTTAACAACAGGTCGGGATTTTGAACTATATGAAATAATTAAAGGTGTTTTATTTCGTTCTGAATTCAAGCCCTTTATGCAATCATTTAATAAGAAAATAACATACAGTTATTTATTTTCTGATTATTGGTTTCCATATGTCTTTTGGCAAGATGTTAAAAAAGTATTGGAATCAGTTGCTGAACCAAATGAAAAAATAATTTTGGAAGGTGAACCTGAACATAACTTGGATAAGCAAGAATTATTCAATTTCATAAGTAATTTACAATTACCTGATAAGATAAAAATAAACGATGAACGTTATCAGTATCAATTTGATTCTGTTTATAATGCTTTGAAACAAAAAGTTGCTCGTATTGAGGTAGCTACATCTGGTGGTAAAACATTCATAACATATATGTATTGCAGATACTGTTTGAATGTCATAGCGAAAGAAACAGATAAAGCCAATAAAGTATTGATAATCGTACCTTCAAAGTTATTAGCCCAACAGTTAAAATCTGATTTTGAAGAATTTCAATCAAAAGAAGAAATAGGTAATCATTTGGTTATTGAATCTATTTATTCAGGTTCTAAAAGAGTTCTGAATGCTAATGTCGTTTGTGGAACTTATCAATCTTTGTTTAATTATGAAAAAGAATTCTTCGATGATTTCCGTTTCATAATTTGTGATGAGGTACACAAGGCAAAAGCATGGTCCATCAAAGAAGAAATATACAACAAAATTACGGAAGCTGATTATTTCTTTGGAATGTCCGGAACTTATCCAAAATATAAGACACTCGATTATTTACATATTGTTTCAATGTTTGGTCCATGTGTATATAAGTATACATCAAAACAATTAATGGATTCAGGTGTTGCAGCAAATATAAAGTTACATGTTATTAAAATCAACTATTCGGAAGACAAACATTTCTCACAACAATTGATAGAAGCTGGCTGCGTTGGTAGAGATAAATATGAAGTTGAAAAGGAATACTTTCAAACGAATGAAAACAGAAATAATTTAATCGTAAAACTATTGAAACATTTCAAAAAGAATGCTTTGATACTTGTAGATACGGTTTCTTATTGTGAATATCTTGAAAATATAATTTCAGAAAATTTGCAAGAAAAAGATGTAAGAATTATACATGGAAAAGTAAAAAATCGAACAGATATAATTTCCGATATGAAACAGACAAAAGAAAATTTTGTTCTTATTGGAACTTATGGAACGATGTCAACAGGTGTTAGTATTCCATCAATTCAACAAATATATTTTGTTGATGGTGGTAAATCAGAAATTCGTATCAGACAATCATTAGGACGTGGTATGCGTTTGGATTTCGATAAAAATACTTGTGATGTTTTCGATTTTTACGATAACATGAAAGGTTCTTCTTTTTCAAATCACGCAAGAGAAAGATTACGAATCTATAAAGAACAAAAATTTGATTTTAAAATAACCGAAGTAACAATTTAAAAAATTCATAAAAATGAATTTCATAAATAATTAAAATATAATACACCTAAATAATATGAGCCAAGATAATGTCCAGCTAACCGATAACGAAATGAATGGTGTTTACAGAACACTATCAGTATCGGAAAATGAATTTTTTGATGAAGCAAATAGTGAATTATTCGTTCAAACTTGTATTGAAGAATTGTTTAACGAGAAATTCAAATTATTGCCATCTGAAGAAATTCAAGGTAACAGCATTTTATTGAATAAATGCTTTGTTGAACTTTTGAAATACTGTAATCACAAAGCAAAATTTAAAAGGGTTGGTATTATATTTATTGGTTTCTGTACATATTTCGATTTAGATGTTTGTGTTGTTTATAACGAATTACATGAAAAGATGCAAACATTAATCAAACACAGTGCGAAATGTATGTGTGGAGCGAAAGCTTTCAGAAAGGAAGAAAATAAACATCAAAAGCACCCAGAAATAAGAATAAATACATTATTTGATATTTGTAAAAAATCATGATTAATTCAAACATTGCATATAGCTTCAATCAATGCGAATTAAGTATTCAAGCTATGTGCGCTTATATAAAACTTAAATTACAGGAATTAGTTCCAAATTTACCTGTCTTTATTATGAATTCTGGTGATTTTTCTTTCTTAGTTGGTAAGAAATTTGAAAAAACCGATAATAAAGAAGTATATTTGAAAACTCCTCGCGTTGTTCTAAAAATAGAGGACATTCAACAGAATTCAAGCGAAGATACAAACCAATACAATAGATTTATTTATAAATTCGATAAAGGTGATGGTTTAGGTGAACAAGTATATACAGCGGTTGTTCGTCGTAAAGCATACAATTTTCAAATATCGTTAAGTTTTGTTTCTCCTAACTTTATTGAAGCGTTGAACCATATTGAAGTTATGGCAACTTTAACCGCACATGATAACGTTTATACTTATGAATTTTTAGGTAATACATGTCAAGGTGCATTTTCGATTCAACAAGCTGGAAATGAAATTCCATCAATAGATATGGGTCAAGGTGGAACAAGAAACATCACAACAAATTATATGTTGGAACAACAAATACACGTAATTGTTCCAAGACCTGAATCAATCATGTTATTGAGCGATACCGAAATTAATACTGTTGTTGATGATATTATTGTTAATGGTGAGAACAATCATATAGACAACGAAACAATTAAATTGTATGAAGATGATAACGATAAATCACCATACATTGATGTTGTTGGAAATGATAAGAGATTAAGAAACTTTAAATTTAAATGATTTTAAATCCTAAATTATTCAAATTATTATGAATTTATATTCAAAATTGGAAGGACAAGATGTCACAAACTCTGGTAGATTGTTCAGAATTCTATTGGCACCAATATGGTTATTGCTTGAATATTTATGTTATCGAAAATATTGGCATAAAATATTGATTCCTGAGTTGATAACAAATGATAATATTTTTGATTTTCTTGATAAAAACGAATTTGAATATCGTAAAAACAAATTAATCAAAAAAGATTTGGTTGAAGATTACGAAAAATTAAATGGTAGAACAGAATCAGAAATCAAACAAATAATTAAAGCAGATTATGTTGAGGCTTTAGTTAAATTAATTTCTGAAAACTGTTCAACGAACATTGAAGATTATATAAATTTACAGGTTATTGTTGAAACGGAAATAAAAGAAATAAATGGAGAATATTTCAGAGCATCTTTGTTTACAGTTATAATACAATTTCATAGATTGTGGTGGTTACAAAAAGCTAAGAAATATACATTAATTTGGACAATGCTTGTTTCATTAATTATTTTACTTTCAACATTCATAATCACCTATATTAAATAAAATTAATGGAAATAATAAGTAATATAAAATCAATAAATAATGGAAAATAATAACATTTCAAATGCTGATAATAACTTAGCATTACAAAATCAAGAAACTCTTGGTTCAAAAACAGGTAATATGTTTTTCGAACATATTCAAAGAAATTTGTCTTCAATGTCTGAAGAAGAAATTATTAAAAAAATCGTAGACCGAGATTTTGAAACATTAGGTGTGATTTGTTTCATTGTTGGAATTGATTATACTGGTCAACAATGGAGACAAAACAAAGTAATAACCAATGTTCGCAAGCGTTTAGAAGAAGCAAATCTATCTGAAAAGGTTATTGAAATCTTTACGGAAACAATCAATAATCTTGATGGTGTTGAAGTTGAACAATACTGGAATACTGTTATTGAAAGCAACAAAAATTGCGTAACCAGAAAGATTGAAGTTTCAACTGAAAACAGATTAGTTTTCAATCAAATTCTAATCAATATCAAAGCAATTTTGAACAAGCTTATTGTTCCAATTGGTTATGCTTCAACAATTTACAATATCAAGAAAGAAGATTTAACTTACGAACATTTGTTTAAATTCAATTCGTTAGTTAGCAAGAACTCTTCTTATCGTGGTGTTATTCATCGTAGATTGTCTGAATTATATGGTGACCCATATTTCAATCAAATGCTGCAAGACATGATGAATAAATATGATTTGGCTAAGTATACATTTATTTACGCTGAATCAATTCAATCTGTTATTGATTCATTAAATCGTTTTGCTTTTGATTTATCGCCAGTTGATGCTGAAGTTGAAAATCAGCAAGAAGAGGAATTCAATAAGCAGCAAGCTACTCAACAAGAAGCTACCCAACAAGAATCAAAACCAAAAACATCATACAGCGATGCTGAATCAGCCGATATAATGCAAAACAATCCTGATTTGTTTATTCAAACAATATTAGAAGAACAAATTGATTTGAATGCTTTAAACGGTGGTGAACCAGCTGATGTAATACCTGAAGAATATTACTTAGCTTGTATTGATAAGCTTATCGAAAAAGAAGAGTTGCTCCAGCATGTTTATATGTATTTGAATGCAAACAAATCACATCCAAACAGAATCGAAGAAGAATACTATAAAGATTTAGTTGATTTGTTACAAACTAAGATTGGTGTATTAAACGAAGAATACAAGAAACTTGCAGAATTCAATTGCAAGGAACTTGAAGAAGAACAAAAACAAAGAATTATTAGCTACGTAAATAATTGTATCGAAGTTTGTATTATGTCTGATGAAAATCAAAAACAATATTTGATTTCACAGCTCATTGAAAACGGAATCACAACATACAATCACTTACAGCAAATAATGTCGATAATTGAAACTTGTACCATTTATGGTGAAGATTCAAATTGCTATGTAGATTTATATAATTACATTCAAGACAAAACAAATATTAAGGAAGTATTTGATAACGCTAATGTTTTGTCTAAGCTTGAATTGCAATTACAAGTTTACACAGCGTTCAAAAATTGGTATGCTATATCAACAAAATAATTTTGAAATGCTAGTTTCAACGGTGCTGATGTTGTGAAACATTGGTGCCGTTATTTTTGTTAAATAAACATCAAATAAAATCAGAATATGAGACACATTGAAAATTTTAAAAATTTAATACGTTTAATAGTTAGTATTTTCGCAAGTCGTGAGTTTGCTTTTGTTTATTGTATAATTGGAACCTTATCACAAACAGCACACACTTATTATTTGATTGAAAGTATATCATCATTAACTGGTTGGTCTAAATTTCTACAAGCTGCAGGTCTTTCTATTTTCATTAGTAGTTCGTTATTATTCTTTACAGCAATAGCTGATAACGATGAAGATTCACCAGATTATCGTAGAATACATCTTGGTGTTAACTTATTCATGGTTATCGAAATAATTATAAACTGTTATTACTATGCGTCGCATTTGCTCATTAAAACTTCAGAACCTAATTGGGTCGATTTTGTTTTCGCTATATTGGTTAGTTGTCTTATTCCTGTTACTATTAAGTTATACGCTGGAATTATTAAGGCAAAAGAATGGTTAGAGATTCTAACAAATAAAGAAGAGCAAAACCAAAAAGAACAAGCCGAAACAACAGTGGAAGCTGAAAAAATACAAGAACCAATAACAGCGGAACCAATAACTGAACCAACAGTGGAACCGGAACCTGAATATGAAGATGAACCATTATATGAACAAATGGAAGAATTTCTTAAAGTTGAACCATTACGAAAACCAGTCACCAAAAAATTAAATATACCGACAATTTCCGTGTCATCAAATAATAATTAAATTATACTGTTTATAAATTATTGTTTTAATGGAAATCATGATAAATAAAACAAATGAACCAAATCGAATCATATGGAACATAAGAATCAAGAAACTTTGATGGAAAAGTATTTTCCTAAAAAATGGGAAGATGTCAAATTACCTGAAAGTATACGTAAATTATTATTTGAAATGCAAAAACAAGTTGGGTACAGATTACTTATGTATGGTTCACCCGGTCTTGGTAAATCAACAACTGCAAGAATGTTAGTTTCAGATGTTGATAAATTTGAAACATTATATCTATCTGGTTCAAATGATTTTACAATCGATACTTTAAGAACAAAAGTAATGCAATTTGCATCTGGGTTTTCAATAAATAACAAGCAAAAAACCTGTATTATAGATGAGTGCGAAAACCTCAGAGATAATATTCAAGATACTTTCAAAATAATTTTGGACCAATGTAGGAAAGTAAATTTCATCTTCATAACTAATGAGGTTGAAAGAGTTAATCCAGCATTGCGTTCAAGATGCACATGTATTGAATATGATTTTTCTGGTGAAGCTATGAAAGAGCAGCAGAAAAATTACATAAAATACATAATCCAAATATGTAAGGAAGAAAATATTCAAGCAGATAATGCTGGCATCAAATATTTGTATTCTCGTTTGTTTCCTGACTTTAGACATTTACTTGTTACCTTGCAGCAACTAAAAGATTCCAACCAACATTTAACAGTTGAAACTTTAAAGCAAATAAGCGAAAACGGAAAACAAGATACTGAATTATATTCGATGATTGAAGACCTAAGTATAAATGGTAGACAGTTATATGAGGGACTATCAAAACGAAAAGGTAAAGAACGTGAATGTTTTATTTCACTTGGTGAACCATTTTTCGAATACTTGAACGATAAAGAAAAATACGATAAAACATTACAAGTTGCTGTTATTGTTTCAAAATATTCTGAAATGTATAATACAAGCATTAATAAGTTTGTAACATTCTTGGGTTGTATTAATGAATTACGTTCGATATTCAGATAATATTTTATGGTAGTGTTTTTACTTGAACAAAAAGAAAAGCTAACTGCATTTGATAATAGGGTTATCAAATGGATTAAAAGAAATTTACGTTCAGAAAACATTGATTACAGATTAATTTTTCTGAAACCATATATTACTGAATTAGAATTAAATCGATTAGATTTAAGTAATAACAAAATACAATATATATTTTGGAGCGGTAACTTAACGAATAAAAATATTTCAATAGTTAAACAATTCCAAAACAGTATTGTTATGTTATCGAAACAAACAATATTCTCAGTTAATAATAATGGTTTTACGGAAAATGATGCAATCAATCATAATCTGAAAATTATGTATCTTGACGAAGAAGAACAAGAATATAATAAGGATTGGAAATTAGCTATTAAGTCATCTTATTTTAACATAACACAAAGAAATATTTTGGAATCGATTTATAACAACGAAAGTAATTATAAAAATTCCGAAATAGTTAACGAAGAATTTGAAGATAATTTCGAAAATCTTACAAAAATACAATATTTATGAAAAATATATTCATTTATGGAATGAGTGGTTCCGGTAAAGATACGATAGCTAATTTCTTACAAAGTAAATACGATTTTATTAAATTAAGAATAGCTGGAACCATAAAACAATATGTTTATGAAACTTATGGTTTTAAAAGTCTTAAGGAATTTGAAGAAGCTAAACGATTAATTCCTAACATAAGAATAGCTCATCATACATTTGGTTACCAATATAAAAAAGAAGGTGAATTACTTTCAAAAGAAGATGCAAGTTTGAATAGACTTGATTTGATAATCAATCGAGAATTATTGGAATTCGAAATTGATAAAGATTTGAATACAAAACCAATTTGTATATGTGATGTTCGTAGAATGTGTGAAATTGAAAAGTTATTGGAAGCTGGTTGGTTAGGTATATTTTTAACACGAACAACAAACGAATACAAAGATGTTAAACATGCAACAGACCAATCAATATTTGTTAATGATGAATTTTCGAAATTGCTTTCGTTAAACAAATATAACAATCAAATAGTTTTAGTTGCTAATGATGATAAACCTTTGATTGACCAAGAATTAAAATTTAAACCAAACTGTATTTCTTTTGAAACTGATGGTTCAAAAGAAATGTTATTATCAAAAATAGAAAATTTATTATCATGCGAAATCTATTAATAGTTGATACAAGTTATCTCGCACATCGTGTTTTAGGACAACTAAACATGAATGAAAACGTAAATAACTTGGAATCAGAATTCGAAAAAACACGATTTGTTAATGAGTTAAGAAATTCCTTGGTTAACCTTTACAAAACATTTAATAATTCCAAACATAGATTAGTTGACCAAATTATTTTATGTTGTGATAATATGTCTTGGAGAAAGGACGTTAAACCTTTTAAACCTTACTGGTTAACCGATGAAACAGTACCTTTGAAATACAAGGAACAACGTGTTGAAAAGAAGCAGGAATCAACAATTAATTACGAAAACTTTTATCCATTAGTTGATGAGTTTTTAGATTCGGTAAAAGATGCTGTTACAGTTCTTAAGATAAAAGGTCTGGAGGGTGATGATAACATGTTACTAATGAGTACTGTTATTAAAAACACACAAAACACGAAAGGTATAATTTTCTGTACTGATGGTGATATAGAACAAGTAGTTAATGATTCTGTTTTAATCATGAAAAATTCTCGTTCAAAGGCGGCACCAAATGGTGAATTCGTTATGAACTTGAACACTTACACAAAATTATTTGAAATTTCTCCAATTGAACAAATGCTTGGTAATAATATCGAAACAAGTTATTACAATGATTTGTTCAAAATTTATATCGGTGATATTGAGGGTACAACTATTATCAAACGTACTTTACATTCAGGTATTGAGATAGCTTCACCGTTTAAAACATTGTTATTAAAATCTGTTTGCGGCGATAAGAAAGATAATTTGTTTTCTGTTATATCTTGGTTATCTTCAACAGGAACAAGACGTTATGGAGTAACCGAAAAACATATAACAAAAGCTTTAGATTCACTTGGTTTATCATTGATTGAACGTGATTGCGAAAAAATAATCAATGACCCAGAACTTTTGAAAAGTTTACTCAGAGAAGTTTCAAAAGTAACTAAACAAGAAAACATTGATTTAGATTACGTTTACAATCATACATTACACAATCTAAGACTAAACGGATTATATTCGAAAAACATTCCTTCAGAATTAGTTGATGAATTCAAATTATGGATTAAGGAAAATAAGGAATTAGTCTTTGAAAAATCAATTAATCAAGATGAAATGGAATCATTATTTGTTCAACAAAACTATATGCCAAAAGAAAACAAAGGTATAAATGTTATGGAACAATCATTAAAAGATTTAATTTAAAACAAGAATAAACATGAAAAGTTATTTTAACTCGTTAGGAGAAGCTCAAGAAGCTATTGTTGGTTTGGGCCATATGTTTTTAAACATTAAAACAATTGATGAATTCCGTAAATTAGTTTTTGACCCATCTGATTTAGATGAAGAGTTAAGTCCAAAAATTAATGCTCAATCATTAATGATTGTTGTTTGTGAAAACTCAGACTTTAACGAAACATATCTTATTGATATAGTTTATGATTATTTGAAACGTGACAAGGAAGGAGACAAAAAGTACGAAAGCGCAATAGTTGCATATGTGAATAACCTTGAAATACGTAATTACATCAATAATCCAAAACAAGAAAAGTTACAAATTACCGATGAAAATGAACTAAAGGAGTTTGAAAAGGAATTGCCAACAACTTGCTTTGTTATTGTACCAAGCAAAGATAACATTTATATAATTACTGATTCACCATTAACAGTTCTTAATCAAATATATGTTGATGTTTATTTCGACGAAGTATATAAGAAAATAAACAAAATTGAAGACAAAAAATAAATATTTATGGAAGAGTTTGATAGAGCTTCAGCCAAAATAAATATGTTTTGGAAACCTAAGAAAGTTATTGAGCACCCAATCAAAATTCATCTATACACAAAAGCAGCGTTATCAAAAGAAAATAGATTCATAAACAATAAGTTATCGAACGCTTTTAAAATACCAAAAGAAGATAATCAATATATTATGATTACTGGTATTAGCTTCGATGATTGTAAGGAATTTTATAAACAATGGTTAAAAGATAACGGATATGAGTAAACAATTAACCAATACTCAGGCAGCATATTTCGAACAATTTAATAAATTTCAAACAGCATTTTTTACCGATAAAAATATGTTTGATAAGTATACGATTTACGAGATTAAAAAGTTCGGATATGTTTTACTAAATAATATAGCTAAGGGATTCCCTAATTTAGCTGATATTGTTTGTAATTTGAAAGGTATAAATTGGGACGGTATAAATTCAATACAAATACTTCGTGCTTTGCAAAGACAGTTAATATCGAATCATAGTGTACCCATGTTTGTTTATTTCAAAAATTGCAAACCTGAAAAAGAAAAAACAAAAGCAACCAAGAGTAAAACAAACTCTAAGATGCTTGATTTTGATTCCGATATTAAATCGCAAATCTGTAGTATTTTAATGTATGATTCAAAAACATATGAGGAATTAAAATATTCGGAAAAGGTTCAGTATCTTGGTAAACAGATATTAGGTGAATTCGTTCAACAACAGAAATCAAAAAAGAAATAATATGGACGTACTTATATTCGAAAACAAAAAGCTATTGTTTAAAGAAATCGGTATAAAAGATATTACAGATTGTTTTGATAGATTGATATATCTGAAAAAGAAATTTCTTGAATTAAATTTGGAAACATTTAATATTAGAGAAATTTACGCTGTTGTGATTAGGGAACGTGATATTGAAATTAATGAATGTTGTAAACATTTGAGTAATGATGATTTTGATTTTTTCCAAGTTACAATAGAAGAAGAGAAAGAGTTAATCCGTTATTATTTTGAATCAATAATAAACGAAACATCATTCGAACCAAATATTATTGAAAAACATACAACAAAGATATTGTGTAAATCATGTTAACAATGGTAGCCTAGCTAACAAAAAGTTAAAATTCGAGAACAGTAAATATATTGTTCTCGAATTTTTTATTTTTAATAAACAACGAAGTACGAAGTATAATAAACAACAAAGTAAAATAGTATGGTAAATTTATTTCTTTTATTCATTGGTAACACTAAAAACAAAATAATACTTTCATCGTTTATTTTGATAGCTGCGTTGATAGTTGGTAACATTATGTTTTTCAAGGCATACATTGCAGCTAAAAATGATAGGGACCGAATAGAACAAAATTTTGAAAACAAAGAACAAAAGATAAAGGTTTTACAAGATAGAAATGGTACTTTACATTCTATGGTTGTTGGATTAAATCTGAAAACAGATGAATTCAAAAAGAATAATTCCCTGTTAACAGATGAAATCAATAACATGAGAATAAAGTTAAAACGAGTTGAATCTGCATCAAATGTTGTTGTTAAATATAGATGGAAATCAGATACAATTTATCAAACAAAGCTACAAGTAATATATGATACCATTAGTAAACAGAAGGTAAAGACATTTAATACTGAAATCAATAATAAATGGATAAATAGTTCATGGAAATCAGTATTAAGTTCAGATGGTAAATACTTAAATATAAATGATTATCAAGTACATTTAAATGATAGTTTGATATTTGTTACTGAAACAATGTATAAAGGGTGGTGGATATTTCGTAAAGCTAAAGGTATCAAATTACACGTAAAATCTAAAAACCCTTATTCAAATATTGAACGTATCGAATATATTAAAATAACGAAGTAACAACGTAACAAATATGATTACAGTTATTATTGGATGCACATATTCTTTTGATATTGAATATACATCAGCATATCATGAATCGAATAATTCTTTTAACGTTGAATCAAATCATATTATTGATTTAATTCGTAAAGCAAGTGATTCCAAAAATATTGTTTCTGTATATATGTTTGAAGAACAACACTTTGTAAAATATACGACATCAAAGTGTATTAAGCAAACTATTGATTCTGAAACATTTGATAACGAAATTAAATGGATTCAAGCATTAGAACAAAATAATTTTACGATTCGAATTCCTTCAAAATTATATCATGCAACGACAATAGATAGACTTAATAGTATACGTAAACATGGTTTAGGTGGTAAGTTAGATAATAATTTATGGGATTATACTGACCAAAAGGTAAGTGGTGTATTTTTAGCTGATGATGAATACGTTGCTGAATCATTTGTTGAATCAGCTGATTTTTACGATGACGAAACAGAAATAATTGTATTTGAAATCGAACGAAAAAATATTGATTTATCGAAAATATTTGTTGATATGAATTTACTTGATAATTTAACAGGTAATGAACCAATCGCTACTTGGTTTTACAATGATATAATAACATTCGATAAGCTTAAACAAATTGAATTATAAACAATATGGAACCAAGTATTAATTGGTTCATTAACTATAATATATGGGTACTGAATTAGCTGCAGTTTCAAATAAAACAGAATTACGTAAAGTAAATGGTTTCAATTCAAAAACCGTTTACGACCCACGTATTATTGATAACGATAATAATAAAGCATTATGGAATTCTGAATCAGTTGAATTAGCTATTAACGGTCTTCGTGAAGGTTACAAACTGAAAGATAGTCCGTTCCTAAAATCAGTGAAAGGCGCTAATCTTCGAAAAGCAAATTTACCATTCGATTATACTGAAGAAGAGCTGGAAACAATAGGTGTTTGTGCTGAAGACAAAATGTTTTTCGGTAACAATTTCACCAAATTAAAAGATGGTAAACATGGTTGGGTTAAGATTAAATTACGTAAGTATCAGGAAGACATATTAAATCAGTACTCAAATAACAGATGGAACATTTTGATGCTCCCTCGTCAGTCAGGTAAAACAACTACAACAGTAATCGAAATCGTACATTTCTTAACTTTCAATGTAGATAAGGATGCCGTTGTTATTGCGCAATCACAAAAAGTTGTTGGTGAAATTTTATCTAAGATTAAGGAGTGCTTCAATAGTTTACCATTCTTTATGCAACCTGGTTTCGTATCATTTACGAAAAACGGTTGTGTATTAGATAATGGTTGTCGTTTATCTATTGGTGTCGCATCAGAATCAGTTGTACAAGGTTTCTCACTTGACTTCCTATTTATAGATGAGTTCGCTTATATTAAGAAATCATTAGTTGGAAAATTCTGGGATAACATCTATCCTTCATTAGTTAATAACAATGAATCCCGGGTTATAATATGTTCAACACCAAATGGACGTAATCTATTCCATACACTTTGGACAGGTGCTATCAATAAAACAAACAAATTCGTTCCTTACAGAATTTATTGGTATGATGTTCCTGGAAGAGATGAACAATTTAAGAAAGATACAATCGAAAATATCGGAATGACAGGTTGGCTCATGGGCTTCGAATGTTCATTCGATGTCGGTTTGAAAACAATCTTCTCATCTCAGAAACAACGACAACTACGCGAAATACAAACTGAACATCAAGACAATTGGAATTTCAATAATCATCCTATCGGTAATTTATTCAACATACATTTCCTTAATAAGAAGGTATTTGATTATGATTTGAGAAACGATTATTTCTTGTTATCAATAGATTTAGGTGAAGGTTTGGAACAGGATTCAACTGTTTTAAAAATTAAAAAGATTTGGTGGAACGTTAAAAACAAACGTCTCGAATATACTACAATAGGTATATTCCATGAAAACGATATAAGTTTGGAAGACTTTGCTGAAATGAATCTACGTTTGTTTAAATATTTCGATATGGAAAAAATCAAAGTTGTTCTTGAAAACAATACTTATGGTGGTGAATACTTTTCAGATATTGAAATTGCAAGACTTCAGAATCCAGCTAAATATAAATACTTCTCATCAGATATTTATGCTGTTTTCAAACGTGATTCTAAAAACAGTTTTGAAAAGGGTATCAGATGGAATAAGTTTAACAAGAAAATCGCAGTTAAATCATTTGCAAGCTTAGTTAGTAAAGATATATTCCATGAAACATATTCACCATCTATTGAAGAGTATCTAAATTTCGGTAAAGTTAAAGATTCTTACGCAGCACAATATGGTCACGATGACTTAGTGCTGGCTGATTGTACGGCAGCTTACTTTGTAAAGGGTGGTGCCAATCTATTTAGTACTCAATGGTTGAGTTATGTTGAAGATGAATGTAGATTAATTGTTGGAGATGAATCAGTAAAAATCAAAATCAAGAAACAAGAAGAAATCAAGAAAGAACAAGATAGATTCTTCCATAATGGTTTTGAATTAAGAAATCACGAAGAAAAATTAAAAATGATTGAACATGATGCTCTTGAGTTGATTGATTTAATGATTTAATAAAACTTGGAAGGCTGTATAAATATGCCGCATATATGCGTTTATATTGCATAAATATGCAGTTTTAAGGGTATGAAAAGAGGCCTATATTTTTACATAAAAATTACTCGATTTGTGAGCCTATTGAGCAATTTTATAACTCATATTAGCTAAAATGACGCTTATATTGTGTGATTTAACTAAAAACTACGTTTTTGGTGAGTAATTTGACCATTTTTTGCGTGGTTTTGGGATGAAAGTGTTATATAAAATAGGCCTATTTTACCTTTTATTTTTCAAGTATTTTTGGAACCAAGAAAAGAAATGAAAAGCACTTTTTAATTTTCATAAGACTTTTGAATATTATCAATCAAATATTATAATATATCTCATGATTGCTTATATTTAATTAATTTTGAGGATATACCAATCATAAATAATATTGTTTCGTAAAACCCAATAATTAAAAATAATTAAATAAAACATGGCAGAAAAATATCAAATGATGTCAGAAATCGAACATATACTTGTTCGTAGTGGTATGTATCTTGGTTCAACAAATGATGAGATAATCGAAGCACCACTTTATCAACCATCAACAGATAAAATTATTCAAGTAAAACAAGCAATTTATAACGCTGGTTTGATGAAAATGTTTGATGAAATTTTATCGAACTGTGTTGATGAACATAGACGCAAAGATGCTTTGTACCAAATCAATTACATAAAGGTTGATGTAAATGATAACGGTACTATCAAAATAGAAGACAACGGTGGTATCTCAGTTACAAGACATAAATCAACCGGTTTGTTAATTCCTGAACTTATTTTTGGTCATTTACGAACATCATCAAATTACGATGATACGCAAGATAGAACAGGTGTTGGTACCAATGGTTTAGGTGCAAAGCTAACAAATATATTTTCGGAATGGTTTACAGTTGAAACAGCAGATGGCAAGAATCAATGTAAATGTGATTGGAGCAATAACATGCAAGAATTCAAGGTTTCCAAACTTGAAAAATCAAAAGAACATTTCACACGTATTTCGTTTAAGATTGATTTAAAACGTTTCGGTATTGAAAAACTATCAATGTCATGTATCAGACAAATGCAGAAACGTTGTATCGATGCTTGCGCAACTAATCCAAACTTAAAGATTGATTTTACCACAAATATAGCTGATGGCAAACTTGATTTGAAATGTCAGTTTACAAACTTTGGTGAATATATTAAGAAATATTTGGAACCAGCTGATTATCAGAAAATCATATATTACAAAGCTCAACGTTTTATTATTGGTATTTGTCCGATAGCACATGCTGGTGCAGGTTCAGATACAATTGGTTTTGTTAATGGCGCTTTATGTTCACAGGGAACACATATCAAAGTTTTAATGAAACAAATAGTTGATAAGGTTTTGAGTTACTGTTCTAAAAATGATATGGAACTTATTACTGAAAGAGATATAATTTCGCGCATGACATTATTTGTTAATTGTGTTATCGGCAACCCCACTTATGATTCGCAAACAAAAGAACGATTAACTAACAAATTAACCGTTTACGATTTAAAGATTCCAAAAGAAATACTTGATAAAGTTTGTAGCGAAACATCTGAACTCATTTTAGCTTTGAAAGATTTTTATCAAGTTAAGTACGCTACTGAACAAAAGAAAAAAGACCGTAAATTAAATGGTTTAATCAAAGCAACGAAAAACACCAAGAAACTAATAAGTTCAACATCACATAGTCTTGATAAAGAGTTATGGATATTTGAAGGAAACTCAGCATCAGGTGGTTTTAGAAAACATAGATTATTAAATCAAGCTGCATACTTGTTACGTGGTAAAGTTAAAAACACTTGGAACTTACATCGCGAAACAATAGTTGAAAATCAAGAGTTACGAGAAATCATCGCTACACTGGGTTTACTATTCAACAAACCAACAGATAACATTCGTAATTTAAAATATTCGAAAATTATTGTAGCTACTGATGCAGATTACGATGGTAGTCACATTTGTTCATTGATGCTTGCTTTCTTTGGAAAACATTTCAAGGAACTAATAACAAATCATAAAGTCTTTAGAGCTATATCACCTATTATTATTTGTAACCCAATAGGTTCAAATAAGAGTAAAAACGAAACCAAGTATTTCTATAGACTTGAAGACTTCCATTCAGTAATGAATGAATTCGATAGTAAGAATTGGGAAATTATTTATACTAAAGGTCTTGGTGGTCTTTCAGATGATGATTATTCATTTATGCTTAGACAACAGAAACTTGTTGAATTTACAATAAAAGATTCTGAAGACTTGGAAGCATTAGATATTTGGTTTAAACAATCTACGGAACAACGTAAGGACGAAATACTAACAGATTCAGATGAATAAAGATATTTTAAAATTTATGGTTATCATGCGGTCAGTATTGGATTACAGCGACTTCGTTGTTGATTATTGTCGAGAGAAAAAATTTCCAGAAACAAAAAAGTTATCTCGAAAATATAAAGAGTTCAAAGTATTCTTTAATGACGTTGAAAACAAGTTACCAGATGACATTAAGAAAGATTACTACACAAAATACAATGAATTCAAAGAATCAATAAATCAACCATACGATAAAATCAAAATGGAAACAACTATCAAAATAGCTTTGAATCATATATACTTAAATAGTGATTACTTAATAGCTATTCAGAATTGTTTGATTGCTCTTATGTTGTTTGATTCTATTATTCCAAAATCAAATTTAACTTTAAATTTATTGAACAGTTTTAGACAGTTACGAGTATTAATCGATGCTTATATTCCGGGAAATAATAATATATTCAATGAATTCAATGAATTCCATAGAAATCAATTAGAACTAATCAAAAAATCTTTTAAACAAAAAATAGATGAAATCATTTGAAATAACTAAAAATTTCAATAATAATTTGAAAATAATTATTGATTATAATTTAGAAAATTTACTACCAAACACAATATGTAATGAATCTAATTTAGTAGATTGTTCTGGTGAATTTGTAAATTGTGATAAGGTAAACAAATATTTAATGGACAATATGCGCTTGAAAGAATGTTATTCAAACGCTATAAAGTATATCCAATATTTTTATGATGAGTATAAAAGCAAAAATATTTATTTATCATATTGTGAAGGTATCACATCATTTAAAAACTCAATTGTTTTTGAACATGCTTGGATTAAAGTCAGAGAATTTGATAAAAACGGTAAATTAAAGATATACTTTATTGACCCAACTTTGGAAATATGTTGTCAGAATTCAATTGAAGAAGTTAATTCAGAAAAATATATTATCATGAAAGAATATAGCTTCGAACAATGCATCGCTAATATGTTGAAATATAAAACATACGGACCTTGGTATTACAAAAACCAAAAATAAAAAACAAAAATAAAAACCAAAAATAAACATGAAAAAAATATTATATCACGGAAGCGATTACGATTTTAATAAATTCGCTTTCAAAAATGTAGGTAAAAAATCAGGAACAAGTGGTGCTGGTTATGGTTTGTACTTTACAACTTCAAAAGCTGATGCACTATGTTACGGTAAGATATTGTATACCGTTGAATGTACGATAAAGAAAACAATTAGTTTATACAAGATAACTTTCACAAGACAATCGTTATCACAATTCTTAAAATACTTTGAATCAATATCTGTTAATTCATATGTTGATGCTTGGGGTGATACTTCAGAAGGTCCAAATTCATTATCTTACAAAAATACTTTCACAGCTGCTCTGAATGGTTTATTAAAATTTAATGAATCAGATGTTGAAATAGTTAATGACATTATTAATTCAACAGATGGTGCTGCATATATGTTGAAAACATTAAAACATTTCGGTTATTCAAATACTATCGATACAACAACTCCTAATGGTGTTGATAAAGATGGAAAGAGAACTGAAAACTGGATATTCTATGATACCGATTGTTTAAAGATAATTAGTAAAGAACGAAACTTGCTTGAATCAGCTGATTTTGAAAATGTACCTGGTTTAACAAGACAACGTTATAATTTGATGGAATCTGATTCAACATATCAACAAATGTTGGAACAACAAAAGAATCAAGGAAGAGCTCGTTCAAAAGCACAAAGAAGACTCATGTATCTTGCTTTAGCATATAAACGCGGAGAATTAGATTCTAAATATGTTTCAGATGTTGTTAAAAAGTTATCTAAAACAATAAAAGAAGATACATTAATTGATTTTACAAAAACAAAACAGAAAAAGCGAAAAAAAGATGGAACAATTAGCAAACGAAATAATATTCCACAAAGAGTTAACAACAAAACAAATAGAAAATCGTAATAATTTAAATCCAAGAGCAAAAGTAACATTTGATAAATATGTGAACAAGAAATTTATAAATAATGATGGTGATTTGTTTACAGTAATATATTATTTTAACAAAAATAATTCAACAATAATTTTTGCTGATGGAACGATAAAAGAAAATGTAAGGGTTTCATTAGCTTTAACTGGACAAATAAGAAATCCAAATTATAATAAATTATTGTTTGGAAAATATGTTTCTGGAAATGGTAAATTTTCAAGAAATAAAACAGCTGAAATTTATAAATGTTGGTATAACATAATATTTAGATGTAATTCAATTGAATTTCAACAAAAAGAACCATCATATATTGGTTGTGAATTATGTAAAGAATGGTGGAATTTACAAAATTTTGGAAATTGGTATTTAAAAAATCATATTTCTAATTTTGTAATTGATAAAGATATTTTAATAAAAGGAAATAAATTATATAGTCCAAATACCTGTTGTTTCGTACCTATTGAAATAAGTAATTTAATAACAACAAATAGTAAGTGTAAACGTGGTAAATTACCAATAGGTGTATCATTTAAGAAAGAAATTAAAAAATTCCAAGCAAATATTCATATAAATGGTGAATACAAATTTTTAGGTTATTTTGATAATGAAATTGAAGCGTTTAATAAATATAAAATTGAGAAAGAATTACAAATCAAACAAATAGCTGAAAAATATAAAAATATTATTTCCAATAATGTATATAAATCATTAATTAATTGGAAAATAGAAATTGATGATTAAGTTTAATTAAATATTATGGGAATCAAATACTTACAAGATGAAAATAAGTATCAGTATAATTTTGATGATAATTCACCAAAAGATTTTATTGAGTTTACTGATTTACCATTAACACCAGTTGATTTACGTTTAAATAATACTTATTATTTTGGTTATTCATTTGTTGATAATGATAATGCACCAAGTAAATTAAGAACAAAATTCTTTAATTACTTTCGTTTTGAAAATGAATTAGATGTAAATGAAAAATTGAAATTCATTGGAAATGCAATAGATAAGTTAAACAAACAGACTGATTTTTATTCGTTTGATGTAATTGTTTATCCGAAATCAAGAAGTAAAATAAATCAAATGATAATCAGTAAAATAAATAATGTTATTGGAAACAAAACATTTATTGATATCGAACTAACAAAGAAATTACCAAAAGAGATTACATTTGATTTTGAATCTTGGAAAGCTGAAGTATTAACTGATGATAAATTCCCAGGTGAAACAGCTAAAAATAACGCAATAAATGCGATACACGAATTATTAAAGAAAATACATAATTCTGATTATTTCTCTATTGCGGAAACAGTAAAGAAAAATAAATACAAAAGATTTATTGGTTCTTTCTTATATTTTGAAAATAAATATATCGAAGCAATTAAGAACAGTAAACAAATTCTTTTGATTGATGATGTTTCAACAACAGGAGCAACATTATTTCAAGCTTTGAAAGCAATAAGAACAATAAATCATACATGTAAGATTATAATTTTTACTGTTATTGGTAAACAAAATTTGGAAACTTTTTGAGTAATACACAACGTTAATACACAACGTATATAAAGTGATTAATTAATTAATATAAATTTATGGAAAAGAAAAATTTAATTAAATTATTGGTGCAAATTGTACTTGCACTTCTAATTGGTTTAGGTGTTGCTTTAACAGCTAAAGGTGAAGAATTTGCTGAAAATGGTTGGGCTGTTGCGTTAATCACAGCAGTTTGGACCTTTGGATTCATTGAATTAGGATATAAACTTGTTTACAAAAATGCTTTCCAATGGAAGTACGTTTTGTTAAATGTCGCTTTAACAATGGTATCTTATTTCGTAAACTTTTATGTTTTCTTAAAATAACGAAGGAAGGTGTGGAAGGGAATTTAATTCCTTTCCACCCCACCATAAATTTTATAAAATTATGATACTATATCACGGAAGCAAAGAGAAATTTAATTATCCAGATATAATTAAATTCCAAGAAGAAAATTTAAAATTAAATGATTATACGTTCGGTGTTTATTTCTTATATTGTAGAGAACAACATCCATTGATGTATGCGAAAGCAAAAGATTACGCTTTACGCGATTCTTCGAAGGGGTATATTTATCAATATGAACTATCAGATTCTGATTGGAGAAACATCAAGAATAAACTACTACGTTACAATGACAAAATGCCTTATGATGAATTTTTCCAATTATTTAAGGGTTACGAATTATTTGATGATGAATTAAAACAATGTTACGATAGTTTATCAAACAATTCAGAAATCATAACTCTTGCGGTTGGTTTTTATTCTTCATATCAAAAAACCAAGAACTGGGAAAATATAGCTCGCGAATTAACTGCGAGATTAGATAAAGTTGGTTTCATACATGGTACAGCTGATTTAGGAACAGTTATACTTTGGAATCCAAAATATTACTATAATATTAAGGCTTTAAATTTACTGACAAGAACAATTGTTAAGGATTTGTAATATAAAAATTAAATAATATAACCACCTATTATTATTAGTTTTCAAGGATATATTTATATAATAAATAACAAATATTCATGGTTACAAAGAATAAAACAAAAAATACATATTCATGCGATATTGAAAAGAAAAGAATCAAATCTTTCTTGAATACGGAATTAAAAGATTATGCTAAATATGTTCTTGAAACTCGTACATTACCAAACATAATGGACGGCTTAAGAACAGGTGCTCGAAAAATATTATATTCAGCTTTAACAGGAGAACTTCAAAAACGTAATTTCGTTAAATTAATTGCTCTTGCAGGTGATACGATGAAATTACAATATGCTCATGGTGACGCAAGTTTAGCAACAACTATTGTTAATCTTTGTACGGAACATACAAACAAATATCATCCGTTAGAAGCTATTGGTCAGATACCATCATTAAGAATTCCAAACTGTGATGTTGCCTCACGTTACTTAGCAATAAGAAAAACGAAATATCTTGATTTGTTTAAAGCTGATTTTGATTTGCTTGAACAACAAGTAGAAGAGGGTGAAAAGATTGAACCAAAGTTTTTCTTACCAATAATTCCAATGGTTCTTTTAAATAGGACAGGAGCACCAGGATTTGCATTTTCGTTCAAATCAATGTCTTATCGTTTGGAAGATGTAATCGATAATTGTATCGCTTGTATCACAAATGAAACAGACCAACAATTATTGAATCCCGAAATTGTGGGAATTAAACCAGAAAACTTAATTTACAATTATCAAAAGGAACAATGGTTTAATGTTGGTGAGTACGAATTAGATTTTGATAACGATATTTTATTGATAACTGATTTACCATATAATGTTTCATTCGATAATTTTGAGATGGAATTAACAAAATTGAAAGAAACATTTAAGATAAAAGATTGGGAGAATTTATCAGAAAAAGAAAATCTCAAATATAAAGTAACATTTAATCGCGGCAGATTACAAGCATTATACAATTCAAATAAATGGAAGTTTTTCAAAACGTTTAAACTTTGCACAACATTAAAACCAGATATTTTGAATTGTATGGACGAAGAAGGAAAGAATATTTTATTCTTCGATAACAAATATGATTTGATAAAAACATTTGTTAGTAAACGATTGAAATACTATGATATTCGTAAAAAACGTCTCATAAAGATTTTGGAAGAAAAATTGAAAGATTACGAAATGCGAATTAAATTTATTCAATTGGTTATTGATAAAAAAATTGTGGTAGTTCAAAGAAAGAAACAAGAAATCTTATCAGATTTGAAAAAATATGAAATAGATTCTTTTGTTTTGGATATGAAAATTTGGAATCTTACTTCCGAAAAAATAGATGAACTCTTACAAAAGATAAAAGAAACCAAAGAAGAATTAGATTATATAAAACGAACATCGATTGAAGATATGTATTTATATGATTTAATTGATTTGAGAAGAAACTTATGTGGTATTAAAGTACCCGCATAATTTATTTATTTGATGTTTTTTATTATTATGTTTTACGTATATATGGTGGCAGGTTTGTTCTTGTCACCATATATCAATTTTTAAGTGTTTATGGAAACAAACATATATAGAATTAATGATTACAGTATTTTAAGAATCACCAATAAGTCTGAAACCAAAAGTTTTCATTTCGTTGGAAATACACAATATGTTTTGAACGATGAAAAAGTTTGGAATAATACTGTTTGGACCGAAAATTTTAATTCAATAAATACAAGGTATCGTTTAAATAAAACATATTCAAATTCAGGTTTATTAAGTAAACCAAATACAGGTGAAATTGATTTAGCTACGCAAACAGTTGAATTGATAGTTAGACAGAACTATTCTTTTGTTGGTGTTTTTGGTTTATTGATAACAGTATTCGAACCAAACACGAATAAGGTATATTTATCGCAAATCGTAAACATTAATGATTTCAAAATAATCGATAAGAATTCTCGTTTACTTATTGATGGTAGCTTCTGGTTAGAACATGTTGAAGTTTATATGCCCGTTGAATCAAATTTAATGGTTCAAGTAACGGAAATTAAATACTCCGATATAACTTCTGATGGAAACAATATTGGTTTGATTCATAATTATCCACATGACTTCGTTCCATTAATTTCTGAGAAAGTTATACCTGATTATATTCAAACAGATTTATCGATTAACTATCAAACCGGTATATTAACAATACGTCCGTTTACAACAAATAATACAAGTTTAGAACAGTCTATTCTTGATTATTTTGACCAAGAAGTTGCTGATATAAAAATATCACATTTGATAACTTATGGTATAAATACAGCTGGTAACGAACAATATAAACAATTACGTGTTTCAAATGAAGTAAACAAATATTTACCGATAACATTAAGTTTAGATTTAATTGATTTCGGTAAAAACGCAAACATCGATATTGTTGTAACAACTGAAATTCTTGTTAACGGTAAACTCGCACAACGAACAGCATCATTAAATGTATCAAACACACAATTTATAAATCAAGCGTACTTTGAAGCTATAAAACACCCAGATACAATTTATCCAGTAACTGTAAATATTGAACATAATATTTCGCAAAAGGTTATTCAAAAGGATAAAGAAATATCTGAAGTTGTTGTTTATCGACCAGTGTTCACGGAAATTGTAAAAGATTCATTTACAATAGATAATAAGAATATAACATTTGGACAGATTGCGGAAACTTGTTATTTGGTTATACATGCAACAGATTCTATTCCGCAACAAATAATTGAAAGTAAACGAACATTTGATGGTGTATTATATTTCGATATAAAAGATGTGATACCTGTAGATGTTGATACAACATATTCTTTGCGAAGTGTTGAAACAGATATGATTATTGGTGAAGGAACAGTTTTCGCATCAAAGAAAAAATAGTTTAGATTTCCATACTTGTATCGGGCGTAGTTTCATATAAAATTGGAATTGCGCCCTTTCTATAATAATTGGTTTCAAAGGATATAATAAAAAATTAAACATCAAATTTATATGAAATCATACATAACCGCCGAAGATATTGACAACAATAAATTAACGATTAACAAACAACTGGAAACAATTGTAATCGATAAAATAAAGAATTTGTTATCGTTAAAATTAAGGGAATATAAGAAACGATTATCACTAGATACCGAATTCATTAATAAATCTGAAGATGAAAGAAAGCAATTAATAGTTGCAGCTAAGAATCAATTTAAAGACGAAATAGTGAATTCAGATGAATTAAAAGAATTCAAACAATCACAATTAGAAATCTTACAAGCTAAATCTGAAAATTATTATTTGATTCGTGAGACTTTGAATGGTCTAAACGAATTAAATGAGTTTTCAGCCGATATTGAGCGAGCACAATTACAAACATATGATGAACAAAAAACTTTCGAAGACCTAATAAAATTAGAATTAAATTATTCCGAAAAGTTTAAAACATATTTTAATATCAGAAAAAACAATATTCAAAAGTATCTTGATTTATATAAAAACAAACGTTTACCATTTCATGAAAAAGATGATGAACTATATTCAAAATTAAATGAATTGTATCAAATAACGAAAGATTACGATGATATTGATTTTTACGATAAATTTGGAATGATTACCAATTTAGATGTTTCAAATCAATTAGGCGATTATTATCTTTCAAACTTAGTTAACCATGATATAAAAACCGATAACATAATAAACAATAGGGCATCGGAAAAGAAATTGTTAAATGTATCTGGTGTTAAGAATTCAAGAAATATTATATCTAATAAATTATTGGGTATACTATTACTTAATCATAACAATGCTTCAGTTGATGCTCGAACATCATTTGTTTCTACAAATATGGTTACCTGTTATGAATCGATGTATACAACAACCAAAACAAATAAGTATACTTTTGTAACAAGAACTCTTGGAGAATTGATTCTAACAATAACAGACCCTAAATATAGCGAATTATCAAAGGCTGAAAGAAAACAGATTTACATGACTTATGATGGTTCAAGACCAAGTTCAGATGAATATTATAAGTGGAACGGTTTACAGGTTTTTGATATTGACTTGAAAGAATGGCAGCAAGTAAATACACACATCAAGCAATTCAAAAAATTATTGTTTGATGAATTATCGAAATATCATTGGTTTCTTTGTATAGCTATTTCGGCATCAGGTAAAGGTTTGCACATCTATACAAAGGTAAGTCCAGCACATCATGTTTACACCGAATTAAAAAATAACGAACAAATCAGTAAATATTGGTTTACGGTAAATTACTGTACCAAGGTAAGTTTGTTATTCAATGTAATACGTAAAATAAACGATAGCAAGCAAAATTCAGTAAAGTTTAATCAAGCTGATTTCAATGATAACTTTGAATTAAGATTTGTTGATAACGTTGTACGCCGTATTACAGCTGGTATTCGTTTAACATCAGATTTAGATTTGTTGGTTAACGAAAACTTTATCGATATGCATCCAGCTGTTAATTTGTTTGAATCATTCGATTTTAAAGAAATTAAGAATCTATTGTTTCGTGATACAACATTTAATCAGAAGTTGATTGAAGATATTAATAACAATTTAAGGTTGACAACAGAACAAAAGCAGGAACAAGAAGATGAAAATATTTTAAATCTTGAAAACTATGAATTCAAAGGTGACTTTACGAATATTAAACCGTTACCGAGAAATTCAATAAACTATATTGTTCGATATAACGTTTGTAACACGTTAGCAGCTATGTTCGGTAAAGATGGTTTACAGATAGCGCACAAATTATTACAATCTGATGTTTGTAAAAACGTTGGTGAAATTAATTCGTTTTACTCTTGCGCCCTTAGTAATACAAAGCAACCATCTAAAATTGGTTTAGATATTCTACATAAGGCTGGAATCATAAAAACAGTAAAACCAGAACTTAAACAATATACAGATAATATATTTAAGAATGGTATCAAACAAGCAATAGAATCAGTTAGTAAAAGTACTGATATCGAATATACTTTAAAGTTAAAGAATCATGAATATTTAGGTGATAGAGATGATTACTTACTTGATGATAAAAACGGAGGATTCACAAATAAAAAAATCAATATCTTACTGTCTCCCCCAGGCTCAGGAAAAACGAATTTTTTACTAAAACTTGCAAAACAAGGTAAACGAATATTACTCGTTGAACCTTTCATTTCGGTTATCAAAAATAAAGTAGAATGTGATGAAAACTTGATGAAAATATTTCAAGTCTTTTATGAATCACATTCCCTAAATGACGTTGATTACGGTGTAAATGCAATTACCACATTTGATAAATTCTCGATATGTAATTACGAGAAGATTTCAAGAATGTTCGATTACATTTGTATAGATGAAAGTCACTTACTATTCACATCAAGTTATCGAATTGCAGCAACAAGTAATGCTGTTCGAAAAATAAAAGATATTTTTTATATCTCTTCGAATGACCCATTTGCAGCTAAGATAATATTGATGACTGGAACAGAAACAGGTGATACGTATTTCTTTGGTGACCAAGCAAATATAATAAATGTTTATAAGCAATCACTCGATAAAGAGATGAAGTTTTTGATATGTGATGATATGTTGGATTCAATAACTCGTTTATCACATGAAGCTGCGAAACTAATTAATAACAAATACCGTTTATTGATTCCAACTAATAAAGGGGAAATTTATTCTCATAAATTAATTGGAATGGTTGAACATTTATTGGGTAGACCAATAAAATATGGTTATTATAAACGTTCAAACACTGAACAAGAAATTTGTCGATTAATAAATCAATCAAATACTGTTGGAGATTATGAAATTATATTTTGTTCGAACTATTTATCTGTTGGTGTTGATATTGTCGACAAATTAAAGTTTGCTTCAATATATTTTGGACCGTTTTCCGGATATGAGATAGAACAATTTAATGCGAGAATACGTAGAACCGGAATAAAAAGTATTTATTGTATTCAAACAGAATCATCTGACGGAACAACGAATGATTTATTACTTGAAGAACCAAAATTATCACTTCGTTTGACAGAAGAAGATGTTGAGAACTTTACAGATGATAAACAGATAGCATCCGCTAAACAAGAATTCATAGCGCAATATGACCCTGTTTTACATAAAATCACAACACCTGGTTTTGGTTATTTAAATGGTGCAATCAGATTTAATAAGGAAGAATATGAACTTGTTATGTTTGAACAGAAATTCCTTGAATCTATGATTCACCCAATAAAGGTTGCCAAAGAATTAATAAAGTATGGTTATAAAATATCGGTATCAGATAATTATGAGGGTTTATCAGAAGCTGAACAAGAAGAGTTAAAAAAGATTGGTATTGAATCAGCAAGAGAAGAAAAGGTTAGAAAACATAATTTACTTGTTGGTACTTATCTTGATTTAATTGATAACAATTATCATATAACAGAGGAAGGTTTAGAATTTCATGGTGTTATTGATTGGATTGGTAAACATAAAGACTTGATTATTGAAGACCGAACAATGAATGATTTCGTGTTTATAGATTATAATATTTATGGAACACCTGTTCAAGTGTTTGTTAAATCGAAAGAAGCATTTGAAAAGATGTATAGTTCAGCAAAATACATAATTGGAAAATATTCGGTAACAAAAGCCAAAGAATTGATAACTCGTTATGTTGATGATACTGGTATTTTAAAGCAAAAGTATTTTATTCGAGCCATTAATTTGATGAAGCTTATTGACAAAGCTGATTCAAACGAACTATCTGAACCAATGTTTAATACACTTGAAAAAATGTATACTTGGATGGATAAGTTCCATATAAACAAAGGTTACAGAATTTCGTATAATACTTACATGGCTGATGTAGATGCTTGGACAAACAGTTACATAGATATGCTGAATATAAAAATATCGACTGTATATGGTTTTCAAAAAATTAAAGATAACATACTTGAAATGCTTAATGACCTTGGAACCAAAAACACAACAAAAGAAGGAATTCGTTTCGATTACAATGTGTTACCAAATGAAGATGGTTCGTTAGTTAAGTATCGTAAATCAGTAGATACCATGATTGAAACGATGTTTAACATCACAAACGATGCTGTTTCGAAAAATAAAAAACCAAGAGAAAAACATATAACCTTACAGAAACAGGAATTTTAATTCCTCCTATAATTATATGTTTTCAAGGAAATAATAACAATAATAAAGTTAAATTTGAAAAGTATATAGATATGGGAACCAAGAAAAATAAGAATAATAAAAATCAAGAAATATATCACACCTATGTTAATCCGAATATAATAAATACGAGCAAACATATAAAGGTTATTTCTGATGATGGTTTTCAAACAATTGAAGCTATTCATATCAATAATGGTTTGCTTGATAAGTATTGGTTATTAGCGTATCGTTGTGCTGATGGTTCAATTAAACGTGGTTTTATTGATGTAAAAAATCCAACAAAAGCCGATATAGTTATTTCCACAAATGGAGTGGAAATCCCAACAAAAGTAAAAACGAAAAAAGATGTTTTCGACTTAATCACAAAACTTGAAAATTTTAATTTAATAAAATTCAATAATTTCAAGTATGTCAAGTTATAATAGTAACGAATTATCAAGCAATGAAAAGCAAGATTTAATTGATGATTTGTTTCCACACAATAAGGAATATATCGAATCAGTTGGAACATATCTTGCTGAAAATTTCAAGCGTATTGATGGTTTTGATTATAGGTGGTCATCGCTTATAACTTCAAAACCATTACTTTTTGAAGATGTTGATTATGTTCGTGTTCGTGATTTTGTTAAATCGGAAATAACAGAAGAAGAAATCGAAGCATACAAAAGAGGCGATTTACGTGAATTATATGGTACCTTAGAAAATTTGTTGATATGCAATTTACCATATTATAATCGTATCATTAGTTTCTGTACAATGTTATTTTTGCATTATGTTCGATTAACTAAAAACGGAACAGATTCGAATGTATCTGATGATTTAAACAAGTTACCATATTACATTGAAATGACACCAACACAAATATGGTGTTGTGCTTGCTGCGGTCCATCAAGTACTAAATGGGAATTAGAATATGCTTGGAAAACAGGTAGGAAACAATTGATAAAAATAAATTCCGAAAATCTAATAAAAGATAATTTTCAGAGTTTATATAAAAACCAAATATTTGCCAGATTCATTGAATATTGTGCAGCACGTTTAGGTACAAATGGTTTCATGCAAACATTGATAGCTGATAAAACACCGAATAACAAATTGGCTGTTGTTTGTTCCAAATTCACTAAAACATCAACAGCTATTGATGAATCGCAATTACAAACATTGGGTAATTATATTCTCGAAGACAGGCAGATATCAGATACTTTATTTAATAGTCTCGATAAATGTTTGAATACGATGTATAAGGGTAATACCGAGCAATATTCGATATTTGTTTTTTCAAATGAATTCTTGGTTTGTACCAAGAATTTTAAGTTGAAATTCAAAAAGCATATAAATCAATTAACAAACGAAATAGATATTTCCAAAGAATATTTATCCAATGCTTATATGTGTTTGGTATCTGAAGCAAATATGGTTGAAACTATAAAAGCTCAGATTAATTGGTCCAAAGCATCTTTGAATTCTTGTTTCAATTATGATAAAAACATTCTTAAAAGTATTCTTAAAAGAATGTTAGTCGAAGATTACAAGAATGTAAAATGTATTAAGAAACAATTGGAACCAAGCACTTATTCTGAAATAACATTTAAAAAGCTTTGGAATAACTACAAAGCAATCGAAATATGTTATTCTCATAATATGATGGTTTACGAATATCCAACAGTAAACTATGGTGTAAATAACATGGTTGATTACATTATTGATAAAGGTTATTTTGTATTCGGAACCATTCATGATGTTGATATCATGTTTATAAAGGATATAACAATCAATACACTTGTGAAACATTATTCGAATTATTGCATACCTGTTTTACAACATATGTCTGATATTATAAAATTACACAATCAAGCAAAAAACGAAATTATAGATGTTGTTTGTGGAAATAAGCAACCAAAGATAAACAATCAAAACATAAAATACACGACATCGTATGCTCATAATAAATTGACATCAAAAGAAATTATGAAACAATTACGAAGTATTAATGAATCGAAAAACAAACATAATTCAAATAATCAAAATAAAATAACAAATATATGGAAAGTCCACGATTAAACTTTGAAAGACAGTATGCAGAAAGTATTGAAAATCTATTGAAAAACGGTATTAGAAAAACAAACCGTACATGTATTGATACAATAAGTGTCGAACATCAATATTTTCATATACAAAACATAAACGATAATTTTCCACGAATAAAAGGAAAAATGGTTTATCCTAAATTAGCTTTGAAAGAATTAATTTGGATGCTCAAAGGTAGAACAGATGCTGAATGGTTGAATAAACATAACGTTCATTATTGGGACGAATGGATGAAACCAAATAAAGATGGACAACTAACAATTGGTAAATCTTATGGTTATCAATATCGTGATTTTAATGGTGTCGACCAAGTAAAACAAGCTATCGATGATATGCTTAATAATCCTGAAAGTAGACGAATAATCATAAATCTATGGAATCAATCAGATTTAAAATATATGACTTTACCACCATGCATGTATGATTATCATTTCTCATTGGTACCATTTAATAACACACAATACAAAGTTAATTTGCATGCTCACATACGTTCGAACGATAGTTTCTTAGGTTGCCCGTATGATGTTATGTTTTGTGCTTGGTTTATTTATATTATCTGTAAATATTTGAATAGAGTGGTTAGCGCATATAAATATATCCCAAATGATATTCACTATACAGCTGACGATTATCATTTATATACAAATCACATAGAACAAGCAGAACAATATCTTAAGAATGTTGAAGAAAATAAGTTCGATATTATTGATTCGGAATGCAAAATATTTGATGATATTATTATTGGAAAAAACTTATATATTGATAATTATTTGGATTTAATAGAAGATAATTTCGATAAATTAAAAATCATAAATGATAATAATTTCAAATATCCAAAAATACAAGCAAACGTAGCTGTATAGAAAATTAAACCTTCAATACAAATATGGAAATAAAAATAACTCATGTTGCTGATTGTCAAGTAAAATCACGCAACAAAAATCTTGAAACACCAACAAAACATAATCTTCAAGAAATAGAAAATTATGTTAGAACCAGCAAATCACAAATACATGTTATAGCTGGTGACTTGTTTGAATTCGCAACACCAAATGAAATTGAACGAAAACTAATTTACGAACATATCTTGAATCTATTAAAAATCGATTCATTAAAGGAATTAGTTATTATCGCTGGAAATCATGATATTGTTAAGGAAAAGAAAAAAGAACTCGAATTCCAAAACAATATTCAACCGAACGCTATTTCGATTTTTACAGATGTTTTAAATTCTGGATTAGACGTTACGGATAAATTACGTTACTTTTCAAATAGCGGTGTTTATAATTCATCTGTATCTAATAGGATTCGTTACATAGTATATTCAAGAGAAGACCAACATTTCTTTGATTGGAACACTTTAAAAGATTCAGATAAGTTAGTTACGGAAAAAGGACAGTCAACGGTAAATATTTGTTTGTATCATGCGATGATTCAAGAATATGTTGATTACGATAAAATACCGTTATCACCTAATGCTAAGTCCAAATTAGATACACTTAAGTTATTTCCAACAAATAGTATTGTGTTTGCTGGTGATATTCATAGAACTTTGATTTTTGAAGACAAACAAGGTGAATTCAATCGAGTTAAGTTTATATATCCCGGAAGTACATTACAACAGACATATAAAGAAGGTGCTTATCTCCCTAAATCAAGTGAATCAAAATATATCATGTGTTATGAATTTGATGATAACAGGTATCACCACATAGATAACATCCAAATATATAATGAACCGCTTGAAAATTATGTTTGTTATAATACGATAGCACTCGATAACAATTTTGATGCAAATAACAATTTCGAATTATTCAAGGAAAGAATCAAAACGCTCGAATTTGGTTTAGATAAAACTTATCTGAAAATCAAAAGTAACAATTCACTAATTTCTTTGGAAAAGGATATTCGTGAATACGTTGATAAGTTATCTAATCAAATAGTAGTTGAATTCGATTATGACAAGTTTGTTCAACCTGAAACATTTATCGATAACACTGTAGTTAATGAAATATATGAATCTAAGAAACAAGAAATAATTGATTCAACAGGTACTGAAGCACATGATTTAATAATATCTGGTGACAACATTGACAAGCTATTGTTAAACAAAGAACAGTTGAATAAATTATTTGAAAATATTTTGCAAAGTTCAATTGATAAATTAACTGTTGAAGATGTATCTGAATCAGATATTCAACAGCAAATCATGGACTTGTTTTCATCTGAACTCAATAACGTATTGGATTATTCAGCAGATAAACGATACAATATAAAGTTTGAACGTATTGTTACCAATAATTTTATGTATTTGGGTTCAAATGATATTCAATTGGATTTACCAAACATAACAAGAATCATTGGTACAAATGGTATTGGTAAAACAACATTATATCGAATGATTCGTTGGGCAATAACTGGTGAATTATTTGATGGAATGCAATCAAATCGAGTTGTACAAAACAACCTATTGTTATTCAATACAAACAAACCAGACCTTGACACAGTTGTTGTTGATTTATATTTGACAATAAATTATTTAAAAATATGCGTAAGAAGACATGTTACACGTGTTTGGAAACAGAATATAACTGAAGAACAAAAGTCATCTGTTGACTGGAAAGATTATGTTTCAAATCTTGAACGTGATTTTATGTTACGTGTTGGTACCGATTTGGAAAATGATTATAAAGAATATTTGGGTGAATCAGCTGAAAAACAATTGAAATCATGGTTTGGTAATACTATTGAAACCATTCTTTTCTTGAATCAAGCAAAGTTATATTCTTTGTTAAACACAAAACCAGCTGAGTTAAACGAATTGATTCTAAATTACATCGGTGTTGATTATCTTAAAACATTAGAGAATCGATTAGATTCAGTTAAAGATTTCTTGTTGTCATCCGTTAGTAAACCAAAACGTAAAGGTGAAGAAATTGTTGCCGATAAAAAGTTTTATCTAAAGAAAATAGAATCATTAAAATCTGAATTAACTGAGTATCAAACAAAAGATGATTCAATTAAAGAACAGTTGAATCAGCATCAAAAAGAAATAGATTCTAAAAACGAAGAATTAATTTCACTTGGTGATATTCCAAATATTATTAAAGAGAATAAAGTCAAGCAAGATAAGTTACAAAATATGCTTGATAACGAATTCAAAAATATTTCTGAGAAAAAGGAAATTCCTGAATTTAAAGAACAAAAACCAGACGAAACCAAATTTAATTCAGACAAAGTATTCTTTGAAAAGAGAGAAGCAGAGATTCAAGCTGAACAAGAAAAATTAGATTTGAAGGTTAACGAATTAGAATCAATCAAACCAAAATTGATTAATAATGTTCACAATATAATTGAATCAATTAATGAACAAGAAACGATTAACGAAGATAAAAAGAAACAAGTAGAAACAGAAATATCTAACGAATATCAATTATTGATTGAAAAGTTGCGTATTGTTGAAAACCAAGTTAATCATGAAATAAATGAAATTCAGATACAAAAAGAGAATAAGTTATCTAAGCTTGAACAGATTGAATCAAAAATAAAAGAATTAGAAGAACAAATAAAATCTGGTGTTTGTCCTACTTGTGGTAAACCATTTGAAGATGATTTTGATAATTTCAAAGCATCATCGGAAAAGAAGATTCATACATTAAACGACGCTATTGACAAAATCAAGTCTGAAATAAATGAATTCGAAAATCGTATAAATGGTTTCAAACCAAGAAAAGAACAAACTCAAGTGTTAATCAACGCATGTGTAAACAAAAACAATGATTCAACAACATTTGAAGCATTAAATAAATTCTTTGAAAGCAATACTTATTGTGATGAATTAATCGAAAAATTTAAGGAATTAGAAACTCTTAAAAAGATTGATTTTTCAGATAAGATACGCTGCGGTAATGTTCTATTAACATTCGAAACTCCAGAAATTGTATTTGATGAATTCAAACCAATTGCGGAAAAGATTTCTGTTTTCAATAATAAGAAGAATTTATTTTCAGATATGCAGAAAGATATACAACGAAAATCAAATGAACTTAAAACTGAAAGAGAACGTTGTATTTTAGATTTTAATAAGCAGCAGCAAGAATTCATTGATAAACAAGCACAACACAATAAATCAGTTCAAGAAATTATTGATTACAATAATAACATAGAGCGATTAATTTTTGAAAAACAAAAAGTTCAAGCGGATTTATTATCGTTAATAAATCAAACAAGTAATCTTGAATCATCTGAATTAATTAAGTATAATAACATTCGTAATCAAATAAATGAGATTAAGACAAAACTTGAAGAACTTAACAATATCCTTGAATCATCGATTAAAAAATCAGATGAGATAAAATCAAATATTTATTTGTTTGAAAACCAAGTTAATAATCTTCAAAGTGAATACGATAATTATATTCAGTATGTTTCAAATAATGCTGTTTGGAAAATATATTCGAAACTGATTAAAACGACATTCAAGGAAATAATATTCGATTATTATCGTAATTACCTCAATAATACTTTGAATTATCTATTATCTGATGTTTCATTTAAATTGTATTGGAACAATGATTCTGAGTTAACAATGGTACATGTTAGGAATGGAATAGAAACATATCAAAGCGTTAAGCAATCATCAGGTATGGAAACAACATTCTTAGGTCTTGCGTTAATTTACACAATACATATTTTGAATGTTAAGAATCAAGTTTCCCATATATTTATTGATGAAATATCTGGAACATTGAATAAAGGGCATGAACTAAGTTATTCCGCAGAAAATTATCAGGAATTATTTGTTAAGATTCTTTCAAAATTTACTGAAAAATCTGTTTGGATTGTGGACCATGCTGTTGAAGATTTACACGAATCCAATGTTTATGAGGTTGTTCCAAATGATAAAGATTCTAAATATATTAAACAATGAAAAAATAACGGTATTTTAAAATACCGTTATTTTTTATTTTCCAGAAACTTATAATTTTATTAATGAATGGATATTATAATAAATTAAGAATTTAAACATCAATAAATTATGGAGAATTTATTAAATGTAGGTGATAAACTTACAATACCTAAAGGGTGCAAAGCAGTTATAAAAGATAATCAAATTGTTATCGAAGAGAAGTTCAAAGATGGTGATATTTTACGTTCAAATCTCACTGATAATGCTTTCATCTTTAAAAGCTATGATGACGAGAGTTTTGAAACTTTCAGTATATATTATGGAAATAATTATAAGAGTGCATGGAATACATTAAATTTCAGACATGCAACAGAAGAAGAAAAGCAAAATTTCTTCGATGAACTAAAAGAAAAAGGTTTGCAATGGAATCCTGAAACAAAGCAAATGGATAAAATAAAAATAAGAGTACAATTCGGAAAAAAATATTTAACCATAAATGAATTTGGAGAAGTTGTTGAAATAGTAGATGAACGTTATAATTTTGATGACAAAAAATATAATTCCGGTAACTATTATTTATTAAGCGAACGAAAGGAAGCTGAAGAAGATGCAAAAGTAATCAACGCTATTTATGAAAAGAGAGTTAAAGTAAAATAGATGAAATATGGAAAATCTATTAAAAGCAGGTGATACATTTATTATTCCTGAAAATTGCGAAATATTTATCGAAAACAATATTTTAACCGTTAAAGAAAAAATGTTCGAAGATGGTGATATTTTAATAGCGAGAGATATAAATTTGATAGTTATTTTCAAAGGCTATAAAGTACCAGATAACAACGTGATATTTCACAGCTATTATAATAACGATAACAGACCAAATGTAAACTGGATTTCACAGTATTTTTCACATGCAACTGAAGAAGAAAAACAAAAGTTCTTCTTTGAACTAAAAAGAAAAGGTTTACGATGGAACGCTGAAACTAAGACAATGGAAATAATAAAAAAGCGTGTATCTTATGGTGACAAGTATTTATATATAAATAATTTTTTAGAAATTGTAGAAACTGAAGATTTTGCAACAGAATTCGACGATAAAAATTATAATCTTGGAAATTATTATTTATTAAGCGAACGAAAGGAAGCTGAAAAAATTGCAAAGAATATCCGAACAAATTTTGAAAATAGTTTGAAAGTAAAACCATGAGACAAATGACGGACGAAGAAAAGATAGAATATTGTTGGAATCATGCCCAGATTATAGATGGTTATGATAAAGACACGATAAGAAAAGATGCGTGCGGTGCATGGATATTCAAGGAACATTTTGGATTGAAAGATTCGGAATTTGGTTGGGAAATCGACCATGTTTTTCCTGTTATTATGGGTGGTGATGATTTCGAACAAAACCTCAGAGCCTTGCATTGTAAAAACAATGAATCCAAAGGCGATGATTACCCAGTATATGAATCTGTAATGCGAGCAAGTGGCATAAAGAATATCGAAGTATTAGGTTTATGTTATTGTACTGTCAATGAGAAGCTGCAACAGATATTAAATGATTACTATAACATATCAAAAACAAACAACAAACAATCAAACCAATAAAAATAATCATGGAACAAAAGTTTAAAGATGGTGATATTTTGATAATCAATAATTTAATTATCGGAATTTTCAAAAAATATAACAGTAAAACAAATAGTTTTGAATTTCATTTTACGAAAAGTATTTATCAAATGTATTCGTTTCATGCTTCTACAGTTAATCTAAAATTAGCTACCGAAGAGGAACGAAATGAATTCTATTCATATTTGGCATCAATGAAATTAATTTGGAATTCTGAAACAAAAACAATGGATTCAGTTAGTTCATTGATAGAAGATTATGTAAAATTCAAAGATGGTGATATTCTTACTTATAAGGGTTCTGAAACAAATTATCAAGTTGTTTTCAAAAAGTATTTTCCAAGAAATAAGAATAGATTCATAATTTATACTGGTCCTAAAGATGATAGAGTTTTTGATTTTGAAACAGAATATGCTCCATTCTACCGATTAGCGACTGAAGAAGAAATAGAACATTTCAAACAAGAAATGAAAGGTAATGGTTATTATTGGAATGCGAAATTAAAAAAGTTCCAGCATCATTATCCACGAGTTGAGAAAGGAACTGAGTTCTTTTACATCGATATGTTCGGAAACGTAAAAAAGAAAACAGACAACAGAGATGATTTTTCGTCTAAGTGTCACAAGAACGGAAATTATTTTAAATCACATGATGCAGCTAAACATGATGCAGAATGGATGAAACATGTGTTTCAAAAGAACATTGAATTAGATGTAGATTAAATAAAAACATAACAAAACATCAAATAATAATCAATATGATTACGATAGAACAATTCGAGAATTTGATAGGAACTAAATCTTTTTTGAAAGATGGTAAACCATGTTTTAACCATACTTTAAATTTAAATGGAAGAAAAGATATTACTGAATTACCAGATAACATTACTGTATTGGGTGGTTTAGATTTAAGTGGTTCAGGTGTAAAACGATTATCAAAAGGACTTAATGTTATGTGGTGGTTAAATATTTCACAAACTGATATTGAGGAACTACCTGAAGATACTAAGTTTTATGGAAATCTATATGTTGAAGGTATGAATAAACCGTTCTCGTTTCCAAAAGTAGTTGATGTAAAAAGTAATTTTTACTGTAGAGCTACAACTGTTAAACGAATGCCAAAGAAATTATATGTTAAAAATACATGCGATTTATCTAAAAGTACGTTTGATAAATTACCTTTGGTAACAGAAGTCGGATATAGTTTGTATTTAGTCAATACGTCTATTACAGAATTACCTGAAAGCGTTAAGGAAGTTTTTGGCAATCTTGATATTAGTAATACGAAAATTTCGAGTTTGCGCAATAACTTGGTTGTATATAAAGAATTTATTGCTCATAACACAGAAATAAAACAACTACCGGAAGGCTTTATTACTGGCAAACCGTTATTTAAGAAACACAGATTTAATAATTGCACAGATATGCGCAAAAAGTGCTCTGAGTTTTCTTTATTTCGTGGATGTAATCTTGGTCAATATAAGTCTGAAGATTACAATATCGTTGTTAGTTATACTTCAGATATAGTATATTTTGAACCAAATTATAAAGGCGCATTTCTCTTTGAAAATGAAAACGGCAAGTATATAAAGGCTAATGAAATATTTGGAAAGCTAATATATCAAGATGATAACATACATCATATCAAAAGAGATAAGAGTGGAAAAATTACTTATCTTGTAACGGATGGAAAAGGAATATGGACACATAGTTATATATTGGAAGTAGCTAAAGCTGATTTGATATATGAAATAACCAAAAGAAGTGAAGATTTTTATAAGGACTTAACTTTGGAAAGTGTGTTATCTTTTCAAGATGCTATTCTTTGTTTCATGATTATTACGGGCGCTTGCTTATTTAGAAATAAGGACTATATTGGTGAACTATTAAGTGAAAACAAAAAGGATAGTTATACAATCAAAGAGATTATTGAACTAACTAAAGATGCACATGGAAACGAATATTTTCAAAAATTCTTTTTATAAATCATGAGACATAAGTGGTCCAAAGTACCTGTGAGTACATTTATTTCTCCACACTCAACAACACAAACATGTGAGTTATGTGGTATGGTTAGAATAAACGCTTACTGCGGTAGAATACAATATTATCTTCCCGATAATACACCAGTTTATTGTGCGGGAGAATGTCCAGGTAAAAAATAAAACAGACATATTATGAAAAAATTAATTTTATTACTTGCGTTAGTCACAATGCTAATATCTTGTGATTACGAAATTAGAGAGAAAGCAGAACCAGTAAAACCAAAGTTAACAAAAGAACAAGAGTATCAACAAAGATTACAAGATTACAAGGTAGTATTTTTGTTCGAATATGATGGAATAAAAGTATATCGTTTTCAAGACCCTAATACTTACCAATGTGTTTATTTTACAAATACAAACGGAAAGACTTATTACGAATATACTGAAAGACATGGTAAATACATTAGTACCAAAAATGAAATTCAATCAATAAACAATAAAGAAACAAAATAGTATGGAAATTCAATTAACAGCAGGTGACAAAATACGAGTACCTGAAAATTGCAAAGCAACTATCGAAGATGATTTAATTATCATTAAAGATAAGAGAGATAAATTCAAAAACGGTGATATTTTGAGTTTAGGTGACTTTGCAAATACAATCGTTATCTTTAAAGAATACGAAGATAACGAATTTAAATCATTTAGTTCTCATTGTAATAACGAAACTAAAAATCATAATAATGGTTGGAGTGCTTGTCGGTTTGATTATGCTACCGAAGAAGAAAAACAAGCTTTCTTAGACAACCTAAGAGAACAGGGTTTGTGGTGGAATTCTGAAACAAAAAAGTTGGAGAAGTTTAGAAGACGAGCTAAGAAAGGGGAGAAGTATCTATCTATAACTGGTACTGGATATGTTAAAGAATCAGTAGAGGATTATTGTGATTGGAACGATGAAGAATTCGATTCAGGTAATTACTTTTTACTTGATGAACGAGACAAAGCTGAAGAAACTGCCAAAATAATAAGAGAAACTTATAACAAAAGGTTTAAGCATGGAGAAGAAAGAAAATTATTTGGATAAAGATTTAGAAAAATACTGGGGGTTTAAACCAACTGGTATTTTTAAACCGATATTTTTATTTCTGTATTTAATCGATTCTTTTATTTCGGCGGTTACTTGTTTTATCTTTGGAAGTATCTTTACAATACTTTGTTTTTTCACAAGTATTCTGGATAAGATAGCTTATAACATTGGTGCTTTTTGTATAAAATATTCGAATCTAATATTTTATCTTTTAGTGTTGGTGTATATAATTTGGAAAAATAAATATTATATCATATAAAGCAAGTAAAATGTTTCGATACGTAATTGAATTTAGAAAGGTAAAGAAAAACGTAGAATTTTTTGGTTTGAAAGAATGGTATGAAGCTATTGTTTTATGGTGTTCATTCGATGAACAAAACATTCAAAATCCAGAAAATTATAAAGTACTACTAAACCTTGGTAAAGTACAATCAAAAAGTAATATGATTCAAGTAGAAAAGAAAAAAGGTATCTATCAAACAAGACCAAGTAATATGTTTGAAAACCTTGAAAATTTAATCGATTACTCTTTGAAAATTGTTAAACATCACTACTATGAAAACAAGAATTCTATTGGTAGTGTAATTCCAGAAATTTGTGTATTTAATAAAAATTTCGGTATCAAACAAATAATAAATATAAACGAACATGAAAAATAATATGTTAGTCATGCTTGCTGCTGTAAATACGCTAGTTATGAGCATACTATTGTTGGCTTCAAGTTTTGTAATGCACAAGCAAAAACAAAATCAAAAAACAATTGATTCAACTTCAATAAAAGAAATAGATATTTCGGAAGATGACGCTAAGTTGTATGATTCGTTAATCATTTACAAAACGAAAATAAATGAATTGAATAGGAAACTAAAACAATAAAAAATACCAGATATTTTTAATATCTGGTATTTTTTATTTCCAAACATTTATAATTTTACAAATGAGTGGATATTATAATAAATAATAATTTTAAACATCAAATAAAATATGAAACAAAAAACAATTGAATTAAAGGATTGGATTTTATACGAATTACGTAATATAAAAGAACAATCGAAATCAAACAAACACAAAGTCGGTGCTTTAGTGTTAACCAATGATTTTGAAATAATTAGTTACGGTTGTAACAAAAGTATAGTAGATTCATCGAATAACTGTGAAATCGATAATACAACATTATTCGAAACAACACATGCTGAAGAAAATGCGGTAATTCAAGCATTAACAAATAAAACAAATAAAATTGGTTCAAAGATTGTTATTACTGATTTTCCATGTGTTAACTGTTTACGATTGATAATACAAAGTGGTATTACGGAAATATATGTAACCAATGAATTTAAGGAAGAACATTATTCTGAATTTATCGAAAAACAAAACGATTACAAATCGTTATTCGATATATGTTCGGAATTGAATGTATCAATCTACTTACAAAAACAGGATAACTTGTTTTACAAGGTTAATTACATGAGTGAATCGACGAATGTTTTAATTTTCGAACAAAATAATATTGATGATTTTATTTGTCGATATTTGTTCGAAAAATATTTCCCGATTAATATTCAAGAACGTTCAAACTGTAATAGAAGATACTGGAAAGGTAATGAACATGTTTATTTCGTTAATTGTTTCCCAACAGAAGGTTGGATTAAGGAAATTAACGAAAAATATCCAAACATAAAAATATCGATATTCAGTAACAATCCAGATAGTTCAAATCTTCAAGTTTACAAATTACATTATAATCGCGATATGACAACTCCAGATATTTGCATAAAATATCTTGAATCAATTGGTATCAAAGTAAACAAGAATTTACTCAAATTGATAAAAATTACAAACGAAAGTAATTTGGATTCAATGTCAAATGACGCAATAAACGTATTGGAATACTTGAAAACGTTTACGTTTAGTTCCTATATAATATTTGAAGATTTGTTTGATAGAATATCTGTTAAACCAGAAATATTGGAACGCATCATTGAAATCGGTTATTATTTGAAAGTTAAGCGAGAATCAGAAGCTTTAAACATTCTGAACAATTTCAAACTAAAAACAAGCAGCGACAATACTTTGATACAATTGTTGTTTGAAGGCTCTTTGAATTATTATAACGAAAAATATCTTGAAAGAACTTTCAGTGATAAAACAAATGATAAAAAACCAAACATAAGAATTGTTTGTTTCAAATTTAATCTGAAAGAAAATACAATAACATTCGCTATCAAAAGTATCATGAGAAATCCAAACAAAGCACATTCAGCAAAATATTTAGCTGAAATTCATGGTGGTTATGGTAATGATGAAAGCGCAAGTTTCACGTTAGATTATTCAGAAGGCTTAATATTCATAAAAAATTTTTAAGATGGAAATAATAAATTATTTGATTCATCACATAGATGGTGACGGTTATTTTAGTGGTTTTATTGTTAATAACTTTTCGAATATTGAATTCAATAAAAGGTTTGAATTCAATTACGAGAAGGAAGTACCACAAAATGATAAATACAGTTGGTATCATGAAATAGATGATAACAAACAATACAATTATTATTTTGTTGACGTGACACCACCTATTGAATGGATTGAAATACAATTGGAAAAGTTTCCAAGTAATAAAATTATTATTATCGACCATCATCCAATTTGTGAGAAGCTAAGCAAATATGAAAACGTTGAATTACATTATGATAAAAACGTATCAGCTTCGAAAATAGCTTATGATTTATTCGGAACAAATATCGTATATAAATTGGAAAACGATATTAAGTTGAATACACTAGACCTAATAGTACACAATATCGATATGTATGATACTTGGTCGTTCGATGCATTACGTGGTAAATCATCAGTGAAAAGAGATATTTTGGCATTTCAGGAATACGTTAAAACATTACTACCACAAGGTTTTGATATATTTTCTTACGAGATGAAAAACTTAATTCATTACCTAAACGACTACAAAGCAGCATTAAATACTGGTAGGGAAATCGTAAGTGTAAAAGAAATGTTATCTCACAAAACATTTGATAACTGTTTAATTGATGCTTCCTCCGATAATATCATTAAATTACTTATCGAAGGTGGTGCCGATTATTACTTGTTTGACTTAATACGTGATAGGTTCAAATCTTTTAATCAAGATATTTTATACGTTTGTTTCAATTATAATTTGAAGAGTAAAATGTGTAATTTCTCGGTTAGAAGTATTCTTAAATCAAAGGATAACTTTGAGAACTCAGCACAAAATTTCGCTGAACAAATGGGTGGTGGTGGACATCTAAACGCAGGTGGTTTCAAATTAAATTATGAACAAGCATCGCAATTTATAAACACATTTATTGAATAACACATGAAACAGTTTTTGATTGAAAATGGTTTTCCAGAAGATTTAATTAGTTCTTTGGATTCATTGGATTTACTGGTTGAGTATACAGAGGCAACCAAAGCATATTATGTTAACGATGATGTTATAATGACTGATTCCGAATTTGATATGCTTTCAGATAAGATTAAACAAAACTATCCTACGGTTTATAATTGGTTACAGACGGTTATTTACGACAAAGATAAGTTTGTTCAAAAAACAATTGATGGAAATGATTTCACACAAGAGATGATTTCATTATTCAAAATCAAGGAAAACAACAAACCAAGTTTATGTTGGCAAGAGATTAGAAGATTCTTTGGTAATAGGTATCAAAACCAACCGTTACTCTTATCACCTAAATTTGATGGTTGTTCATTAAAGGTTACATTCGATAAAACTGTAAATCAAGATAACAACGTAACAAGCGATATTAATGAGCGAAGTATTAAGCAAATAATAACTCGTGGTGGAATTGATGTCACTCAATTAATGATGCCTATTGTTTCTCGTGATATAGATAAGTACGCAGTTGATGTTAACCAAAGAACATTATGTGTCACTGGTGAACTGGTAATACGTAAAGATGTATTCAAGCAAAAGTATTCATCGGAAGTAGGTGGGGATTATGAAAATCCTCGTAACTTTGTTGCTGGAGTATTGAAACGTAAATCAGTTGAAACAAGTATTTTGAATGATTTGGATTTCATACCTTGTACAGATGGCATAAACCCTATAAGCATTAGGTTCCCATTGTTAACGCAGCAATCATTTACCACAAACAAAGTGATAAACGAAAATACATCGTTACAAGAAGTTTTCTCAATTCTAAAGTCTGATGATATTTTCCCGTATCTATGTGATGGCCTTGTTTTATCACATATGGAAACAGATGGTGTTAGGAAGGTAAAAGACAATTATCCGTTGAACATGGTTGCTGTTAAATTCCCAGCACCAACAGCTACAACTAAGGTATTAGGTATAGATTGGACACAGAAGAAATCAGGTAAATTAACACCCAGAATTCTTTTAGAACCAGTTAAACTTGACGGTTCAACTGTATCTGCATGCAGCGGCTATAACTGGTATCAGGTGAAATCAAAACATCTTGGTATAGGCGCTTTAATTGAAATCGAGAAATCAGGTGATATTATACCGATTGTTAAACGAGTTATAAAACCTTCGCAAAACATTGATTTACCGAAAGTTAACTATAAAGTATCTGGTAAACATTTGATAGCGGTAAATGATGAGGAAACCAAGATTTTTAAGTTCATCTCAGGTTTGCGAATATTGCAGCTACAAGGAATAGGTGATACCACGGCTGAACAAATAGGTAGTGTTCTTGGATATGATATTTTAAAATGTTTCGATACCCAATATAAACCAAACATTGTTTCTGTTATTGGTTCTGGTGCTGTTTGGAATTCGTTCCAAGAAATATACAATATCAAAAACATCTATTTGAACACGTTGATTGAATTGATGCAGTTCGATAATGTTGGACCAAAAATATCTATGAAGGTCGCATTGTTATTAACTAAGCAATCAACAGATACTCAAAATATATCTTCAGATGTATTAATTAATGTTTGTAGAGGTGAAGGTGTTAAACAAATTTCTGAAAGTATGAAATACCTAAAAACATTAGGTATCAATGTATTAAAACCTGTAAAAGTTTCAGATACAGATTTAACTTATGAAATGTCTGGAAACCCACCTTCAATGACAAAACAAGATTTCGAAAAGCGATTGAAGAAAATATATCCAAACGCTATCCATACCTCATTAACGAAAAACACTAAAGTTTTAATTGTTGATAATAAAGCGAGTGCAACTTCAAAAGCTTTGAAAGCGAGAAAATATAACATCAGAATCGAAACATATGAGGATATGTTAACCGGTAATGTTCTGTTTTAATAACGGACTACTTAAGTAATAATGCGACAAAATGTCATACTGTTTTTGTCATTTTGTCGCATATTATGTATAGAAATATTCCTATAAAATCGAGTAATTTTGGTGACTTAAAACGGAGGTTTGTGTTAAATAAAGTTGTGTATATCAACATTTTCGACGTTTTAGCTATGGTGAGTTAATAAATTCATCAAAAACGTATTAAAATGGCTCGAATTGTTAAATTTGACAAACAAGAAAAGTCTTATAAATAGGCCTAATTTCACTTTTATTTTCCGTGTATTTTTCGATTCGAGAAATAAAAATAAAGGTATATTTTTATTTTCAGAAGCCTTATGAAATATAATAATATTTTTAACCGGATAGTTATATTTCTAAAAGAAAATGGATATTATAAACATAATGAAAATCAATAATATTTAAAAACATGCAAGTAGAAAATTTTAGTTCTTTGGAATCACAAGTACTTTCATTATTAAATGAAGGTAATGACACATTTGAAAAATTAGTTGAAACAGTACAGTTTAGTGAAACAACACTCAAAGATACTTTGGAAAATTTAATTTCCAGAGATGTACTGAAATTAGATACTAAAACCAAGAAATACAAATATTCATCGCCTATTGATGATAAAGATATGGTTATTCTTGAAGGTAATATTTTGCTGCCAACAACAATAATTCGTGTTCCAGAAAAAGGAATAATGTATGTTACACGTGGTGAATGGTATCAGTTTCCAATCGATTTTGATGTTCGTAAAATCATTTGGAATATCAAATTAGTTGGTAAGAATAATTCAACTTTGGTTGACTTGGTTAAATCAGCGGTTAACAAGGAACAAAGAACAACAATCAAACATAATCCGGATTATGATATTCTTAAAAATAAGATGGTACCATATAATGATAAGATTAATCTTCTCCTACATGCCATTGGTGACGAAATTGCAGATGTTTCAATTGTTTTCAAAATCGCTATAAACTTAGAAGATAATTCAGATGTTTCAATGTGCGCGATACACAAAGGTTTCAGTGTTCGTACTCAGATTGCAACAGCTGAATTGATTAACGAACTTCACAAGAAAGTAAACGAACGTGATTACGAAGCAAATATAAATCTGAACAAAATTTATAACTTATCTGATTTCATTTTCAACAAACAAGAGATACCAATTAATTATAGTAATAATGTATTGAAGTATGCTCGAATTGAAAAATCAAATAAACAAAAAGGTACTGAAATCAAATATTTCAAGATGGATGCTTACGGAAATGTAAAACAAATTGAATCAGAAATTTATGAACCTGATGAATTAGTTGAAAAGGTTCGTGAGCTATTTAATGGATATGCTTCAGTATTACTTGATAATCTATCATTCTTAGTTGAAACAAACGCTTAATAAATCATGAAAATTAAACACATAGATTCACCGTTATCAGCATTTAATAATTTCATACTCAACATAGGTGAGGACTTAAACAAAATTTTTGGTACCAATCTGTATGCGGAAAATAATGTTTTATTTGATAACGATGGCATACTGTTATTTGGTTACATCAGATTATCATTGAAAAACAATGAATTCGTTTTCAAAATAAATACGGAAGTAAACAAATACAACAAAGATAATATTCGAGTATTATTTGATAATTATTATTCGCTTGAAACGATATTGTATAAGTATTTGTTTACTTTGAATTTGGTAACAAATAATTTTGATGATTCAATATCTTATAGATACTTAGATTTGCTTGTTGATGAATGTTTCAAGCTGGATAAAGATAATAACAAATATTATTTGATTCCATATAAAAACAAAATATCAAAATTACAGAACGACACAACATTACAGAACTTATTAAACAGATATTCGTATCTTTTGGAAGTTCGTTGTAATGGACCAAAACAATTCGAAGTTTTGCTTTTACGTGTGTTATCAAGCGAATTAAATCAAAACAATTCAATTGATAATGTGAAATTTTTGGAAAAAGAAATAATTCGTAAATCAATCATTACGAAAGAATACTTTCCAAAATTTATAAACGATTTAATGATTTACGGAGAATATAATGATGGAAGAAAATCAAAATAATATATTCGAACCATTAACGGGAATAACTAAGGAGGATATTCTTGAAGCTTTAAAGGTTTGTTTGGAAACGATTCATAAAGATATTAAACCAACAAACACCTTAAAAGCAATGGTTTTTCATATATTGAAATCATACTTTTTGGATGGAAAAAGATTTGTAATTGCTGAATGTCCAACTGGTTCTGGTAAAACAATTATCGGATTCATGACGTATTTTTGTATTCAATATCTAACCGCTAAAGGGGAGTATGATTTCATTAGGAATACGGGTAGACAAGCACCAAAAATAACATCATACTTTTTAACATCAAATAAAGTATTACAAGAACAGATAGCTGATGATATTGAGCGATTCAATTTTCATGATTACATGATGCTTCTGAAGGGTGTTAATAACTATGTTTGCATTGATGCTGATAAAAGATGGAAAGCAGGTGAACCACGTTTAGTTAAAAAGATAAATGAAAAGTTTGGTGGTGAAGTTCCAGATAACTATGTTCCCACCTATGAATTGAGACCTTGTGCGAATTATTCTGGTGAAAAGTTACAGGAAAAATTTCCATGTGTATCTGATTGTCCATACAAAGTTGCTCGTTTAGAAGCAAGCGGTAAATCATGTACAATTTTGAATTACGCTTATTTCTTGAATGTAATGCGTATGGTTGATTTGAACCCAAATACATACTTTCACAGACGTTTGATAACCATATGTGATGAGGCTCATTTGATACCAGATATTGTTTGTAACATGTTCAATTTAGAAATTACCGAATACACCTTTAATCGAATAAACAAAACAATCGATTATATTAGGAAAGAGTTTGGTAATCGTACAATTATTGAGGACGCAAACAACATAATAAATGGTGTTCTTAACTTCTTTCGTTCACCAATTAATCAAGCATCTGAAATCATTAATTTTATGAATAAATGTCAGACATTAGTTGATTGGTTGAAAGATGTTTGTAAAGCATATAATTCTGAATCATTTAATATGATGTATGGTTCGACCGTTAAGGAATTGATTGAAGATGTATCTAAATTGATTGATAGAAAAGATTCCTTAACAGAATTGATTTATAAAAGACCAGAAGATTTATATTTTGAATCAGAACAAGTAAGTAAAAATTATATTGCTGAATCATATAAGCACGTTATCAAAGATTTGAAGGAATCACAAATGATAAGAGAAAACATGCTTGATAAAATGCAGTATGGTTTGTTTATGAGCGCTACGATTGGAAATCCTGATGAATATGCGGAACTCATGGGTATTAAGAAAGATGAGTACCAATCTTTTTATTTACTATCATCATTTGATTTTAGTAAGTCACCAATATACTTGACAAAGTCTGGTTGGTTGAATTACAAAAACTTCGATACCGATATTCAAAAGGTAATCAATGATTGTATAAAAATCTGTAATCAGCATCCAACTGAAAAAGGTGTTATACATACAAGTACGTTCAAGGTAACATCTATTTTAAGGGATAACTTATTACGGACAGGTAACCAATTGTTAATTAGTAGATTCTTATTCTATCGTGATACGAAAGAAAAAGAATATTTAATCGAACAATTTAAGAATTCAGATTTACCTTACATTTTAGTGGGTCCATCTTTATATGAAGGTATTGATTTACCGGACGATAAATGTAGATTCCAAATACTTGTAAAGGCACCATACACACAATTAAATAGTTATATCAAAAAGAAGATGACACGTTATCCTTTCTGGTATAAACGTAATTGTTTAGAAAAAATCGTTCAAGCTATTGGTAGAAGCAATAGACATAAAAACGATTGGAGCAAAGTTTACTTGTTAGATAATTGTTTTAATTCATTGATTTTTGAAACTAATGATTCAATAGTTGAACGTATAGAAGAAAAACGAGTATATTAATGGAAGAGAAAAAATTTATATGGAAATCACTTGAAAATAAAAACTTTTACGATGCGTTAGTTATTGATGGGTTTTTATTTTCAGTAATGGAACAACCAATAAATTCCAAGTATTATTTTATAATTGGTATCGATAAATACGATTATACTTACGAACATAATTGGGACAGATTTACCGTTTTATCTTTTAGTTACAATAAAATCTTGGAATTATATATTCATTTATTTGATGAAACCGAACTTAATAAACGTTTGGTTTTTGGTGCTGAAACATTAATGTTTGACATTCTCACAAAGGTACCAAAATTAAAACCAGGAAGATTAAACCCAGCTTATTCACGTTTACAGTTATTGCAAAGAATTTTCAATAAAGTACCAAGTTTCAGATTAGACCAAATAAGAGACGTATTAACGAAATATGTGCAATTATCAAAATCAAACACCTGCGAATAGAAAATACAAAACTAAACCGATAGTTAGTTATTGGCGTTCTGGTGACCCTTGTTTAAAATTAGATGTTTTAAAACAGAAGCTTACTGAAATCAATATTATTCAAACCAAAAATATAACAAAAGAATTTGCTGATTTTTGTTTGGTTAATAAGGATACCATATACTTGCATGTTATTATTAATGGTATGGGTTCAACTATGTTTGAACCCAAAATACCAACTGTTAAACAGATGTTTAACATGCTTAAATATCTAATATCTAATGGATTCAGGCAACAACAGATACTGGTTATTGTTAATCCAATATTACCAAATGATAACGGTTTGAAAGGTTTACATTTGTTATTACGTGTATTTACCGAATTCAAGGATTTACGTTTAAGAACTATTCGATTCAATGTTTTAACATATACAGAAGACCAATCTAAACCAGGCAAATATGTTATTGGAAATGAAAATATTCGTAAACGAAATTCAACCAAATATTGTATGCAATATTTGATAAAAACACCTGATTTCTGGAAAAAATTCTATGAATTGAAAGACCAATATCATGCTATTATTGGTATCGATAGTGGTGAGGGTTCATTAATTGGTGTTAATGAATTGATGGCTTTTGGTATAAATAATGATTGGATAAACGAACAAGGAAAACACGAAAAGATAATAAATTATGAAAGAGGTAACAGATTTAAACCGATTGTAAATTTAATATCTGGAAAGTTTTCTGTTAGGTGTTCAAATAGGTGTTTGTTGTGTCCATGGAAATATTAATAATTTTGCAATTATTTTGTATGATGTTAATAAATATTAATATGGTGATTCGCTTAGAAAAACACTTATAATATAGATATTATACGGATATATTAATCATAAGTGATAAATAATACAACAAAATGAATATTGATGGAGTAAACAATGAATCTCCAAAAGATGTTGAGATTAACTTATCTAACATTGATTGGAATAAGTTATCTCCTGAGGAGTTCAAAAAAGTAAATGAAACATTACTTGAGAAACAAAAGTTAGTTAAGTCACAAGAACGTAAACAACAAAAAACACTTGGAAATATTGTTGTTAAATTACGTGGTAATTGTTACGAAATTAAGCGTATTGATTACGAAAGACTTAAAACACTTAAATCTCAAAAATCAAAAGATAAGTTGATTGATAAATTGATTGATAAAAATAAACCAATCAAATCAATATAAGTTTATAATTTTTAATTTATAATTTTATTATGACAAAAGAAAACGAAATGGTTGCTGGATTAGAACCTACAACTGAAATGGAAGGTAAGAAGCGTGTTAAACGTGTTCAAACAGCTGAAGAACGTGAAGTTCTTGTTGCTGGTGTACAAAAACTTGGTCAACTTGGTGTTTCTGAGAATCTTCAAAAAGTTCTTGCAATTGTTCCAGATTGGAATGGTGACAAAGAAACTTTAGCTGCAGCTAAAGAAGCTATGATTGAAGCATTCGGAGGTTCTGAAAACCTTAAGGATTTCATCGGTGGTGATTTCATGGAAGAATTGAAACCTTACTTGGGTATCGCTAAGGTTACACCAATCCTTAACAATATTAAGAGTTTCTACGCTCGTCGTGCATCATCTGGTCACAAGACTGCAACAATGCAAGTTAACATCGGTGGTGTATTCTACAAGGTAGATAAGACTTACTTCGATTCTCTTGCTGACAAGAGCAATGAAGAAAAGCGTGAGCTTTTACTTCAACACGAGAAGACAACACGTATCGATAATATCCCAGAGATTTTATAATACGCACCTCTAATCTTATCCCGTTACGCGTAAGTGAAAGATTTGAACAAGCTTATCGCTAGGGTTTTGTAGTTCATTTTTCGTTAGCAAACAACGAATTAACTCGTACCACTACTCTAAAAATATAACGAGATTATAAAAGCGTACAGTTTGCTTGTATGCTTTATTCCATGAGTGTAACAAAGGTTTTGGAAGCATGGCTCATATAAGTTACTTGTTTGGTACTTGAATTCGCATAAAGCGAAACCTAAAAAACCAAACAATTTTAGTGTATTAGTTCAGTCGGTTAGAGCGCTACCCTGTCACGGTAGAAGTCATGGGTTCGAGTCCCATATACACTGCATCATTGATTGTTTGTTATATATTGCTTGTTTGGGTCGTTAGTTCGAATCTAACATCAAGCGCGGCCTATTCGTCTATCGGTTAGGACATAAGATTTTCATTCTTATAAGGGCGGTTCGATTCCGCCATAGGTTACGTTATTAAAATCGTTTGATTATTTTATATTTCAATTAACATTAGTTCTCTAGGCAATTTTCGTTTAAATGATTACGATTTTAATGTTCAGTTATACTTCTGAATTAAAATAAAAAGTAATTTGCTGGAATGGTGAAAATGGAAGTCACAGGAAACTTTTAACGGAATCTATTTGGTAGAAAAAACCAAGTGGGGGTTCGAATCCCTCTTCCAGCTCTTATTTGTTAATAAATACCAGAATGGCGAAACGGTAGACGCTAAAGACTTAAAATCTTTTGGGCAGAAATGCCCGTGTGGGTTCGATTCCCACTTCTGGTACTGGTTTGTGAAAATCAAGTCACCACGTTTCATTAAATTGTGTATATCATATATTGTGAGTTTTATATTTTTGGTGACTTAAAAATTAAAAGGTATGAGTTAATTTAATTCATACCTCCATTGAACTATGGTGTAATGGTAGCACAACAGATTTTGGTTCTGTTTGTATAGGTTCGAATCCTGTTAGTTCAACAAAGAAAGAAAGGTAAGGTAGTTTTTAATTATTTTGATGTTTTTATTTGGGTGTTCAGATTAGTTCTGAACACCCAAATTTTTTATTTCCAAACATTTATAACATCATAATTTTATGGTAATATTATATATTAATGGAACATATAAACATCAAAAATTAAAAATTAAGAATCATGACAAAAGAGGAATTTCTAAAATTAACTGGTTTGAAGGACGTTGAAGACAAAAGATTTTCAATGTATGAAGAGCTTTATAGCGCGTCAGATGTTGATAAACAAACATTTTGCGATATGCTCAATACTTTCAATTTCAAAATACCGATTGAATTTGTTTTCGATGTAGTAACGAAATTAAATAACGAAATTCAAACAACTAAATCATTCTTAGAAAGAATGAATAAATTTCACGAAGAGATTGTTACTTTATTGACCAATCATATTGATGATTTAACAATAGATGATTGGGAAATGTTACGAAAATATATGTTTGAAAAGCAAATCATTAAAATGAAAATTGCTGCCTCAAAAGAGCTAAATAACACACAAAAAGAGATAATAAAAAATCTATTGGATGAAGATATTAAGCGAGATATGATTCGTGATACTTATGAATCAAAAAATTAAATTTTCCAAACATTTATATCATCATAATTTTATGGTTATGTATGAAATATTAACAACTAAAACTCATTGAAAATGAAAAAACTAATTCTATTGATGTTGACGATATTCTTGCAATTAAATTGTAATGCGCAAGATTATTCGCTTGATTTAAGTGGTACAATTTTTCGTTGTAAAAACGCTGACGGGACCTATTCGCACCTAATCTTTAAAGATGATTATTATGGTGCAAGATGTATGATTTATAAAACACTTGGAAACGAAAAAGACCGTAATTTTACGAATTATACAACGGATATTTCCAGAAAAGAAAAATCATTCAATCTTAAAAATGCTGAATGTGGTGTTTATTCGATAATTGGTGAAACAAAAGCACGTATAAAAATACGAGGTGTCAGATATATTGCAACACTTAATTGCAAAGATTGGACGTTACAATTTAGGAATAAAACATGGTATATGATGTATTCTGGACGTTTATTTGATGAATTTTGGACAAATAAAGGTTACGAAGCATATCCGTTAAAATATGTGATAAATACTTACGATTTTCTATACGAACTTAACAGACAAAACCAACAAAGAAGGTAGTAATTAACACCGTAACAAACCGAAAAACAAGCATTTCATAATATGAATATTTTTAAGAAACTTTTCCTTAATTGGAAAGAAAAGCAAGCAGATAAGGAATATCAAAAACAATCTGAATACTATAGAAGGTTAACAAACAGAGCTATTCAGTTGTTTGATGTTACCGAAATTGAAAACAAAAGATTTTTGAAAATATCTTTTGATGATTACAATGTATTGATTCCAGTTGAACACATGAACGATATAAGTTCAACAATCAATCATCTAAGAGAACAATATATTACAGATAACATCAAAAACAAACGATTGATGGATATGTTATTATAATTGCTGAATGTGAAAATCAAGGACCGATTGAATTAATTCAATCGGTCCATCTTTGTTTCTTATCCATTTCGCGTACCGGATAAAACATCATATATTTTAATTATTAATGTTTGGTAAGGTATTATACTTGTAAACAATAGATGACCATCTATTTACAGGTACGCATATTACGAAAAATGTATGGTGTCATATATGGTATGGTATCATATATGGTATGGTATCATATATGGTATGGTATCATATATGGTATGGTATCATATAATATATAATGTACACATGCGCGCACGTATGGAAATAACAACGAAGCGTACCTGTAAATATCATCAAGACATAAAAGCGTACCGGTAAATACATGAGCATTTACCAAGTATTTCCATATATCCTTATATTATACTATGATAATAAAATGGTACCATTATTTACCGGTGTGTATCATAAACATTTTGATACCCGGTACGTATCGTAAGATAAAATATTTCGAGTTTTACTTATAATCTATCTAAATAGTGGATATATTATATGTTGAGTGACTAACATCGTAACAACGTAAAACACCAACAAATAATGGTTCCAAAAATAAAATCAAAAAATAATTTCGATTTTACTTATAAACCAAACAAATAATGGACATATAAAATATCAAACAAACATAATATTAATTTTAAAAACATCACAATTATGAAAAAGAACATTTCAATCGAAGGTTTAGAAAATCAAGTAGCAAACAATGTAGTTAACAACTCAGAGTTTAACTTCTCAGATTTAGAGTGGCTAAAGAAAAACACTCCTGTTTTCCCAGAGGAAATATCTTCATCAAAATTAAATGAAGAGCGCGAACCAAAGGTACAAGCTGGAGCAGAAAGAATCGCAACAATTGACCCTTCTTTCAATGAACTACTCTTGTTACTTGCTGTTTGGTGGGAGAACAAAGAAGCTCGTAAGACTATCAAAACAGCTATCGACAACGAAGCAACAGCTAAGGGACAAGACCCTGTAATGTATATGCAAGGTGAACTTCGTAAGCAAGCAGAAAAGTTCAACGACCTTTCAGAGGTTGTAAGACGAATGATGTATGCAACTACTTACTTCAAGCCACGTGCAGGACAAGAGAAAGATGTATTCAAACAATACTCAATCAACGGTGAAATCTACAACGTTAACCTACGAGTATTGGCTGAGCTTAAAGAAAAGCACGGCGACAACAAGAACGCTCTACTTAAGGAACTTACAAAAGTTTCAGTTAAGGTTGAAGTGTTTATGTTTATTTGAAGTGATGGCAATTTAATGAATCTCACCCCCCCCTTTTTTGTTTCATAATCATTTTACGTACCGGGTAATGTTTGTTATTTCAACACAATATTATTTCGTAAGTGATATGTCCTTAAAAACAGTAGATAACACATATTTACCGGTACGATATGTACATAAATGCTTGATGTCTATAAACATTTGGTTCCCATAAATATTTGGTATAACAATGAATCGTACCGGTAAATACAATCGAGACATAAAAGCGTACCGGTAAATACAAGCAAAAACACAATATTATCTTCGAATCAAGATATTTGCCTTTATATATTGGAAACTACCATGTATTATCAGGTACGTATATAAAAATAATTTGATTTTCTCCTATAATTTATATGTTAAACGGATATATTATATAATAAATAAAACATCACAATTATGATAAACGTACTTTTAGAAACAATACTAACATTGTTCTTGTTCACACTCGGTGGAACATTAATATATCTATGTATAAAGGCTCAATATTATATTGAACAATATTTTAGATGTAAACATGGTTTAAACAAACAATCATTCAATAGATGGTTGGATGTTAAAACGAAAGGCTTCGAATAGAATTCATATCAAAAATATATAGTAGTAAATAGTCCCCTATATTCCTCCATTAGGTAAGATTTAATTATTGATTTTTCATAGGCGTATGAAAGATAAAACGTATTTGTTGTGAAACAAATACGTTTTATTTATTTGGAATCATTAGATTTACGTACCGGATAATGTTTGTTATTTCAACCCTATGTTATTTTGTAAATTATATGTCCTTAAAAACAGTAGATACAGAGTGTTTTCCGGTACGTTATATGTAAATGTTTGGAACTCCCATAATTACTTGATACTCCCATAAATGCTTGATACTCCCATAATTACTTGGTATAACATAACATACCGGTAAATAATACCATAACATAAAAGCGTACCAGTAAAACCAGATTATTTTATCTCCATAAATTAGTTGCTTACCATTTATCTTTAAACATTAAAAATATATTGTATTACCCGGTACGCTATTGTTTTTATAATTTATTTTTTCCAAACATCTATTACATCATATTTTTATGGATATTTAATATATTAATAATAAATATCTAAAATATATGGAAAATAAGAATCAATTAACTTTTGAAGATGTAGTTAAGTTATCTAACGAAACTAATCTCCAATTAAATGTTGTTTCAATAATTGTAAATGTAATTTTATAAATCACATGGAACAACCAAAATACGTTATAAACGTTGAAAATATTGGTAATTTTAAGGGTTATGAAATCTATGATAATTCAGTTAAATTCACCCCAACATATAATTGGTGTACGAATGAATTTAAAAGAATAAATAAGCTTATATTTCATGATAAACTTGAAATTCCAATATTTAAATTAATCAATGTAAAATCATTTTTCGGTGAATTTACAGGTTATCACAATAAAACAAATATCATTCGTTTATCAATTAAATATAACCGAACAGAGTTTGAATATATTAATACATTGGTGCATGAAATGTTACATCAATGGATATTTGAATCTGGAACAAAAGATAACAGTTCACACGGTTTGTATTTCAAGAAATATATGAAACAAATAAACGAAATATTTGGTTTCAAACTAAAAATAATAACATCAAGTAATTTTAAATTGGAACAACCAATGCAAAATAATTATATCATTGTTTACACGGATAAAATAAACAACGAATCTGAACAAATGTTGTTCTTTTCAAGAGTAAACAGTAAGTATTTGAATATTGCTTTGACTTGTTTAAATCTGGACAAAGAAACACAACCAAAATTATTCTGTAGTTCTGATGTCTTTTTCAATCGAATTAAGGAATCAAAGAAAGCGCTCAAAATGTATCTAATAAGTACATACGCTGAAAGTTTGGAAGATTTTATTAACAAATATAAATTAATATCATTAGATTTATGAGAAGAAAATTGTCTGAAATTGCATTGGATATAATGAACAATTGGTCAAATATCAATCCATATGCGCAAGAGTATTTAAAAGCCATGAGATGCATTGATTCAAATGATATTGATGCAATGTATTACATGGATAGTGCGAAAATGATAGTTGCTTATTTCCTATCCAATGCAGCTGGTTGGCGCGGAGAAGCTGCACTTAGAATCAAAAAAGAACTCCGTAATAATTATGAAATTAAATAACAACGTAAAACCAGCATCGTAACATCAGGAAAAAATAAAAACCAAGTATGAAAATACTTGGTTTTTCTTTTTTTACATGATAAACACATTATAATTGGTGCTTAACTTATCATTAAAAGTTATTTCAATCGAATCTTGCAGTGTCTTAATAACTGGATAAACAACGGTACCATCAAATTTCTTAACATACACAATAAGATTACCAACTTTCCAAACATCATCAGAAACTAAATTTCCATGTTCATACTTTTCTCGTTTTAAAACTATTGTGTAATCGTTTTCGCGTTTTACCAGATATTGATAATCAGCAATATCTTTTGTTTTTGTTTCTCCGATTTGTATATTGTATTCAATTGGAATTATTAATTTCTTGTTTTGAATTTCAGTTAGCACATCGTGCATAATGTTTTCAGTATCAAATGTTTTACGTAAGTATTTTACATACTTTAATAACTTGATAATGAATTTCTTGAGTAATTCAAAATTGAATTCCGCAATAATAAAATTACTTTTTATCGAAGCATTGTTGGATAATTCCTTAATATTTTTTGATAATTCTATTTCGGAATTATCCAACCATTTCTCTTGTTTTTCGTCTATTTTCATTGCTGCTTTGATGCTTTATTACGGTGTTACGATGTTACGTTGTTTGCTTTGAAACCTTATAATATTGTTTTTCAAGTCTACTAATATCATTTGAACTCATTGTATAACCGGCAGATTCAATAAATTGCTTTACCGATTCAATAAATTCCTCGATACCATTTGTTTTATCGAAGTGATATTTCAGACCAAATAAGGTGTTAATATCTTCGGTTATAACAGCCATAGAAACACCACAATCGAAAGTAAATTGCTTATTTTTAATCGAAACAATTTTCTGTAATTGCTCTGTTTCCTTCTCATCAACTAATTGTTTCGGTACTTCCTTTTCAACAATTTGTTGGTTGTTTTCAGATTCAAGCAAAGAACGTAACTTCTCTGCTTGAAAGTTTTGATTTATTTTTTTATAATTCCTGATATTCATAACATTATTTTTTGCTTATTTTTTGGTTAACTTTACATTTGCCTTACCAAGTGTAAATACATCTGCAATTTCGTCATCTAATGTTTGACTATTATTACCATAATTTTCAGCTATTTTCTTACCATTGTTAACAGCTTCATTATACGTATCTTGTGCGTTTTTCTTTGCAGCTAAATCATAGTCGATACCTAATTCTTCACGACTTGCAGATAATTTACTCATGTTTTCAGAGTTTGCAGAAACGTTATACAATAAATATTCGAAACCACGTTTGATTTCTGGATATAATTTCATAACATTGCTGATTTTGCTCATTATCATTTTTATGCGAGCGTTGATTGCTGGTTGAGAAAATGTTTTCTTAATTCCGTTTGCTGCATAAAACTTAGATAACTCTTCAGCCATTTCTGTTTGATTGTACTTTCTTTCCTTACCTGTTTTCGTATCGTATTTTGTTTTAAGTCCAAAGTACATTAGGAACAACTGATAATCGTATTTATCAAATAATTTCTTATCGGTTATTTTCTTAATACCTGTTGTTTTGTCTACTTTGGTATCAAACATTGTAAATAGTGATTTAAGCGATTTCACTAAATCTTCGTATAATATCTTCGTTTCAGCTAAAGTTTCTTCATTAGCGTTACCAGCTACAGTACGAGACCAGAAATCAGCATCTGAATCTTCACCACCGATTATTGCGTTATAATCTGATTCCGTTGTTGGACCGTTTACTTTACCGTAACCCATACCATCAACAATATCCTCAATATATTGTTCTGGAATGTCCTTTAACTCAGAATTATGTTTCATCCAATATTCGATTGCTTTACTTCTCTTGTGTTCTAATGTTGCACGCATCGAACCAGAAATCATACCACCTGATGATAATTCAAACAAACCACGTTTAATTGAATTCGTAATATAACTGTGAGCGAAACCATCGAATGTTATGGCGCTATCCTTAAATCGTTGTAGTTTGTACCATTTGTTTATCGCTTGTGTTAAACCAAGTAAACCATAAGATACTGCGTCTTCATAGTTTCGCATTGCACCTTGTCTTGAACAAATGTTGTAAGCTATTGCTTGAACGTACTTAACATTAGCTGATGCCAACATATCTTTAGGTTGCTCTTCATCAGTTTCAAAATCAAACAAACCATACATGATATCAGTTATATCATGATAACCTTTCAAACGTTTAATTTCTGATGCTGAATCCATTTTGTTAGCTTCAATTTTTAACTTGATTTCTTCAAGTTCTTTCTTATCAGCATCTGTTTGGTTTTCACGTATTAATTGAATAATCTTGTTTGTTGGAAGATTATAAAGTTGTGATGGTGCTATTTCAGTTAGCTCAGAAATATCATGAATCAACTCATCATAAGCATCTTCTGTGCTTAGTAAATCATCTGTTTCATCTAAATTCAATTCCTGAACATTATCTGAATATTTATTTTTGAAATCAATCTTTTTACGTAAATCATTTAAACGAGTTAAGATTGAATTCGGATTTTTCTTGTTATATAAATCTTTCAAAGCTTTTGCTTCATCACGTAATTCTTTCAAACGTTCTGAATTATGTACTTTATCAATTGTTTCTTCTCGTTCAACTTTTGTTTCCGATTTAACAATGTTTTCGAATTTCTTTATTGAACCTTTTAACTCTTGTAACTGTACTTTTAATAGTTCCACATGTTCTGCAGCCCCACGTTTTTTATACTCAAGTATTTCAGCTTTAATAACATCAACTTGTTGTTTCAAAGTTTTATATTGTGGTGCTGACTTGATATAATGTTTTAGCTTTTCATTGGCTGAACGTCTCAAGGCATTTGTTGCATTACCAGCAAGTTCAATCTTTAATTCCTCTTTCTTTCTTTGTGCGATTGCTTTCTTTTCTTGCTTAGATAATACACCTACTTCTGAAAGTAATTGTGTTTGATTTTTTTGTGTAGTCATTATTTTTATGATGTTTATAAGTTTAATTATTTAATAACATTACCATTTTATTATATATTTATAAGTGTTTGGAAAATAAAAATAAGCTTTCGTTATTCATTAAATTCCGAACTATCGTTTGTTGTTGGTTTTGGACCTTTTGTTCTTGGTTGATTAACTTCAGGGTCTGAATCTTTTCCGCCTGATTCAGCAAAAGCACCACCAGATAATATACCTCTTGTCTCTTCAGAAACGAAATCAAATGTTTCATATAATGTTGTATCGAGCGCATTATCTTCCATACCGAAAAAGTTACGTATTGGTTGATTATCACTTGAACCAAATACATCAGAATAATTACGTGTTTCTTTTCTTGTTTGTTTGAGATATTTTGATTGTGCTCCTTTTGGTGCAAAGTATAATCGTTGTCTGCCATGATTAAACATCATCTCTATACCGGCTCTATCTTTAGGTTGACCCGGTTTTAGCTTTACGACAACTTGCATCTTTGTTGGGAAATCTCCATAAGACAATGAATCAGTTGGAAATTTGAAATCGACACCAGTCATAATTAAATTACCAACACACATTATTGGGTTAAACGGATTACCGATAGTTAGATGCCAATTACCAGTAGGTTCAGATGATAACAAAGAATTCATAGCTAATATACCTGGGCGTCCAACTGAATCTAAGACTTTACCCATCGCTAAAGCAAAGGCACCATTAACTATTTTCTTAAGCGTTGCAAGTGCTGATTGTTTTGAAGCAAAAATATCTTGCAACCAACCTCTGATTTGTCCAGCTGCTTTATGGAATATTTTGTAAGCATCATCTGAATTCATGTAAGCAATCTTGTGCATGAAATTCGTTGGTCTTTCACCAACCCAATATCTTGAACCTCCCCAGAATTTTGCGTTATTATAAGTACAAGCTAATATGTTTGCCAATATATCTTTGAAAGCATATTCCGCTGTTCTACCGTTAATTGAACGTAATTCGTAATCAAATGTTATTTCGAAATCTTTATTGAATTCTAAACCGACATCACGTATGTTCGTTTGTGAGATAGAATCAACTGGACCGTAAACCCTGTTTTGGTCGAATTTAGGGTCGTATGAATTCATAGGTGCACCTGGAGTTGAACGTCCAGAAACAGCATTTGATTGCAATGTTGTATCGAATAAGTTTGCTACATTTTTAATGAAACCAGATACACCTGATTGGTCACCAAACATTGATGCTTGTTCCATTTCAGCAGTTAACTCTTTCCAACGTAAAGCGTAACTGAATGATAACAGTTCCTCCATCTTATTCGTTTCCTGTGTCATATATGTTACCATACGAGCTATATCATGCCATTCCTGTTGTCTATCAAAAATGTTATCGGTACAAGCAAACGGAAAACGTCGTAAAGTTATTAATCGGTTTATAGGCAAACCAACGTTTTTACAGTAAACAAAATCATCTAAATCATATCGAACAGCATCTTCTCTTCGATTCATCATACATAAATCAATAACCGTTTTAGGTTCAAAGAAACCACTGTGCTTAGGTATATCTGTTTCCATGGCAGGATAGTTTCCAGCCAATTTTATTAAATGTAACTTGTTTAAAATCGATACATTCTTTTTACCAGCATTTAAACGACTGGTCATTGTATCTGTTAAACCACGTGTTAAATCTAATTCGATACCAAAGTCTTTATAAACATGTTTATCCTGATACAGATTGAACAAATTAGACGCGATGTCACCTGAATCTTTAAAAGTGTTTAATTCTATTTTCTCTTGATTACCACTTGTTTCGTAATCATCGTCATCATATATTTTAGAATTATTTACCGCTGAAACTTTATTGTTTTCAGAAACAGACACATCGTCATCATACTTAGGTATGTTGAAATCATCATTATCTGTAAATGTATTTTCAAAACTTTTGTTGCTCATATAATTTCAAATGATAAGATTCAATCATGTTTAAGATAATCATCATAATATTATCATAATAAGATTCCATCAATATCTTCAATCATGTTTATCAAATCTTGTTTAACTACAGATATATATTCCTTTCGTAATTCCCGTATTTTATTTTCTGAATCACGCGTAAAATACGCTTCAACCTTAAACAGGTTCTTATTATAATCAAAATCTACTGTTATCTGTTTTGTTGTTTTCGACTTAACAACGTTATCATCTGTAGATAGGTAAACAGAAACAGGATGTTTGAAAAAATACTGTTGAATTGTTTTCGGTGATTCGAGTATTTCCAGTATGCGAATATAATAGATTTTATTTAAACCATCAACAAACGAATCTTTAACTATCAAACCTTTAACAATTAACGGTCTATGGAAGTTATCGTTAGTAAACACACAACAATAACAAACGTCTCCTGATTCTAATATCGGATTTTCTTGATTATATAAATTTACGAATTCTCCGGTGTTATTATTTCCAAAATACATAATTATTTAATTTATCGAAAAATACAAAACCAATAAATAAAAACATATAAAATACCTATAAATGCTCGGAAAAATAAAATAAATTAAGCCTATTTATAAGGACTTTTTCATTTGCGTAATTTTACCGAATTTTGTATTTCCAGAACATGAATGGTTAAAATTAAACTAATTTAACATAATATTTTTATAATATTAGTATTCATTTAAAAATTTAAAGTAAAAGTGCTAAAATGAAAGGTAAAAAAGGGCCTTATTTAAGGCCTATTCCCAAACACCCTTCTTGAGCCTTCTGATAACATTTCATAAGCATATTGTTTTATCTCTCCAAAAAGTTACTTAATAGATTATTTATATCTTTGATACCATTTTCAATAACCTCTTGATTATCTTTTTCAACATTTGCTTGTTTATTGATATGTTTATGTTCATGATTTGGTTTTATGTTTGGTTGTGTTTTTGTTTCCGATATATTGTTACCCTTGTTAACATCGATACCATTGATTGCTTGTAAAACAATAGATGCAATTTCCTCGTAATTTATCTTTATTTGGTGTGCAATATATCGAGCGATTTGTTTATCATCAAGTTCAAAGAGTTCGATTATTTGCTGTAGTTTATTTAAATCAAAATCAATTGGTAACTCAATGTTTAACGATAACTTCTTTTGTTTGTATGGTCTGTCACCATATTTCTTTTCGTAACTATCATTCAAAGAAACAATTGATGCTTTAGAAATAATCGATAACGTTTGTTTATCAATGTAATTATTTTGTTCATGTTTCGAATCATTAGTTACTTTGTTTACATTGGTATCATTGTTGTTTGGTTCTTTGCGTTTAACGATTTGTCTGTTTAACAGTTCTTCAAATTGCTTATCAGTTAACGCTATCAGCTTTTCACTGTTATCACTTGTTTGACGGTGTATTGTTACTTGCTGTTGGTGATTGGTTTCATAAACCAAATCATCATCTGTTTCCACCTGTTCCTCAGTCATATTTATTTCAACAGGTCTAAAGTCACCAAATATATCTTTACCGAATTTCCTTTGTGGTTTTGCTTGCGGTACTGTATCTAACGCAACGTAATCATCAAGCAAAATATATTCAGGTATTTCCTTCTTATCATCTGTTATCCAATAACCTTCTCGCTGTGATTTTCCGATTATTCTTATTATCTGTTTCACTTCAGCGTCCAATGTACTCTTAGTGCAATAGTGACCAGGCAAAATTATTTCTGAACGTTTCATAATTCCATTATTATTTAAGTTATTATTGTTATCATTATTTACTTGATTCTGTCCATATAGTGATTTAATAAATCTAGACAGATTGTTAAACCATTCTTTGAAAGCCATTCAAAATTATCGTAAGTTTTATTATTTAAATTCTTGATTAATATGAACTTTAGTTGTTTGATACCAGCTAAATTTATATTATCAAAAATAGTATTATCTGATTTGTTGTTTATGAGTATGTTTGATTTCATTTGATTGTAGTAATAACAAACATCTCGTAATTGTTTCTTGTTAAAGTTCTCAACAAAGAAATTATTTTTTGTTAGGAAACAGTAATTCATAAAATTAATGAATTCATTAATTGCATGTGCTGTATCGTCCAAAGAATAATTAACATAATTGTTTGGTATTGTTTTCCTAATTTTATTCGTATAATTCTTTTTATTAAATTCCATATTATTTATTTTTCAAAGTTTTCTCTATATTGTTTTCAATGAATTGTAACTGTTTTTCTTTTTGTACTTGAATATATTTGTATTGAGCAATAGTGGGTTTATCTTGAAATTTGGAAAAACATTCAGTACAAAAACAATTCTTTCTCCCGTAAGCATCATACCGTATATAAATAGGTTTCATACAATTCAAACAATTCGATTTGAATTTTGTTGTGAATTTATATTTTTGTCTGATAACTTTTTGTTTACGTATATTATGCAGCAACAAATAAGTTTGAGATTTATTCAGTTCCATATTATCAATAAATTATTTTTCCTTTACTTTGTATATATTCAAACAACAGTAACTCATAAAATATTTGTTATGATTAAAAAACGTAGGGAAACAAATAACACTAAGCAACAGACATCTACAAATAATATTAAGCAACAGACATCTACAAAAAAGGAAAATACCCTAATAATAGATGGTGTTGAAATTGTAGATGTAAATGGTATCGAAAAACCAACTTTCAATAATTATGAAGACGAAGCAAAATATGTTGTTAAATTATTGAAAGCTCAAGGTACAGATATATATGATGAAAATAGGTTTGGTGGCATGTATCTACGACAAAATAAAGATAAGGGTTTATCAAATATTTTTAAGAACAACAAAACAGTAAATAATGAAACTTCAGATGCTGCTTTGGATAATGCTGCGTTATCTGAGTTTTTTAAACAATAATCATAAAATTCCAAAACAATGAAACAAGAAGAACAAGACAAATTAAATGAATTAAAAAATTTAATTGGTGAAGAAAACAACAACGAAACAATCAACAATGATGTAATCAATGAAAAGGTGGAACAACCTCAAATTGAGTTAGTTAAATCTACCGAAACAACAAAGACATCATTACTTGATGGTTATTTAAAAATTGATAAATCAAAGTTACCACAACACGGTGCATTATATCCTGAATCTTGGGAATTCGCATACAGATGCCCAACAGCGAAAGAAATTGCTAACTTCTCAACAATCAATGAAATGGACCAACCAGGAATTATTGTTGCTGTTGAAGAGTTGATTAGAAAATGCGTTGTTATCTTTGATACCGATAGAAACGTAAAAGTGAACACAGGTGAAATTTGTGATGCACACAGAACTTTCTGGTTGTTGTTAATTCGTAGTTTTTATTTACCTGATGCTCCTGTTAAAATCAATTCAATTTGCACAACCTGTCAAGAACAGTATGATGCAATTTTGGATGCACATGCTTTGAATTATCGTGAATTAAATGATAAGTTATTATCGGCTTACGATGGAAGAATCTTCACCCTAAATATAGATGATAACGAGGTTAAGTTCAGAGTTCCAACTTTAGAAACAACTGGAAGAATCTTCAAATATATTGTGAAAGCTTACCGTAATACGAACAATGGTAACGAAGATAAAAAGGATGATAAATTGATTTTCGATAAACAATTTTTATTGATTGCTCCGTATCTATTCTTAAATGGTAACGAAACAATGCGCGATATAATGTTTAAGTATAAAGCGATTGTTAAGAATGATTCGTTATTCAGAGCATACTTAACAGTTGTGAATCGATTGAAATTAGATAACAAAGAAACTTTTGTAACTGATTGTCCAAACTGTGGTTCTTCGGAGGAGACCATGATTACGTTTCCCGGTGGCTGGAAAAAACTATTTATTTCCAACACAGATTCTACAGGATATTTCGATTAGTAAAATCAATGATACCGAATATTGGTATGGTATATTTAAAGATAGTTTTTTGTTAACATTCATTTATCGACAATCAATTGTTTCACAAAAAGATTTCTACAAGACTTGTGTTTTGATAAGTTATAAAACATCAAACAACCAGTCAGAAATTGAAAAAATGCCGTATTATGTTTTCAATAATTTCGTAGCGTTTTTGAATGAAATAATTGAAGAAGAGAATGGTGACAACAAAAATTCTAATCAAACTACTGAAGCATCTGAACACATAGCTTCAGCACAAAAGAACTTTAAGACACAGATGTCAAGTATGTCTAAAAACTTTGGTAAAATAGGTTCGAAGAAAATATAAGTTCTATTTTTATTGATTTGGATAAGTGGTGATATGATTGTTTCAATACTTTCTTAATCACCACTTTTCATATATAAATTAGAAAAGAAAATACTTAGATATATGGAAAAATTAAATCAAGATTTTAATGACCTGTTATTAAAAAATAAAAAAGATACGGGTAATTCAGATTCGGTAATAATTAATTCTTTAAATAAAAAGAAGAAAAAACGTAAGCAAACAAGTATTGAATATCAAAACAATCAACAAACCAATGATGTTCAAGAAAACAAAATAATTATACCTGAATCATTACAAAATGTCGCTTATAAGGAAATAGTTGATACCGCTCAACAGCAAGCACAAAAAACTTACCAAGAATTCACAAAACAACAAATAATTCAACAAGCAGTTAATGTTGCTAAAACTGAAGGTACTTTGAATGTTGATGATGAATTGGAAGAAAAGGTTACTGAAACATTAGAGCAAATAACTGATAAAGATTTATCTGATGTCAATACTGTTGAGGTTGTATCTACAACGGTTGAAGCAATCAAGGAAGTTCCAGATGTTAACTTAACATTAGATGATGTCGAGATAATTCCATCTAAAACAAAGAAAGATAAAACCGGATATTTCAAAACAAAAGTAAATATCAAAAAATCAAACATTCCAGAAATTATTAATAAGATTTCAACAATTGTAAAAAAGGAAACAAACGGTTTGATTTCACCACGTGTTTGCGATTTACGAGTAATTGGAAATACAAACAAAACTCAGTTACGAAACAAATCATTAAAACTTTCGGCAGCTACTGTTGTGTTCAAACCTGATTTCACAAAATTAAAGGTTAACAAGGGTACAAGAATTATGTTATCGGTACCAAACGGAAATTCAGAAAAATCATACAACGGTAATCTTTTGGTTTATGTTCAAGAATCAAGAGCAAAAGATATTGTTGAAGTATCACAGAAAGACTTTTCGAATGAAAATGCTTACATTAATTTCTTGGCTCAATTAATATCAAATTATTACAATTCCGGATATTCAGTAACAATAAACAAATTACAATTACGTGGTACCAATAATCCGTTATTTGAAATAATTCAAGATATAGTGAATACCGGTGATTACAAAGTAAAACCTGTTCAATCACCAGATGGTAACATTTATCGTTTCGAAGTAATTTCCAAACATGAAAAGAATCAATGGTTACGTGTAATAGTTGATACTGTTATGAACGGAAGTTATAAAGTTTATGGTCTCAATGAACTTACGAAAGATGAATACACAATAACAAATGGTACTTTGAGTTTAAAGATGCTAAGCGAAAATATGATTTATATTCTAACAAAATCATACGAACGCAATTGGGAGAAAGAACTGAAAAACAGTGGTATCGACGAAATATATTATATGTTGCATAAATTGAAACATAGAAAACTAAGATTAGTTGGTAACGCTTTATATTCGTCAATGCAACCAAACGATGAAGATAACGTAACACATGAAGTATTCGGTTATCCAGTAACAGACAATATCGAAATTTTAAAAACAGCAAGTAGACGTGATATGATTAAACTACAAAACAACGATTACGATGCTGAATTGATTATTGGAAAAACAGATAAACTCGATTTCTTCTATTTAATGTATTTAGCTTATCCTATAATAGGTGGTGACAGACGTTCAGGAAGAGAATATATTACACGTGATGAATATTACGAAAAGTATAATGTTCTTGATAGAGGAGAATACGATAAACGAAAGAAAACCGTATTAGAGAAACAAGGAATCGAAAGAAATTACAATTCACGTATTTATCTTTTCCAACTTGAATATTCTGTTAATGGTGTTAAGAATATATATCGTGCGAAGACATTTAAGGAGATAATGGAACAAACAAAATTCTTATCAGATAATCCTATGATGTCAGTTAACAGTCCCATTTAATATTAAGACTTTAAATATATGATTATCAATAAAATTCCGAGTGCCGGTAAAGAAAAATTATATCAATCATTGTATAGTTATACATCAAGTTTAATTAAGCGTGGTGTATCTATACAATGTATAGCACATTCAGATAAGTATGGTGCTATTGATATACAGGTAAATGGAAAACGAGGAATAGTTAGAAAAAACATAGTTGTTGCTTACGATACAGCTGAACAATTATGGTTAGCAATCAATGACGGATACGAATGTAAGATGTATTCGTTATCTGATGTAACAGTTGTTGTACGTAGTGCAATAACCAAATTATCTTCGTTAGTATCAAAACTTTAAAATTAAGTTTTTATGCACCAAAAAGAAACAAACATAGCTAATATTGGTTTTAGTTCGATTACATCAATATTAAGTAATATACATAACGAACAACTATCGATGTCAACTGTTTTAGGATTTGTAAAAGATTCAGTTGAAAAGATAGCGACATCAGGTATTTTATCTGTTTCAGAAATTTTAAACAATCAGATAAAATTTCATTCATTGAAACATTCATTATTAACATCGATTAATAATAGATTGGGTTTAATAAATGATTCGTTATTGTCTATGTTTGGTGATTTGGGTATGAAAAATTCAGATACAACTGTTGTTCAAAACCAAATAAGTTCAACACCAATTGTAAATGAATTAATAAGCATACGAGAATTATTAAAGAATTATTTCGAAAGTAAATTGAATTCAAGTAAAAGTATCAATACACCACTTGGTGAAGATACTGATACGATGTCAAGTAAGCTTGGTTCAATGTTTTCGAATGCTATCAATAGTTCAGTGCTTACAGATAACATGTTACGTGTAATGAATGACATCCACGTAGCTTTGTTACATGCTAATATGATATTAAATGATGCGCTTGATTATATTAGGGATATTTATTTTTTGATTCCCGATATATCAAGTGGTTCAAATAAAACAGCAACGCAATCAGTTAAAACACGTAATGCTGAATTTAATAAATTGCTTGAATCATTTACTGAACTACAAAATAGATTATCGGATAAATTCATAAAAAATTTCGGAGAATTCGTAAAATTTTATACAACATTTATCGATGAAAAGAATTCCAAAAAGTTACGATTATCAGCTACAAATCTAAACATATTTGCCGGTAGTTTAAAAACAGTTTCTTTCTTACTTGGTGGTGTTAACAAAATATTTACGAGTTTAACTTTATCGATTGTTATGTTATCACTATCAATTGTGAATCCATTGTTTTATGGTGCAATTGGTGTTTTAGCTGGTGTGATGACAACATTACGAAATACTTTTGGTGACCTCAAAACAGTTGTATTACTTCCGAAAGCAATTTTAAATATCGGTTTAGCTACGGGTATATTTGTCGGTAGTTTATTGTTAATTAAAAATGTTTCTTGGAGTGCTTTAGGTAAATTCTTGGTTTTCGTTACATCATTAATGGCAGTGTTTAAATTATTTGGTGGAAATCAACAAGGTTTATCTGATGCTTTCGCTGGTAAGAAAACAGTATTCAAATCATCTGTAGGTGGTATCTTCACAGCTGCACTTGGTTTATCAATATTGGTGTTATCTCTCAATAGTGTTAAAAATGTTGATTTCGCCAAAGCTTCGATGTTGTTAGTATTTATGGGTGGTTTAGCTTTAACCATGCGAATAATGAATCGTGGAAACATGTTGAATCCTAAGAGTTCAGCTGGAAATGATTTCATGAAATTATCGTTGGGTTTAAGTATTTTGATTATCGCTGTTGCTGCGGTTGGCGAAGTTAACTGGGGTGCTGCATTAGGTATGATTGCTGGATTCGTTTTGGGTATAAGCTTGGTTATGCTTATCGCTAACAAAATAATGGGTTCAGGTGGTGGACTTGGCAAAGGTGGAATGAACATGGTTTTCAGCGGAAACGTTAGTATGAAAGGTATGTTTGGTTTCGCTATGGGTTTGGCAATTTTACTTTTAGTTGTTGATGCGATTCACGAAGTAAATTGGAAAGATACTGTTTTACTTTTAATGTTTATCAGTGCTGTTTCGTTTGCTGTTGCTGCACCAAGTTTACTTACCAAAGGAAAGATGAATGGTCAACCAGTTGGTGGTATGTTAGGATTCAGTGTTGGTGTCGCTATATTACTGTTAACAGTTGATGCTTGTTCTGAAGTAAACTGGGATAATGCTTGGAAGTTAGTATTATTCATGGGTGCTTTAGTTCTTGAATTCTCATATCTTCAAATGCATGTTGATGGTTCAAACTTACTTAAAGCAACAGCAGCGTTAGTTCTTGGAACTGTTAGTTTGATTGGTTGTTTAAAATTACTTGATAGAGTTAACATTGATTATGGTAAGTTACTTTTCTTTGGTGCTTCAACTTTAGAATTTATCGGTATCATGTATATTATAAGCAAATTACAGAATCAAATAAAAGAAGGTTCAAAAGCTTTATTCTATTTGGTTGGTGGTATGTTTATGATATCAGGACTTATTTGGTACATATTAAGTTATGTTACAATTGATATCGAGAAAATGCTTGCCTTCGCAATTGGAACAGGAATAATTATTGGTTTATCGGTATTAGCGAGTGAATTCAAAACTCAAATAGAAGAAGGTGCTTTACCTTTATTGGCTGTTTCAGCAGTTGGTGTTATCTTGGCTTATGCGATGCGTAAAATCATGGATGTTGATATTCAACCATTACCATTCATTGGTTTCATGTTAGCTACAACAACTTTAGTTCTTGGAATGGCCGCAGCTTCGTTTATTGTGGTTCCAGCTTTTATAGGTGCTATTGGTGTTTTATCGGTAGCTGTTGCATCAATATTAACAGCTTATGCTTTACAAAAAATAAGTGAATTAAATATTTCTGAAGATAAGATAAAAACATTTGGTAACAGTATTGTTTCGTTAATCGATGCTTTCAATGAAATAGGTTTGATAGCAGCTGGAAAAGCTGTTATCAAAGCAGGAATGTTGTTCGTGATTTCTGGAGTTTCAATATTAACAAGTTCCGCTTTATTCTTGATATCAGCGTTAAACATAAAAGAAGATAAGATAAAATCATTCGGTAACGGTATAGTTTCGTTAATAGATTCTTTCGATAAAGTTGGTTTGATTGCTATTGGTAAAGCAGCCTTAAAAGCAACAGCGCTCGTAGCTATTTCAGCGGCAAGTATTTTAGTTGCAGCAGCTTTCAAAGCTATTGATACAATGCAAATCGGAAGAGATTCATTAAACAACTTTGGAATTTTAGTTAATAGATTCTTGGATGCCACTGTTGACCCAATAAACAAAGCTTCAGATAAATTAAAATCAATTGCTCCAGCATTGAATTCCTTGATGAAATTGGTTTCAATAAGTAAAGGGTTACTTGATATTGTTGAATCATACGCTAACATGAAAGTAGGTGAATGGAGATATAATCAAAGAACCGGTAAAATGGAAATCGTTGGTTATAAGAAAATTGATGATAAAATATTTGGTGCTGTTGGTAGAAACATTGGTAAACTATTACAAGGATTACTTGAACCACTAACAATAATTGCTTCAGATGATGAAGTATGGAATTTCAATGGTGTTAAGGTAAAAAATCCATTTAAGAATGGTTGGTTCGGAATGGATAATAACTCAGGTACAAATAGAATCGAAAGAATTGGTAACGCATTTGGTTCCTTAGTTAAATCGATGAACGGATTAAGCGCAAATAAATTCTTAAGTGGTTATTGGAAAGATTATTTGAGATTTAAAGGAATTCTAAATGATTTTATTGGAATGATGATTCTTTCAATTAATCGATTCACCAATGTAAATTCAGATTATTTCCCAAAACACGGTGAAAACATATCTAAGTTCTTTGATTATATCAATAAAATTTCAGCACCAAATGATAAAAGGAATTTAGCTGGTCAGGTAAATGAATTGATGAATTCGTTATCAGATAAAGTTAAGTGGAATACAATCAATAATCAGTTAACAAGAACACATAAAAACCTTGATAACATTGTTAAAACGATAAATAAAATCTCGTTACAAAAAGCAACAATGTTACAAAAGAACTTGATGTTGTTATCAAATGCTCGAACAGCTGAACAGTTACAAAGATGTATTGCTGAAATTGAACAATTAATTTCAACAATAGTTGAGTATCAAGAAAAACAACAAAAAGCAAACGCTCAATTAACAAATACAGTTGCTGAAGCATTCGGTGTAAATGATAAACAAAGAGCTGAAAAGAATGGTGTTGTATTTGATAAGGAAGGAAATGTTGACAGAAGTAAAACAGATATGAAGGCGTTGTTAAGTGAAATCTTGTCAGCTGTTAATGCTTTGAGAGTTAATGCTGATAAAAACGCTGATATGGATGTTTACGTAACAAATATAAAAGATTTAGCCGATGCTGTTAAGCGAAATTTTTAATTTGAAAATAAATAATATATAATTCATAAATTGTCACATAAGTCGTCTACTTGGGATTTACGTTATTGGTGAATTTCGAATATATCTGATAACCTACCCCTAACAAGAAATTGGAGAAACGCAATGACAAAACATGTTTAATTTTTAATTTATAAAATCATGACAAAGAAAGAATTCGTTGCTCAGGTAGTTGAGCAGATTCTTAAGAATCCAAGAAAAGTGTTGGCTGGTCACGGAATCAGCGCAACAGTGTTACAACAAATCATTAAGCGTCCAGACGTTATGGCGCGTTTAGCGTCTGTTTTATGGACACTTAAAACAGCAAAACGTGGTGCTTTAGGTTTAAAGAAAACAAACTTATTCCAAATTAAGGGTTACAAGAATTTCCCTGAAATGAATGTTAAGGCACGCGAAGATATTGAAAATTTCGTTGGTGGTCTTTCAGACGCTGATGCTGAAAAATTCAATAATGCTGGTAACGTAATTACTGTTTTATTGTTGCCTGAAAAACCAGCAGCAGACCAAGAAGTAATGGACCAAGTAGTTGGTGGCAAATCTGTTCTTGTTAATTTTGATACCGCAGTTCGTAAGGAATATAAAATTCCTGGTGGAATGTATTTAGTTGTTATGGTGGCTGATAGCGCTGTTAGACCAGCTGAAGAAAAAACAGCTAAACGTCAAAAGAAAGTAAATGAACGTGCAAACAAACGTCGTACTCCAGCTCGTTTAAAAGCTGAATTGAAGAAGAAAGCACAAGCTAAGTTAGCTGTTTTGAAGAAGAAACGTGATGCTCTTGATGCTCAAGCTTATACTTTAGGTGTTGAGGCTCAACAAAGCCAATATCTTCAAAATCAATTTGGAGACGATATTTTAGCAGGTATCGATAACATGGATGCTGATGCAGCAGCAGCTCAACAAGTTCGTAAAAATACTTTAGCTGGTTTACGTGGTAAAGACAAGACAGCATACACAATGGGTATGGCTTTACTCAAGAAAGGTAAAAAAGCAGCAGCAAAAGAAGTATTTAGCACAATGAAGAATCCTGATGTTGTTGATGTATTGAATGCACAAATTACTTCTGGAACCGATAAGATTAATGCTCGTAAGGCAGCTTTACGTAAAGAATTACGTAAATACGTTCAACGCGGTGACCAATTGTTACTTGATTTAAGTATGGCACCTGAGAACAAGAAGCTTTCTGTTCGTAGTATGATTTCTAAAAACAACGCGATGATTAAGAAACTTCGTGCTCAGTTAGGAACTTACAAGAACTTAAGTGCAGCTGGAAGAGCAAACAAAGCAGCTATGCTTGCAAAGGTTAATGCTGATATCGAAGCAAATATCGCTGAAGGTGCAACAATTTCTCAAGCACTAAATGCAGCTATTGCTGAGCTTAACGCAAAACCACAACAAAAGCAAGTTATCAAACAGCAAGTAATGCAACAGGTAGCTGATGGTATGCCAATTCAGTATGCTGTTCAACAAGCTGTTCAACAAATGCCAGTAGATTCAATTGATACATCGTTAACAAATGAATATACTGTTGAAGATTTAATGAATAGACTTTAAAGAGTGAAAAACTCAATTTAAAGGGTAAATGGGGACTGGAAATTTTTAATTTCCAGTCCCATTCATATATAAATTATAAAAGATAAAAATATATGAAAAAATATAGTAAACTTCGTAAAGGTTGGAATCTTCCATCAGGAACGCAAGTATATACAGAACAACCACAGATTGCTCAATTAGAATTAAATTATAGCGGGCCACTTGTTAAAGATTCAATGGTTGAAACAGTTGAAGATTTGACAACATTGAAAAACAAATACGCTTATCAACATAAACGTGTTTGGGTTAAGGAAGATGCAGCTGAATATTATTTGGATAACGGTGACGGTTCAAGGTTAGAAGATTGGAAAAAATCAGTTGCTAGAATGGTTGTTCAACCATGGGTAGAGAATGAACCATATCAAGCTGGTGATGTTGTCATGGTTAATTTGAAGATGTACTATGCTTTAAAAGACTGTTCACCAGGTATAAATCCAATTGAAAACGAAGAGTTCTGGACAACTATAACCGGAGAAATAGAAACATACCGTTATGATTTTAAAGATACAGCTTCTGTCATTATTTATACGGAAATCAGAAACCCTATGTTTCAAATAATAAAGGGTGACTTTGTTCTTGATGAATCAGGTGAAAACGTAATTGATGAAGAAACAGGTTTTTCTAAATTATCAAATCAAGAAATAATTGATGCTGAAATAAAAATACGTGAAGATTTAGAAAACAGAAATGGTGACATATTACCAGATAACGAGGGTGGAAAACCATATGAAATCAGCTTTTATTCGAACGAAAAACCAATACGATTAACCGGAATTATAAACGTAAAATAACATGGAAAAAATAATTATCAAGGAAATAAAAAGTAATAGTTTATTATCTGATGAAATACGTATTTCGGCATTATTAAATAATAAAGAAGTCGGTCATATAATTATATCGGAGAATTCAGATGAATCAAACTTTGATGAAAATCTTGATGACAAAGCAGTATATGATTCGGTAATTAAACTTTTAGATGATTACGGTTATTTTTATACGCTTGATTATCTTTATGTTAATGAAGGATATAGAGGGGCTGGTATCGGAAGAAAACTTTTATATTATTGGAAAAGTCATTACGGTACTAAACCAACTATTTTACATAAAAGTAGTTATTCCATGCCTGATGAACAAACTAAAAAATTAATGAATAATAAAATTTTACCGAATTTATATCGTGAAGTTGGATTCAAACAAATAAAAAATACAAATTATTTTTGTAATAAATAGATTATTATGGGATTCATTCAAAAAATATACAAATCACTTGATTTTACCGGAAACAGAATAAAGAATCTTCGTGTTGATACACCAGAAGAAACAATAAATTCTGAAGATATTGGTAATCAGCATTATAATGAAATTAAAGAATTCGTTGCCAACAAAGAATATGTTGACAAGGTTTCCAGTTATGATTCACCGCTTGTTAAAATGTTTGGTAAATCACTTGTTTTTGATTGGGTAACAAACATAAATAACAAATCAATTAAGGAAGTTCTGGAAATCTTATTGTTTCCAAGAATAAAACCAAAATACATTGATGCCACTGTAGATTCAGTAAATGTCATTATTAATGAAAACAAGACACCAAAAAGAAAAAACAAATATTTGGTTTTTGATGATGCTCAAAGAACATTGACAAATCATTATTGTATTGAGATTCAATTGAATCCAAATGATAGAGTATCAACTAAAGCTGGGCAACTATTAATTTATAATGCTGATAATTCAGAAGTTGTTGGAACAATAACGGCAACAGATACAAACGAAACAATTCAGAAATTTGAATTTGATTTCCGATTGAACGCAAGCAATAAAATATTCTTTGAACGAATATACACTGAAGCTAAAAGCATAAAGAAAGATACAAGAGGTGACGATTCCCAAATTGAAAATCCTAATTGGGTTTTGAAAACAGATATAACCAAGGATATACATTCGAATATTTCTTTTGAAACTTGTTATCTTTTCAGTGGTTTTGTGGAATCATTAACAGATGAAGTAACACCAACTGGAAATTTATCGAAACATAATTTTATTTTGATACCGGCAAATACAAAATGTATTATTGACGTAGCTATACCGATTAAAAATTTAAAAGGTGAATTAAGAGCTGCATATTACGATAAATCAAACAATTTAAAATATTCTGAATCAATATATGCGTTTGAATTAAAAAATTCAATAACAGTTGATGATATTGAATATAATTTGAATCGTTATTATTTGGGTTATTTCGAAAAAGAAACAAAATTATATTTTATAAGACATGAGTAATCAATATATATCTGAAATGAATTTTGGGGAACCAAAACGAATTTCATCATCAATAAAAATAAATAAACCGATACCAATTGATTGTAGGTATTTAGTATCAAGTTTATCAAAGCTTGATAAAGAATTACCAAAACAATATAGGTATACCGGTCTTATTTTCTTTGTTCCAGATTCCAATATAAATATAGGTACAGGTAACAAAACAAATTTTGGAATTTATTATTGTTTTGATAACGATATAAATACTCCAGTACCTTTGCATGATTTATCCTTAAGATATATCGTTCACCAAATAAAAGATATAACTGATTATTCAACATTACTTGATAGATTAAATTCTGAAACATTTAGTAAACCAGGAAATATTGTTGATATCAAAGATTTAGGAATTCAAGTTATATTTACTGGTGATAAATGGAAATATTTTAATGGTAAATATACGCTTAATTCTATAGATGATTGGGCAAATATACCAAGTAATTTAAAGGAACCAAATTCTGTTGTAATAACAAAAAATGATGGTAAACAGCATGTTATCAATAATGATTTGGACTTAACATCTGAAGTAATGTCTGTTAATGATGAATCTAAAATGTCTGAAAACAACAGATTTTATCTTTTGAACAATACATTATTTTACCGATTAAATGATATAAATTATAAGCTAACTAACAACACGCATATATATTTAAATCAAAATCTTGTAGAAGGTGATAATGAATTAACACATTCTTTGAAAACAACAAATTGTTTGGTACAAGGTTTTTACAATAATTATAAAATCGATTTTGATGTCAGATTGTTTGAAGATAAAATAATCATAAAATCAGGATTGAATCTAAATGATTGCACGATACTTATTACGGATATAAATTAATTTAAAATATTATGGCAACAAACAAATTAGAAATTGTTTTAAACAGAATAAAAACAGGAATCGGTAAATGTTCAAATAGAGCTGATGTTGAAACATTAGTTAATGAAGCAACCGAATATGGTTTGAATAACAAACAAGTTCAAACTATTGTTGATGCTTTATGCGATAAATATAATGTAGGTAAATTCCAAGGAACTGATTTAAAATTAGAAAAATTAGTTGAATATCTTGAATCACTTGAAGGTATTAGTTTACGAAAGATTAACGATGGTACCGATATTACTTTGTTAGCTGAAGCAATTTACGCTAATTATAAAACATACGGTACCTTCTCAATGGCGAAAACAAAAGCAATTGCTGTTCGTTGTGGTTATGTTTTTGGACCTAATTTCAAATCAACTGTGAAAATGTTTAATTTATTAAAGTAGAAAATATGAACGCGAATCAATTTAATTTAGTTCTCAATGAATTAAAAACGCTTAATATTGGAAAAATTAAGGAATGGCAAGCACTAAATCTGGCTGTAGTTTCTATTATGAGACGAGCTGGTTTAGAGGAAGATGATGTTAATTTTGAACTGGAAGCAGATTCTATTAAAATTACGCAACAATTATGCCTAAAAAATAAAGTATTTTTACCAACAGTTAAAGTTGTTGATAAGTTACAGGAAATATTTGCTGATTATGCATCAGATGGAAGATTAAAAATGAAAGGTTTTAAGGCTCCAGCAGAACCTTCGAAACAAGATTTATATAACTTTTTAATTGATTTTGTTCTTGATAATAATAAAGCAAATATTGCTACTTATACATTAGAAATTTTAGGTGGATTATCTGGAAGTGATTTAGAAATACCGGAACTTACTGATTTTGTTTCATTTACAATAGATACATATAAAGCATTAACAAATAAACAAGTAAGTGAAGATGATATTTTACCTTTTGGTTTCCAATATTATAATTTAGCGGGCTTCGTTTATAAATATACCAAAACAATTCCAACAGCTGAAAACTGTGAAGATTTCGAATCAGATGTAAAAGAAACAGCTAATGCTTTACATATAACTATGTCAGATGATTTAATTGATAATATTAATGAATTTAATGGTTTATTACGCAATTTTGGTGGTTTCGATACAGTAAGAAAGCTTGGATATGCTACAGCAAATAAAACAGAATTTTTAGATGTTTTAGTTGACTTTATTGATTTTGAAGGTATTACTGAATATTAATAATTGATAATTATTAAAATATAAAATGAATGGTTCAAGATAAATTTGAACCATTCATTTTATGTATTCATATCTTCTTATATTATTTTGATTTGCTGGATATATAATATTGGAAAAATAAAATATTAATTTTAAATTGATAAATTATGGAAACAAAAGATTCAAAGCAACCAAAAATTGTAAACCTTTGCGAAGATGGTAATTTTCATGAACATGATGAAAAAAGTTACAATAAAATAATGGAGCACCAAAAAGAAAACAAATAAACTACTTATTTATATGTTAATTGATATCACACAAAACAAGGATTCCATAGATATAAGTTATGTGGAAGAAAACGGTCAATTAGGTATAAAAACGATAAATTTTGATAATGAAGTAATAATAAAAGATGGGGAAAGATATGTTCGACAATATCATAACTTTGTTGAATGTTCTGATTCAGACCCGAATAAAAATAATATATTATCATCTTTTTATGGTAAATCATTAAAAACAGAACCATCAAAAAGATTCGATAATCATAATATCAACTATTTTTTAGGTTACGAAATACCTAAGTTTTTTCCGGAAATTGGTAAGGAAATAAATGCTTTAAGATTTCCGAATGTATATTCTGTCGATATTGAAATAGATGTAACGGCAAAATATGGATATTCGGACGAAGAAAAAACAGAAAATCCTATTCGAAGTATTTCCTTTACTGACCAGAATTTAAACACTCTATTGTTTATAGTTAAGAATCCAAATTACCCAGACTTTAACGATTTAGATAAAGGTTATATAGATTCAGTACTTCAGGAATCACTTGGTAATTATTTTAACGAATTTGATTTTAACTATAATATAAAAGTATTCGATACCGAAATAGAAATGCTAAATTATTTCCTTGATTGTTACAGAAATTATTTTCATTTCATAATTGGTTGGAACTTTTTGAAATATGACTGGAGATATATTTCTAATCGTTGCGAAAAGTTAGGTCTTGATATTAAGCGATGTTCGCCAAATAGAAAGCTTAATAATAAACGAATCGAAATAAATTTGGCTAATCATATTTCTTTAAAAACACCAGCACATCGTGTAATAATTGATTACATGCAATTATTCAAAGATAGTTTGATTTATAATAATCTTGGAAAATATAATCTTGATTCAATTGCTGAATTAATTTTAGGTCTTAAGAAAGTAACTTATTCCGGTAACTTACGTACTTTATATGAAACAGATTATTTGAGATTTGTTGGATATGCTTTAGTAGATACAATTTTGGTTATGTTAATTCATAAAAATTGTAATCTACTGAAAACAGAGTTATTCCAATCATACTATAACGGAATACCTTTTCAGCAAATATCTCAGAATTCAATTTCTGAAGCACTTGTGTATAAAGAGTTGATTTCAGATAATTTGTTTTTGTTAAAATCAGAATTTTCTAATTTGGAACCAAGACCTTATGTTGGTGGTTATGTTAAAACTCCGACAGCTAAAATTGTTGGTAGTGTTTCCGGTTATGACTTTGGTTCACTTTATCCGAATTCTATGTTAACTGTTGGAACTTCTCCAGAAGCTTTAATAGATGAAATAGAAATTGATGAAAAACTGGGTTATCCGGTAAAAGAATCAGAAATTAAAAAATGGGAAAAGTATAAGGAATTGGGATATTGTTTATCGCCTATGGGTCGAGTATACGATGTAAGCAAAGATTTCTTATTTACGAGAATTGAAAAGAAACTATTGGCTGAAAGAAAGATTTTCAAAGGTCACATGTTTCAATTATTTAAAGACATTCAAATATTAAAAGAAAAATTATATGGAAAAAATTAAAATTACAAAGTTTTTTGATGTAAAACAACCAATTGGTTTACAAGCACGTAATGAATCTGCAATTAATTATAACATTGGTTCCGATTTGTATATGCCATATGATACGGAAGCATTCCGCGCTGCATTCTTACAGGCTAACTGTGAAATGTATGAAAACATGCAAGTAAATACTTCGGAAACAATTAATTATAGAATTTCAGAATTCACATATAATTGTTGTGACGGTATTTCTGAAAATGATGCTGTTTTGATGAGAGTTGAAACTGATTTACGTACAAACAAATCAATTTACCAAATTTTTGAAAATTGTCAGATTCCATCAGGTATTGGATTCTTATTAAGTAAAAGTGTTTGGTTAGAAGTACGTTCGAAATCAAGTAACTTTAAAAACGGATTTACTGTTGTACATGGAACAGTTGATATGAACTATACTTATGGTGTTGGAATCCAATTGATATTGTTAAAACAAGATAGTATTATTTTGGAATCTGAACAAAAGATTGCTCAAGTAGTTTTACAAAAAGCTGAACCAATCAATAACCTTGAATTTATTGAACTCAAAGAATTTGAAAATGACAAAACAGTTTTGAAATACAGAAATAAACGTGTTGGTGGCTTCGGTTCTGGTGGAAAATTTGAAAAAGAAAATGAAGCTGAAACCAAGACCAAAAACAAAAAGAACACAGCTCCAGTTGAAGATGAAGATTTAAAAAATTCAAATGAATAATTTATCAATAAATATTATTGAATTATTTTAACATCTAAAATTTAGACAATATGGAAAAAATGTTTAAATTTCGATTGATTGAATCTTCTGAAGATTATAAATTATTTGTTGGAAAAATAATGCCAGCAGATACGTTATTACCATTACTTTATGTGTCTGAAGCAATCAACGAAAATTGCAAAATTCAACAAGTAGTTGAAAAAGATACCATTGAAAAAAAGTTGGAAAAGATAGAAACTAATTTACTTTCTATCACCGATTTAGGTTTTGAAAACAAAAATGGTGCTTATTATGTTTTAACAGTTTCCGATAAAAAATATCAAACAAATACTGAAGTATTAACTGTTAACGATGATAAAAATTTACCAGGTGGTACTTTATTTATTAGTGAACCAAATACTTCTGATTGGAAACAAACTAATTTTGGTTCTGTTGGTGAGTTTGAACTTGGTCAACGAGTTGGTATAAAAGTAATCACAAAATATTGCGATACTTATATCAATAATATTACGATTGAAAAGAATCAAAAACCATTAACTGTATTAATGACTAAAACAAAAGGTCAATGTACAGTAAAACTTGGTGAAAAATTAACAAAACTTTGGAAGAATAATCAAATAGCTATTGAATATTCTTTGAACGACGGAAAGCAAAAGACTTACGAAAAAACACAGAAAACCTTTGAATTTGAGTTTGGAGATACTGTTGTTGTTAAGTGTTATTGGCTTAATGGCTCACAACCAGAAGTTGTTAAGACATATAAGTTAATCGATTCACAAGAATTATTGGTTGATTTCAAAGATGAAATAATTGTTATCAAGAAATATCCTGTTACATTTAATGTTAAGTATTTAGCACCAAATGGAACTGTTATTTCTGAAACAGAAGATACACCAAATATCTATGTTTCAGTTAACAAAAGAACAGAAGTTTTGGTAAATAACAACGAACCATTTGAAATTGACGAAGAATCACGAGTAGAATATCGTATTGAATCAAAAGGTTATGATACAGCTACCGGTGTAATAGAGCAATTAAATGAACCAAAAACAATTGATACAAACTTAATTCCATCATTATTCAATGTTCACATAACAGTAGCACCAAATAATGAAGAGTTTGAATTTTTAATTGATGGTATCAAGAAAAACACAGATGAAATTTCGAATGTTTTTAAATGGTATTACAGTTCAAGTCATACTGTTACTATTATACCAAAAAATATCAATCTCGCTAAAATTGAGAAAACAGTTGTTTGCGAAGGCATAACAAATCTAAATCTTGAATTGGTTCCAGTTGAAATTAGATTAAGAATTGTTGACAAAGAAACCGGAAAAGAAATAAAAGATGGTTCCGTTTATGTTAAGACAAAAGCATACGAAAAAACAGTTAGCATGTCTGAATTGGAAGATTTATCTTTCAATGCTGGTGAACTCATAAATGTTTCGGTTAGCAATACCGGTTTTAAAACACATACTTTCGAAAATTTAGTATTAAATTTATCTGAAAGAGATGGTTACGAATATTTACTTGAATTGCCAAATTGGAGATTACCAAAGTTATCTGTTTCTGTTGTTGATGACGAAACAAAAGAAATGATGGAAAACGTCGATATTTCTATTATTGAAGATAAAACAAAGAAAACAATCAAGATAGGTAATAGCGATACCATTAATGTTCCAGCAGGTAAATATTACATAAATATTAAGGCTGATAACAAACAGAACATAAACAAAGAAATTGAGCTTCAAGACGATTATGTTGAGATTTTCAATATGGAAGAAGTTGTTCCAGATATTGCAAGATTCAATATTACTCATGAACCAAATTTCGCTACTCTTGAAGTAAATGGTAGCAAGTTTTATTCAAGAGAAATTAATCTCGGTTCGACAATTCATGTTAAATGTTTCGTAGATGGTTACAACTATAAACCATTTGAAGAAGATGTAGTTGTTGATAATATTGATTTCCATAAACATATTGTTCTTGAAAGAGTTCCATGGCAATTTGTTATTAACCCAAGCTACGAAGACAGGGAGGCAATATATTACATAAACAATGAGGAACGAACTTATTATGAGACACAAAAACAAGAAAGAGTAACTCTTGTTGGTGAAAAACCAGGTTATCATAATTGGATTCATTCTATCGTTATTTCAAGTGATACTCCATTAATTAATGAGATTACACCTGAGTTCGTACCTTTGAATGAAGCGTTACCAACAGAACAATTTCTTGACACTATTGAAGCATTGATGAAACCAAGAAGATATTACAATTATCTTTCAATTGGTAGAATCTTTAAACGACAAGGATTCAATATCAAGTCTTTATATTTGTTCTATACAAAATTCGCAAGATATTGTCACACTAAGACCGATTACAAAATTTATAATTTATGTAAGGTTTATTTTGAAAATAATCCAATGGATTAATAATTTTAAAAATTGGAGAAAATTTCGATTTATTTTCTCCAATTTTTATGGATATAAAACATATGAATAATTCAAATAATATTTTAAATTAATAACTTATGGAAATTAAAATTTCTAATTTTAAACTTAATGTTTTTCGTAATTTGATGGAACAATCATTAATTGTTGATAATCAATTAATGTTTGAATTCTCTACTGATTTTGTTCGTAGTTGTAGTTTTTCAGCAACTAAATCATTTATGAAACTATGGACTTCACAATTGATTAACTTTATTCAGAAATCAGAAGATAGCGAAGAATTACAAGAAATACCAAGTTTCGACCCATTCAATATGTATATTTTGAAAGGTGATTTGTTCAAAAAGTTTTTGTCTGTTCACACTTCTGATACAGTTGATTTGATTTTTACAATTGTTGAAAGTGAAAACAAAAAGAATCAAGCAGCAGCTATTACGATTATTGGGCAGTCAGAAGGCTCAAACAAACTAAGAACAACATTTACATTAACAACTGAAGAATTGATATCAAACAAAATTGATGATTACGCTGCAGTTATTAAGGAATGTACACCTTCAAATGATATGTGTGAATTTGTTTTGAGTGATAATCAAATTCAAGAAATTAAACGATTAATCAAAAAGTTACATAAATCAAGTGCTGACAATACAGCGTATTTGTCATTTAAACTTGATGTTGAAAATAAAAAGGTTGTCGTTAATGACAAAGTTTTTATTGTTGAATTTGATATCAATTCAGAAACAGAAAGTAAATTGCTTTTCCCAGAAAAATCATTCTCATTCAACATTTTAAAGAGTGATTTCATAATAACTGGAAATCAAACATTTACAATTTTTACAAACGAACAAGAACAAAAAGTAATTTTCGGTGCAAGACACGCAGGCGCTATTATTTGGTGTTTAAGTTCGAAGATAGAGGAATCAAATGATTTACCATTCGATTCATCAGTTGTTGATTCAACAATAGACAGCATAGATAATCTCGATGATTATTTAAATGATATATAATATTATTTGATTTTTTATATGTTTAATTTGGTGGGTGGGAATGCTTTAATAGGCGTTCCTTCCTATTTTAATTAATTTACCACCTATGTCTGGAAATTTATTTTCAAAGCGTTTTGAAGAAGTACATGCAAAAATGGCTGATGTTGATTCAATGTCGGAAAAGGAAAAATTAGATTTATTGCATGAATTACAAGATGTTCATGATGAATATGAACAGTTGCAGCTTGTTGTGAAACGTAACGCTAACTCATTATATGGTACTTCAGCATCAAAATTTTTTAGTTTACATAATACGAATATTGCTGAAGATATTACATGTACTGGTAGATGGTTTGCAATCATTGTTGACAGAGCTATCAATAACTTTTTTGTTCATTGGGCTGATGAAGATAAGAAAGAAGAAACTTTGAAAACACTTCGTGAATTCTATCCCGATTTAAAAGATATTAGAAATTATTCGGAATATGTTCCAGATACAAAAGATGACCTATGTTGTTACGGTGATACTGATTCACGTTATTTAAGAATGGATTTAATTTATGATTTAATCGGTTTACCATTACCAATTGAGATTGAACCAGAAAAAGGTAAAAAAGAATTAGGTGATTTCTCGATGTTTCTTGCTGAAAAGTTCATAAATAAAATCATCAAAGAAACTATAGATGCTGACTGTGAAAAGCGAAATGCTCGTAAAGGTTTCTTGAAAATGGCACACGAAATAACAACAGGTAAATCGATATTTATAAAGAAGAAAAAATACATAGCTACTCCGTTTTTATCTGACGGAATTTATCATAAAACCAAATTCAAATTCCAAGGTGTCGAATTGAAAAAGGGTTCAATGAGTGAAAAAGCTAAAAAAATCATCAGCAAGTTAATTGATAAATATTTGATAGACAATTACACTAATGAACAGATTAGGATTGAATTACTTAAAATCATTAATTATATTAAGCTCAAGAAAGATAAAGAATTAGTATATCTTATTAGCTCTGTTAGTGGTCTTTCAAATATGAAATTAAATTCTGATGGTTTATGGATATCAGATAAAACTCATATTCAAATGCAGATAGCATTATCTTGGAATAATTTCATAAAACAAAATGGTTTAGAAAATCAATACAGACCTGCATTCGAAGGTCAAAAGATGCAATATTATTATTGCGATGATAAAGATTATAAAGTTATTGGTGTTCCAGATGATTATGATATATGTGATATTCCTAATTTACCTGATGTTGATTGGAATAAAATGATATATCAAACAATTGTTAAACCATTAACACGATATATAATTGATAAACGAGCAGGCGAAGATGTAACAGATAAAGATGTTGAAGCTTTTATGCTTGGTGTTAAACGTTTAAATTTTTAATTGTTTATGAAAAAGTTTTTTGATTGGTTTAAGGAAAGTAATCGATATAAACATTTTATCGGTGGTATATTGCTTGGTTATTTTTCTTGTAATTTATATTGCGCAATATTTGTAGGTTTAACTGTTGGTGGTGCTTTAGAATTTAAAGATAAAGAATACGGTGGCAACTGGGATAATATTGATTTAATATTAACCATACTTGGTTCTCTTTTAGGTTTCGGTATACGTGAATCTTTTTTGTATTTAGTGTTTAATCAGTAAATAAACAAATATTAAAATTTAAAATTTATAAAACATATGGACCCAAAAGAATTAAATAAAAAAATACTTGGACCAAAAAGTTATCCAGTTATTGTTGATACAATTGTTGAACATATACGTGACGCACAAGCAAATACATTGGCAGGTTCAGAATTGTTGAAAAAGACATATCAAAATTTATCTGAAAGTGAAACTCCAATGATGGAAGTTAAAGCTTTTATAACTGGAGCTGAAGCAGTTGCTGTTGATGATGCTGAATTAAAAACGGTACTTGATTTCTGTAAAAAGGCAGCAACCACCGCTGATTTGAATTGTTTAATCAATGTTTGTAAGGAAGAACATTTATTGAATCTGAAGAAAGCTGGTCACCCAAACCCAGAAGATACAATTAAAGAATTAGAATCTGAATTCAATCAACCATCATCTATTATTGAGCAAGGTATCAAAAATGGTGTTTTCGATAAATTAAACAGTAAGTTATTGAATGACATTAAAGCCGGTATTGGTATCGATGTAAACAAGGAATTGAAATTTAATTTGAACGAATCGTATCAAAGTGATTTCGGTGGTGTTTGTAAATATACTCCAATCGGTATTGTTGCTGAAACATTAGATAATAAAACCGTATTACTAATGGAATCAGATATATTAAGTTATGATGAAAAATCAGAAACATATTCAAAGCTTAATGAATCTGAAGTACTACCACTAATTGGTTCTGATTACAAACGTCTAATGGAAGCAGTAAGTTCTTGCCAATATAATCCTGAAACAAAATCATTCAGTTTATGCGAATCATGGGATTTCGACCTTGAATTAAAAGATGGTGTTTGTAGAGTTGGACGCGATGGTAAGTTGACAGAAATATCTTCAAAAGCATTAGGTAATTTACTTCTTGAATCTATCAACGCTTATGAAAGTGGTAAAGTATTACTTAATGAAGGTGTTCAATTCGATAAACAACGTTACTTAAAAGACGCTGATAACATTATTCTTTTGATGGAAAACAACAAGAATATTGTTGAGTTTGACGATTTAACCGTGTTACGTAATTTAAATGAAAGCAGCTATTGCATGTTTTCAAATAACGAAACTCACATGTCTGTTCCAGAAATTTTATCGGTAAACGGTAAGGAACAATTACATTGTGAATCATTCGGTAACCTATGTGAAACCGTTAAAGATGTATTGAACTTAGAAAATACTGGTTTCAGAGTTCAAAAGTTATTTGAATCTCAATTAACTAATGAAACAAAGTTATTTGAAGAACGTAATACGAAAATAACTAAATTGCTTGAAGAGCAAAATGAATTAAATGCTGGAATCACAAAAATCAGGGAATTGAAAAAATTAGCTGAAGATAATTCACCAGCAATGGATAAACTGAATGAGCAAGAAAACAAGATAAATCAAATGCTCGAATCAAATTTATCTGAATTGAATTTCTATAAAAACGAATTTTCCGTAAACTAAAGGGGTTTTGGACCAGCTTTTTGAAAACTGGTCCAAAACCCATAAAAATCAAATCAATAAAAACTTATGAGTACCAAACATTATGTTACAAAACAAATGTTACAAGCTGAATGGGATTTATCATTAAAAGCAGATAAATGTTCAGATAAATTATTAAACATGTTTCGCAAGATAGCTAATCATGTTGCAACTATTTTTGTATTCAATAGTATTTCGGATAGGAACGCAATAATAGAAGCTGGTGTTTTAGTTGCTTGGGAAAAATGGAAAACTTATGATATCAAGAAAACAGATAATATTTTCAGCTATTTTACTACAATTATCCTTAACGGTATGAGAGGTCATTACAAAGAAATAACAAAACATAAAGCTGTAAATATTTCGATAGAAGCATTATTTTCTGGTAATAAAAATCAATAAGCATTTGAAGTATGTTAAATCCGAGTTTACAAAATATTGAAATTCAATTTTCAAGTGAATTCTTTCCAAAAGAATTAACACAAAAGTACGATGATTTTTTGTTTAACATAAATCACCCGTTTAAAAACTTACGTGATAATTTCATGGAATCGATTCAGTTAATCAACATACCCGGTTTGAACATAACGCCGCTAATTATAAATGGTTTAGATAATACTGGAAAAGACCCAAGAAATCCAAATATGAATCCAATTGGTTTCCCTCACGCTACTCAGAACAGAGCTTATGAAGGAAATGAACCTTGGTGGAATGTTTTGGAATCAACTGTTTTACAGTTAACATTACGTAATAATGTTTTGAATTACATGTATTGTTACGAAATGTTATATAACAGGTATCGAAGACAACAAAGAACGAATCAATTTAATGTTTACTTGATATTAAAAGATTCCGCTGAAATACCAGTAATGAGATTTTCGGCTTTAGATTGTTTCCTAACACAAATACCAACAATGGAATTTTCTTTCATGAGTACATTTGGTGAATCAAAAACGTTTGATATCGGAATACAATTTAACAGATTAGATGTTGATTTTACAATACCCGAATTCAATAGTAAAAAGTTGAACTTTAACCTTGAAAATAAATAGTGTATGACTATTGACGAAACAATAATAAATGAAATTTCGAAGTATATTTACCTCAATAAAAACCTGATTCCAATAATAGATACTGTTGAAATCAATGAATTTATTTTTGGTAGATTCGATATACTTCTGAATAAATATTATGGTTCATATGATAATCGTATGGACCTATATCCGTTATTATTGGACTTCAATAGTATATCAGACCCTACAGATATTTATTTGGGTATGTTTATAAACATTCCTGATTTCGAAAGTTTCATAAACCAATTAGAATTCAGTAATGATAGTATTATACCCGGCGTAAATAATACAACAAATTCTAAAATCATAAATAGAATGGAAACTGAATCAGCTAAAGATTCGGATTCAACATTAGCTGTACCGAAATTAGGTATACGTGGTAAAAAAGTATCTTACAATCCAGAAACAGGAATCATTAAATTTTAAAGATGCCGAAAATAATTGAACCAAAAATTCCGAATGATAAACAACCATCAATTGAAATACAAGCAGATAAAAATTCGGAATCAGGAGTAAACAAAGTTTTGAACGAATGGCCACGAAGAGTTCCAGTTGTTCAAATAAATGATTATGTTCTGAACCCAAGTCAATTATTGGATTTAAGCATTTTTACAGGTTCTGAAAACGGCGTAAGTTCGGTACCAACCTTCAGAATGAAAGTTGAAGATTCAGCATATTTGATACAGGAAGCTTTACGTAACAGAAAAATAGATACGGTGAATATCTCGTTTGGACTTAGAGATTGGTTAATTAAATTCGTAGGAATTATTACATCAATGTCTACAAGGTCTGGACGAGGTATTCTATATTTATATGGTGTTTGGTATAACGAAGCATTATATAATTCCGAACAAAAATTATTTTCGAACAAATCAGTAAAAGATATTTTAACCGATATGTGTGATGTATCTGGTATTGGTTTGTTCACATATGATAACGAAGAAATTACGAAACCTGTCGATAAAGTCATAAATCCAAATACACAGAATTTAAAGTTTATGCAACAGTTGATATCAACGTATACAAGTAATCTATATTGCTTCGATGTATGGGGTTATTTACATGTTGGTAATGTAAACGAAATAATAAAGAAACCAATTGATAAATACAGTATAAATCAAGAATCAACTGAAAAAGAAGAATTAAAAGATATTATATTCCGAATAAATAAAAGAGTTAATTATTCAGATAAAGACAAAGGAAAAATTAGAGTTGATAATTATTCGATAACAAATAATTTCAGTAATAGTAAAACGAGCTTGGCAACTAAATACTTTGTTGTTTCGGAAACAGAAGCTGGAAACGATGTATTTGAGAAACAATTGGTATCAGATGAAACAATTGGTATCGAAGATAATGAAGCAGAAAATACTTTTCATGGTTTTATAACAGTTCCTGAAGCTCAAAGCACAATGGGACATAAATATCCGTTTAGGTCTGAACTCATTGAAAAACAATTAATTGGAAATAAACTTGAATTCGAATTAACTTCACCCGTATTTGAAATAACACCATATACTTTAGTGAAAGTTGAAATGTATCATGAATCGACATCAGAACGTATTGATGATAAAAAACGAGTTAGGAAAGATAAGGAACATTCAGGTAAATATATCGTTTTGAGTATCGAGTATAAATATCAAAACAACCGTAATACAGATGGTACCGATAATCAAATAATTCAGATTCTAAAATTATTTAAACCAGAAATAATACAGGAAGAAGAACCTGATGAACCAGAACCAGTTGATACACCAGTTGAAAATGCTGAACGTTCGAAAACAATTAATCATTCAGTTAATACTGAACCGGAAGAGAAAAAAGAAGAGAAAACAGAAAATAGACGTAAACCAACTAAAAACCTACATGTATCACAACAAATGATTAACGTTGTTAAAGCGTCTGAAGGTTGTTTCTTAAAAGCATATAAATGTCCTGCAAACATTTGGACTATCGGTTGGGGACACACAACTGGTGTTCGTGAAGGTATGACTATAACAAAAGAACAAGCGGAACAATTCCTAAGACAGGATTTACGTTATTTTGAAAACGAAATAAAACGAAGAGTTCCTTATGCAACACAAGGAGAGTTCGATGCTTTAGTGGATATTATATATGGTACAGGTCCTGGTGTATTCGATAAAATTGGTTTGGCATCATATCATAACAATATGTCACCAACACAAACAGCTAAGAAAATCACACATACAGCGATAACATACATGGATAAGAAAACTAATACCCGTAAAGTTGCTCAAGGTTTAGTTACTAGACGCTTAAAAGATTCAAAACTATATTTGTCTTAATTCATATATATTTTAAAACGAAGAAAATTATGATAACAGAAACCTCAAATTCAATATTATTTGAAATAATTGGAGTATATACGAATTATTTCAAAGCATTTTTAAAACGTGCCGATATACAAAACGGTAGATACGGTTCATATCATGTAAATCAAGACCCAAATGGAGAATTACTTGATGAAAACTGGATGAACCTTGGTAACCTGTTTGTAACAACTGGTGTTTGCGTATCTATGAGCCAAGCAATAGTTAATGATAAAATTTTCAATCTACTATTGCAAACAAGAAACGCTAAAGCAAAGCTGGTATCAATTGATATTAAGGAACAATTCTACGGATATTGCAAACCATCATTTTCACAAAACAAATGGCACACAGCTATTCTAATTGAAGATAACGGTATTTTGTTTATTCTTGATGCTACATGTGCTCAGTTCGGAAATCAATTTGTTGGTAAACTTATTTGGAATTTAAATACTTGGTTATCAACCTTTAGAAGTCCAATTGATTCTCATACAATAACTGATTTCAATAATTATGAAATAAATGAAATCGAAACAACTGTAAAAACAGATTCTTATGATAGTGATAAACAATTGTTACTCTATAATTTAAAGAACATCATTACGATTGATGACAACGAACGAGAAATAATCGCTGACTTCTTTTTACAGGGAATTCATCTATTAAATAAGAAATTTAGTTCTGGTAATGTTTCGATAAATGATTTCAATTACATGTCGAATATCAATAATATTTTGAAACAATTTACTTTATGTAAATTCACGGAACAATATTATTTATGTATCTTTAGTACCAAAGAAAAGGCGTTGGAATTTGTTTCTGAATTCATAAAAAACAATTGTGTTTTCCAAAGTTATTTACCTCTATCTAATTCAATAGCTGATGCTTGCGCTTTACAGAATGTGAATCCAGAAGAAGTAAATATCGAGAGTTCTTCAACACAAACATTTGTCGTTATTAAATGGGAAAATATCATCGGACCATCAATAGAAGGTATTGTTAAGAATTGTTCGTGCTTATTACCTTATGGTGTTAATAATATTTGTAACATTAAAAAAGATATTTTTAATGGTGGTAAATTATTATCTGAATCAGCATACGGAATAGAAAAGAAAACAAATACAATTTTTATAAACATTTCCGGAATTTAATATGAAACAATCTATGTTTGAAAATTTAGTTAAGGAATTTGAGCAAGAGTGTTCAGCTTTGTTTGAAGATTTTGCTTTCGATAATTTGTTCGAACATCGTGGTGCTCCAGACCCTGCAAAAGTCAGAGAAAGACAAGAAGCACATAAACGTGGTTTGGAACGTCACAAAAATGCTTTGAAACGTCAAGCACAAGCACAAGCTTCGAAGAAAAGAAATAAGCAATCAAAAGCTGAAAGGAAAACAGAGTTACTTGATAAAGTTAAAAACTTAAAAACAGCTGGTGTTCAAAAAGGTAAACAATTAACTGTTATCGAAAAACAAAAAACCGGTGCTGTTTCAAAGAATGTTCAAACCAAAGAACAAGCCAAAGCACAAGCCAAAGATTTATCGACTTCAATTAAAAAAGAACATCAGAGAGCAGACAACAGTATCAAAAAGATGATAAACAATGCTCCATCAACTAAAGCAAAAGAAAAAGCAGAGAATTTGAAAACACATATAAAGGAATACAAGGAAGAGCTTAAAAAATTATCTGAAAACAAGACTTTAACAAAAGAACAAATCAAAGAGAAAAAGGAAGAATTAGAATCAAATGTAAAAGATTTGGAAAAAGATTTATCTGATAACGAAAGACACTGGTTTAAGAATGGTGCTAAGAAAATACTTGGTCATACTCTTAAAGCAACAGATAATTTCTTTGATTTATGTGGTATCAAAGCTGTTTATGATGATGTTTTCAAAGCTGCAGACTTTTTAACTGGTGGATTAATTGGTAAGTAATCATGGGAATTGTTAGAGATTTAGTATCTGTTGGAAAAATAGTTGCCAAAAGAAAAGTTGATGACACAATAAGTTCTGGCAAAAAGAAAATTAAGAAAGCAGCGATATCAGCTGGTTTAAGAACTGTAAAAAATAAGTTCAAACCAAAGAAAGTAAATAAACCAAAGTATTAAAAATATAAAAACATAAAAGCATGGAAGGTTACGCAGATTATTTAATTCGCTTAGATAATGAATTATATGATGAATTTGAAGCAGCAGCATTAAATGAATCAGATGATTTGGAGTTAGAAGATTCTGAAGAAGACGATTTTGATTTTGATTTGGAAGATTCTGATTGGGAAAACGAAGAAGAAATTGGAACAACAGGTTTAGATATTGATTTACCAGATTACGATGAACCATATGATTTAGAAGATTTTGATGATTTACCAGATGATTCTACACCATCAAAAACAGAATTAAATATGTTAGCTTTAGCTGGTTTAAACGAATCTGATTTGATTGATGATTTGTTTGAACATCGTGGTAAACCCGGAATGAAATTAGACAAAAAAGCATATAATGGTAGTCATGGTAAACGTGCAAAAGTTGCAAGAACTTTACGAAATCATCACGAAACTAAAGCTATGAAATCTAAAAATTTAGTTTCTAAAACATATCATAAAGTTGCGGCAAGATTCAGTAAAGCAAATCAAAGCAAGAATGCAAACCATGGTAAAAAAGATTATATACCTGGTTACAGAACAATGAAAGCATACAAAACTTTATTAACTGGTAGATATTAAATCAAGGAGGTTCAAATTATTTGGACCTCCAATTATTATAATGTTTTATGAGTAATATAAAAGGCCTGAAACCAAATCCAAATTCAAAATACAAACAGGGGTATTTTGCTGGAGCGACAAAATATATTGGACCTGAACCAGTTATTTATCGTTCTCTGTTAGAATACCGATTTATGGTTCAATGTGAATTGAATCCAAATATACTTAAATGGTCATCTGAAAATATACAGATACCGTATTACATGAATGAAAAAAATGCTCAAGGTAAATTTGTTCCTGTTAAACACATATATAATATTGATTTTACACTTTGGATGAAGAATGGTGCTGTTTATGTTGTTGAAATAAAACCATCAAGTTTAACACCACTCAATGAAGCACAAATCAAACGAAATCCAATAATGTATAAAAACGCATGTAAATGGAAAGCAGCTATTTTATGGTGTAAACAACGCGGATATATATTTAAAGTTATTACCGAAAAAGACTTAAAAAAATCAATTGTAACATGAGAATACGTAGATTAAAAAATAAAACAGTAGTAGCATATGATTTGAAGATTGATGAAATTGTTAATCTTTTGAAAGTACAGATTAAGATGTGTTTTGGCTTCAAATCAAATATTGAATCTGATTATTATACTAAAATTTGGATTCTAAACAGAGTGGTATCAAACAATACACAGAAATTAGAAATTTCTTTGGAATTAGATGGTTCAAATTCATATGTAACAACTTACGATGATGTATTGGCAAAACTATCAACAGCATTAAATGGTGGTTCAACTATTTGCGAAATAATTTTTAATTATAAATATTTCGATAAGAAATTACCATTAATTGACATTATCGGTAAAGTTAAAAAAGAGTTAATTTCTGGTTGTGTTTATATCGATTACGATGATGGCATGTTATCAATTGTTAATAAAGATTCGAAAGGTTTACCAAACAAATTATACTTTTGGGAAGAAACCGGTTCTTTATTCTTATTTGGTGAAGATGGTCCAAAATTACTATATCAATCAGATTTTGATTCAATAACTGATATTTTAACATAACGATAAACAGTGGGTATCAACAATAAAAGAAAAAAGAAGATTCCAACATTAGATGAACTCTTGTCTTCTGTTGGAAGTTCACGTAAAGATTTGTATGAATTGAAATACGCGAAATCTTTACGTGAAGCAAGAGCAAACAAAACAGAACAGAACACACTTGAATCGTTAAAAATACGAACAGGTAATTATTCATTACGATACAGAATAAAGCAAAATCCTTGGGTTAATAATAGACCAGCAACCAAAGCGGTAAGTTGGTTATTTAAAACTGTATTTAAGGACCCAACTACTTTTAGATACAGTCATAAACTATTATACGCTGGTGGTTTGTTTATGTTCGAATACAAAAACCCTAAATATAAAGGTACATCTGTTTTACCTTGGTTTGATAAATACCCATTAGTTTTAAGTTTAGGTCCAACAACAACAAATGAAGGACCAAGAAATATTGGTTTTAATTTACACTTGTTACCACCGCGAATACGAATAATAGTTATCTGTGCTATTTTCGAATTGCACAAACAAGCATATCGGTATCAAGTGTTTCTAAAGTCTAATAAACCAATTGATATCAATTACGGTATTATTGTTAAAAAGCTGGAACGCTTAGGTGTTAAGTTCGCAATCAGAATGTACATACCTAACAGACAGAATCAGATAGTTCGTTTCCCTATTAAAGAATGGCACAAAGCTATTTTCATACCAAGTAGAGGGTATGATTTGATTCGTTCCAATCAACTTATAAAAGAATGGAGACTTTTTAACAGACGAAACGGAAATTCAATATCACCAAATATAGATTGGAGAACAAATATTTAAATAATATATGAGTGCAACAATAACAGATAAAAAAGGATTTAGCTGTAACGTTATCGACAAGGAACGTTTCAACGCTTTAAGTCAGAAGGATAAAGTATTTTTTGAATTGTTTCGTAATGCCATGCTTGAAATATTTCCAGTTGGTAAAAACAATACATATGAAAACGATACAATAATATATGCTGAACGCTTTGCATTTGTGAGTTTAAATATTATGAAAACTTTGAATGATGATATTGATGAGCGTTTGAAAGCTATTGAAGAAAAGGTTGCTGCGGCTGGTGCTGGTTCACAGCAAGAAACAAAAACAATGATTTAATAATTATGATTTTCGAAAAATATCAAACACAAGAAGATTTGGACGATAAGCGAAAGAAAATATTCTTGAAATTGTTTTCAAGTATTATCTTTAAGAATCGAATTGTATATGCTGTATTACATACGGTATCAAATCAAATTATTAAGTTTCAAAGAATATTAGATGATAAATTAAACAGAGATATTTAATATGGATAATTCATCGAAACAACATAATGAATTAGTTTTAATTGGAACTATATTAGAATGTAATAAACGATTGTTTGAAAGTACTCGTTTACCACGTTGTAAAAAGTACTTCAAAAAATTCAATAATTTGTATTCATTATCAACTGGTTTGAATAATCTTAATGAATCTGTTGAATTATTACCAAATGCAGTTGAATTTCCAAAAACAGGTAATTTATATTCTTACTATAATAAGGTGAGTAAGTTTTTAAATACTTTTGAAGTGCCTTTACAGGAATCATTGGATTCATTAAGTAATGTTCAACAAGCAATACGTGATTTCAAAATTGATTTAAAAACAATTATAAACAAACTTGAAAAACAAGATTCATTCGATAATTATACAGATAATATTTTGAAAATAAAAATACTTTCGAAGCAATCATTAACTGTTTGTGGTTTTGATATTATAAACAATTTAGCTTTGATGAGTGAATTATCTGTAAAGTTTGGATTATCTAATAATAATTTATTAGCGATTGTCTATAATAAATACGATAAGGAATTATTATTTATTGGTTACAACACAAGTAACGTTGTTAAGTACAACATAAAAACCGATGAATTAGAAAAGAAAGAATTTGAAAATAAATCATTCAAATTTAATCCAACAAATTATTTACAGGAATTAAAGCAATTAACTGGTATAAATAATTTGTTTGAAATTTACGTTTCAATAAATGCTTTGTCATTAAAATATACCGATAACGTATATCAAGATAAGGCAAATACCGAATTATTAAAACAATTTTATAAAGAAACATCTATTGTGAAATGAAATTATCGGCAGGTTTAAATTTATTATCAGCAAGAAACATTGAGAAAAAAATCTCAAAGAAAATTACTCTTGCAAATACTTCTGATAGAGTTATTGACAAAAAAGCTCAGAAGAAAGCTCATGGTGTTTCTAATGACCCAATATATTTTCAAAACGGAAATAATCAAAATCCATTCAATCCAGATATTCGATTTAGAACAGATTTTGCTTATTCACCATTAACTGGTATCAATTACAGAAACGATTTATTGATGTTCGCTGAAAACGATGAAATCAAAAAATGTGTTCAAATAAACGCTGATGAAACAGTAATAATTGATACGGAAGTAAACAAATATCCGGTTTATCCTCAACTATCACAAACGACAATACACAAAGATAAACAAAAAACAGCTGATGCTATTCAGGATTATCTTGATAATGTTTTTTATCCAAAATTATATAATTGGTATAATTTCAAAGATGAAGGACTTATCGATATTGTTAAGGAATTTTTAATTACCGGTAAGTTAGCTTATGAAATCATTTATGATTCGTTGACAAACCCTAAAGATATTATTGGTGTTCAACCACTTGACCCAAGTACGCTTCAGAAGGTGAAAGTAAATGATGTTGTTTATTTCGTTCAAAGAACAAATGGAACAACAGCAGGAATGAATTCAGCAAGTGAACGTATATTACAGGAAAACCAAGTTGTACTTGTTGAATGGAATAAATTCGATTACGGCTTTGTTTCGTATGTTGATGAATTGCGTAGGTCATTTAATATCATGCGTTCAATGCAAACATCTAAAATTTTATGGTTCGCAGCTAAATCACAAGTTAGAATGCACATAAAATTAGCGTTGGGTGATGTTAGTAGACCAGAAGCTATTCAAAAACTTACTGAATCAAAAAATCAATACATAAACCAATTTTCATTTGATGATGACGGTGTTGTTAAGTTTAATAATTCACCTAATAACAATGGTTATCGTGAATTCTTTACAGCAGAAACAGCACAATCTGGTTCACCTGAAATTGAAGAAATAAACGCTAACGGTCCTGATTTATCTGAAACAGATTCACTTAGTTTCTGGGCTAAACAATTTTATTCTCAATCACGTATACCTTATGATAGAATTGACCCAAATGCAAGTGAAACATGGGGTTTTACAGATGTTGCCAATTTGAGAAAGATTGAAGTTAATTATGGTAAGTTCATAAATTCAATCAGAAAAATGTTGAATCCATTATTTATGAAACCAATTATTATTCAATTGACACTTAAGGAAGTTGAAATTGGTATCGACTTAAATTTAATTGATTCAATCAAAATGCAATGGACATCATTCAATCAATATGATAAACTTGCGGAACTTGAAACGTTAAATAAAAAGATTGAATTAGCTCAAAACTTATCAGCATTTGGTGAATATCAAGATGCAGCTGGTAACGTACGTAAAGCAATTCCATTACTTTGGATAACTAAAACTTTCCTTGATTTAACTAAGGAACAATTAGATTCTATGGAAGCTGAAAGAGTTAAGGAAAATTTAATGTTAGGTTTTAATGCTGATGGTTCAATGCCTGAAGGTATGGGTGAAGAAGATGACATGGGCATGGAAGACGATATGGATATGGGCATGGATGAAGATGACATGAACATGGAAGATGAACAAGTCGATGATGAACAAGTCGATGATGAACCAGTCGATGATGAACCAGTTGAAGATGAATCAACTAGTCCTATTGTTGAAATGGTGAAATCAGGTGATATCAGTGAAGAAGATTTGAAAGAATTAATAGATTCAGGTGAACTCACTAATGATGAAATTGAAGCTTTAAAAGCAGCCGGTTTATATCCTGAAGAAACAGAAGAAGAAATTCAAAAATCTGAAGATTCATCTTATTAATAGATATTAAAACAAAGCAAATCAAATCAAAAATATGATTTACGGGTCACATAATACATTTTCATATTTGAAACCTAAATTTTGGATTCTTAATTTGTTCAAACCATTTACGGTTTGTCAAGATAAGAATTTAGAAGAACAGGTTGAATCAGGTGTAACAGCATTTGATTTAAGAATATTTGTTACAAAATTTGGAAGCATACATTTATCACATGGATATTATATTTACGATATAGATTTGGAAACTGTTATTTCTAAAATTTTGAAAATAATAAATTCAAATAAAAAGAAACAGTTTTATTTACGTATTATGTTGGAAAACGTAAATGGTTCTGAATTTCAAAAACAAATATTTCGAAATATATGTGATTACTTGCTTGATAAGTTTTCGAATAAAAACATAAAATTATTTGGTGGCTGCGATAAATATGGTAAAGAAAGAATTTATCGATTTGTAGACAATTATTTGTATGTTGAATTTGATGAATTTCATGCTTCAGTAAGTGGCAATGGTATATTGAAAATATTACCACGCATATTTAATGAAAAAAATATTTCTAAAAGAAAAGAGTATATAAAAAACAAAGAGCAATCAAATTCAAAAGTTTGGATTGATTTCATTTAAATATCTGAATAATTATGAAAACAGAAATTGATGTTACTATTAAAACAGATAAAAATAGTACCGGTAAAACAATATATAAGGAAAATATTGATGATTTGTATCAATGGTGTGTTGATTCAAAAAATTTCTTGATTGAAAATTTAAAAAATATTGGTGAAGAATTAGATAGCGTTCAATTCAGCTTTCCAGCTATTGGAGCAAGATATTTTTATCAATTTGCTTATTACAATAGTTTTTCAAAACTACATATTAATTTCATTAATTTAACAAATAAACAAATCAAAACATATTTCAATCAAGCAACTATTGATTACTGTGATAAGATAAAACAACATATAACACCAGTAACATTACAAGCTTACTTAAAACAATTGGTTGACCAATATGGAGCTCAACAATATTATGAAAATGAATATCATTTTAAAATAGATTCCAAAAAAGTTTTTGATTTTAATTATGATGGTTGGAGTGCTGTTATAAATAAGATTCAAAAAATAGATGATAAATATTATTTATTAGTTTGGTGGGATGATGTTAATACTGATTATGATGATGTTATTCCTTTAGATAGTATAAAAGTTGGTGACAAAGAAACAGTAATAACATCAAAAGTATACAATAAAAAGTTTACTTTTAATACAGAGAATTTACGAAACATGATTGCTTTAATTTTATTAAATCAAAAATTGGGTATATAAAACATGAAGACAAGACAATACATATACGTTGAATCACCTCAAATTCCATTAAATGTTGTTTCATCTTTAAATGAATCAGCAAATATAATTGACCCAGCAACAGGTGAAAATTATAAAGGAATAATACTTGAAGGTATATTTGCTGAATTAACAGATACACCAAACAATAATAAACGTGTATATGATATACCCGAATATATTGCTCTTGTTGATAAATTAAAGCAACAAATAGAATCTGAAAAAGGTGTTTACGGAGAATTAGAGCATCCAAACAAATATGCTATAAATTTCAATAATGTTAGTCATAAGATTATTGATATTTGGTATGAACGTACAGCAGATGGTTTAATTGTATCTGGACAAGTTTTATTGCTTGATACACCAAGAGGTAAAATTGCTCAAGAAATTGTAAAATCAGGTGGTCAATTAGCTATTAGTGCTCGTGCAGCTGGTGAAGAAATTCAACAACCAAACGGAACATTAAAAGCTGTTACAAAGTTACTTACAACTTACGATTTGGTTTATCATCCAGGTTTTAGTTCAGCTGTTTTAAAGTTTAAACAATTGAATGAATCTCAACAATTTTTACAAGAAAGCGGTAATTCCAAAAAAGGTTTTGGTTATAAGATTTATGAAAACCAACTTAAAAACATTAACGAATCGTATCATAAATTTATTTCTGAACAAGATAACAGTAAATGTTTTATGGAATGGTTTGCAACTGAAACCATGTTAAATGAGAGTGAACAGGAACCAAAAGATGATGAGGAAATTGATGAGAAAAAATTAGAAAACAATGAACCAATAGATAAAAAGCAAGAGCAAAAGAAATTACAGAATGCTGTAAATGATGAATTGCAAGAAAGTCAGTATTGGAATGACATTGAAACAAATCAAAAAAATAAATTCAGAACTTTGGATAAAGCTTATTACGATAATTCGGCGGGCTTTATTAACGCACAAAGTTTGAATCAAAATAAAAAATAATTTTATTAAATTTATTAATAACCGGGAGCAATCCCATTTTGCAAAACAAAAAAATAATAATTATTATGGAAGGTTACGCAGATTACTTAGTTCGTTTAGACGCTGAAATTAGTGCTGAATTAGAACTTGATGCACTTAACGAAGACAACCAGTTTGTTGACGGTTTTGAAGATGAAACTTCTTTTGAAGATGAAGATTTCGATGAAACTTTATATGAAGAGGAAGATGATTTAGATGATGACATGGAAGATGATGATGACATGGAAGATGATGACATGGATGCTGATTTGGACGAAGATGGTTTCGAAGATGATTTAGGAGATGATGATTTGGACGATGAGCCATTATTTGAATCTGAAGATGATGAAACAGAAGAAGCTGATGACAATTTGGATGAAGCTGATGATGTTGACCAAACTTTTGACGAAGATGACTTCTTATTTGAGGCTGAACAAGAAAAATCAGAAGCAGCTCAACAACTTCAACAAAAGCATCAACAACAAGCTAAGCAGTTAAAGCAACAACAAGCTAAGCAACAAGCACAGTTGAAACAACAACAAAAAGCTCAACAACAAAAAGCTCAGCAACAAGGAGCAACTAAAGCTCAACAAGCACAGTTGAAAAAGCAACAATTGAAGCAACAACAACAGTTGAAAAAGCAACAACAACAAAAGGCTCAACAATTGAAGCAACAACAACAACAAGAAAAGAAACAACAAAAACAACAAGAAAAGAAACAACAACAGCTAAACGAATCAGCTCGTATGTTTTACCTTGGTGGATTTTAAGTTTTAAAGTTTAGAAAATAAATTAGTTTTTAATTATAAAATTTTATAGATTATGGCTTTTGATAAAATTGAACGTCCAAGAATTTATAAGCATACTATGCTGAATCAGCAAGAAGCTGACAGAGTAGCACCTTTAATGGAATCAGCGTTTGCTGGTGAATTAGCTGGATATAACCATGGTAATCGTCAACATATCGCTAAAGAACGTTTACGTTTTGCTTCTGAGCAATATGCTAACCGTTGTCGTGTATCACGCAACATGGGTTTAAACCCTCTTAATGAAGATGCAAACATTTTCGGTACTGCATTTCCACAGTTGAAGAATTTATTTGAATCTGTTTCACAACCCGGAAACATTATTGGTCTTGGTGAAGTAACTAACCCAATGAACGGTAATCAAGTTAACGGTGGTATGTGGAATGCTGGTTATAAACCAGGTTCAGGTGATGTTCCAAGTTATGTATTTGGTCTTCAATCACAAATCGCATTACACTGTGTAGGTTTTGATTTGCTTCCAACTATCGCTGTTGATACACCTAAGGTTGTTATCTCTTATGTAGATACAGTTTACGGTGGTGGAACATTCAACGACAGTGAAAACATGCCTTCATTTGTTGAAATCAGTTCTCCATTGTTTACTCGTGCTTGGATTAAGAAGAACAAGTTAACACGTGCTAAGACACATGTTCTTATTTCTGATGGTACCGATGCAATCGAATGTTTATTCATTCTTGGTTCTACTATTAAGGCAGCTCTAACTGTTGAAGTTCTTGGAACTGGTACTGGAACAGCAACTGGTACTGACTATGTTAAGAAGAATGAAAAGTCTGTTAAGGAAATCATCGATTCAATTAACAAGAATGCTTCAGGTTCAGTTTGTATTTCAGTTGACGGAAAAGTAGCTTCTTATGTTGCTGCAACTGATGCAACCTTGAAACAAATCGGTATTAACTACGCTTCACAAACACGTCAAAACATTGCTGAAGCAGCTTCAAATAACAATACACTTGGTGGAATGTCTCGTGCTCAACATGAGAAGGGTCCAAAGCACAAGTTGAATGTTATCATGATGGATAAACAACTTGAAATGGTTGGTTTAGAAATCGAAGCTGATACAACAAATATCCAAATCAAGGATATGGCTGCAGCTGGTGTTAACGTTATCGCTTATCTTTATTCAGGTGTTCAAAACCAATTGATTCAATCAATCGATGAAGTTATTCTTGACCACTTGTATGCACTTGGTGTTCAACACGCAGTTAATGTTTACGAATCACAAGGTATCAACTATAGCTTGTATATCGATGAACCAAGTACTACAGAAGTTAACTTCAAGGATATTGATGTTAAGTTCAATGATGCTCTTGGTGAAGATGTTCGTGAAAGAATGGGTAAGATTAAGAATACATTGGTTTCAGCTGGTTACGAAAATCAAGAAACTCACGGCCAACGTTTGTATTCAAGATTATTGGTTATCGCTGAATTCGTAGCTTACCAAAACCGTATTGCTCCACCTGATTTCATCGTTGCTGGTGGTGAACTTTGCGCATGTCTTAAGAAGCAAGCAACATATAGTTCGGTTCCTGTAGCTACTACATTAAGTGCTAATCCTGAATTGAATTATAGCGGTACAATTTTCGAAACAATCAATGTTTATCAAAATCCAAAGATTGATTTCAATGACCCAAGAATCTTGTTTGGTCGCCGTGGTAACGACACAGATCCTGGTGCGAAGTTTTTGGCATATGACTTAGCGAGCTCAAGACAAACAATTGCTGAGCAAACAATGTCTGACAAGATTCGCGTATGGTCTCGTTTCGCAATTGCTGATATCGGTTTCTATCCAGAACTTAACTATTACACAGCAGTATTTATCAACAAATACAACTGGGCATAATCAGTTAATTAATGGTTAAAATAAAAACCTCGATGATTATTTCATCGAGGTTTTTTCGTTATCATTTATCCAACAGTATTTTAATGTTCCACAATCATATATTCGATTATATCCCAAATTATTTTTTACGAAATTATATTCCGTATCATTTTCTCTACAACCATATTTAGATACTAATATATCCTTACGTAACGAAAATCTGTTTATCAATTCTAAACCATCAACATAAAAATAATTTGGTTCCGATACACCAATGAATTCAAACCCTAACTGATTATATAAGTTATGTTCATTATTTGAACTCCAGCGTCTATCAGCATAAGATATTATCTTTTTAGGTTTGAATTTGTTTACGAAATGTTTAAACAATTTACTTGCACCACCTTGAATCGAGAACTCACATAAATTGGCGAATCGATATAATTCCCAACATGAACCATCTGAACCAAGGTTTTTTCTTGTTTTACCAAATGACATCGCAGAAACTATTGCTTCTTTTTCTTCGTTTCCCTTTTTATATTTGTAAACCAAACCATAACATATTTGAGAATTTACATATCCTTGTAAATGATTGATTTCAAAAAAGTTACGTTCTTCATCTATATCTAAGCATTTAATATAACATTTACGTGCTGGAAGTTTAAAACGAGTTTTACCAAATAACTGACATAATCTTGATTCAACTATTTTACGTTTATTTCTCCATTCGTTTTCAAAAATATGTATTAACTGTATACCTTTGGATTCACATTTTATTGTTTTCTCGACATGATAGTTTTTCGATTTGAATACATCTGAATGCCAATAAACACCATCAAATTCTATACCTTTATTATATTTTGGAACATAAATATCAAGTTCAGTTGTTTTTCCTGAATTTAATTGGTTATCAGATAGAGTTTGTCTATCATTCATTATTATATCGGAATCGATTATTGTTTGTAGGAATTGTTTTACCTCTAATTCATACTTGGAAGTTGAATTATTTTTCAATCGTTCAGCGGTACATATTGGGCAATCACTATTTCTTGATTTATTTACGAAATTACCTGGGTTTACTTCAAAGAAACCATGTTTCGGACAACCTATTATTACATTCGTATTTCTATCGATATATTCTGTTCTTGAAAAATCGTATGTTTTATTCGGATGCATTTCAATAACTCTTTGAATATATGTTTCGGTTGTAAATTTATTCGGATTATTTTTATTCCTAATAGAACACGAATAACAACCTTCACCGTTTACATGGTTACAAGCATTTTGTGTAACAAACTTTTTACAATCATTACACCAATAAGTTATTGGTTCCGCATAACCAGTATACGTTGATTTCGAATAATCATATTTTTCGGTTCCATGTACTTTTCTACATTTATCGAAAAATTCTTCAGGAGACAATAAACGTTTACTACGCGATATTATTTTACCACATTCAAAACAACCTGAATGGTTATTTGAATGGTTACAAGCATTCTGAATTACAAAATCACCATGATATGGACACGTAACTATTATTGGTGAACCTTTCATTTTTACGAATTTTGTTTTCGAATAATCATAAGGTTTCAAACCATATTTGTTCCTATATTCATCATGAAAATCTTTACAGATTTTTATGAATTCATCATTATTTATTTTTCTACTCATATTATATCTGAATCAAATAAAAATGGAGGAATCAAATATAAAATTCGATTCCTCCAAATACAATAATAAAAAACTAAAAAACCATTAAAAACTATTCATTTAAAATAGCGTCAACTTCGTCATCATCTGAAGCAGTACTTTTTGTTTCGGTTGTTTCTGTTTCCGCACCCTTAATATCTTTTAATTCATCAGGGATTGATTCAGCTAAAACGTTTTTCTTTGAATCATCATTAACGTCTTTGTCATCTTTTGCTTTACGTCCGTAATTTGCGATTCCAGCTAATGACTTGTTTCTGATAACTTCAACGATTTCAGAAACTTTATCGAAAGTACTTTGAATGTACTCTCTTGTTTCTTTATCATCAGCTAAACGTTCATCTTCTGGTGTCTTATAAGAGAACCACTTGTAAACGTCGCAATCTGGGTTGTTAAATTGTTTGACAAATTCCGCAAACCAAGGTTTCGCTTCTTCAGAAAGTTTACCATCAACTAAATCACTCGCAACAAATTGTCTGGTTTCACCTGTTTCCTTAATAGCGATAGCGCCTTTTGGTTTTGGTGCCCATCCTGATTTGGTGAAGTCACGACCCTTGATTCCATCGTAAACAGCTTCTTCACAAACCAAAGATAAAACAGAACTTGAGAAAATATTGAAAATATCTTCGCGTTCGTAACCTTGTTCAATTTGTTCTTTAGTTGGGTTCAACTTCTGACTGATAAGATTAGCTACTGTAGCGTTGGGACCGAAAGTAGCAAAAACAAATAGTCTGATTTGTCCAATCTCTTCTTTCTTTGGAGAACCAAGAATTTGGACTTTGCAACAACCTTGATTTGTTCTTGTTAGATACTTGTCGATTTTAGCTTTCGCAACAGCATCACCCTCTTTTTTCAAAGCATTTAATTCAAAGAATAATTCAAGTGCCTTACAGGTTTTAGCATTTCCAGAAGAAATGTAATGGAATGTTTTTCCCTTTCTGTCTGGGTCTGGAAGATGCTTGTAAACTGAACGATGTGTAATCAAATCACCACCTGGATTTGGTAAGAACTTAAGCAAATAAGTTTCACCTACTCTTGGTTCAAAGAAGTGTTTTGAATAATCAATACCACCGGTTTGAACATCTTCAGCTTTTACTGTTAACTTTTCTTCTGAGTTTACATCAAAAGAAGGACCTAAAAGCGCACTTTGTAATGCGTCTAATGAGTTGTTTGCTCCCATAAAAATTTTTATTAAAACGTTATTAAAATGTTTATTAAATCATAATCATATGTTATATCCATAAATGTTATCAATTATAACTTGATAATAATGTTATCAAACAAAAGTTATAGTTACCCCTTTAGTCTCGATATAAGACATATCAGAACTATCTAAAATTGCCTGATAAACACTTGGTAATTTAATATTTTTCGAAGTTGATTTAATCGATAAACCATTAACACATGCTATTATCGAAGCTTTATTGATTCCATTAAATGAACTAAAATCTAAACCAAATTTGAAATTTCTAAACACACAAATATTTTTTGATTTTACTTCATCAACTGATTTTGAACCAACCAAAGAAACAACATTAGAACCAATAAAGTAATTGATATTATTCAAACTTGGAATGTTTCCAAAATCAAATGAACTTAAATCTATTCGTAGTAATTCATAACAGAAATAAAATGCTTCTTGTAAAGTCTGTAATTTAGTTGTTACCAAGTTATCTAAATTTATATCAAATAATGAATGACAATGTTTAAATGTGGCAGTCATGTTTGTAACAGCTGAAAAATCCCAACTTGAAAAATTCAATTCACGCAAAACATCACAATTATGAAATGTTGCATTCATTGTTTGTACCTTTTTTACATTCAAATTTAAATCAATAGTTTGTAACATCAAACAATTATTGAAAGCATTATTAAAATTAAGTACGTTAGATAAATTCCACCCTGTTAAATCAATTGATTTAAGACTAGTACAATTATTAAACATTCGTTCAACTGTTACAACATTGGTAACATTCCAACCAGATAAGTTTACAGATTGTAATGCCGAACATCTATTGAACATTGAACTAATGTTGGTTACCTTTTGAACATTCCAACCAGATAAATCCAAATTTTTCAATGCTGTACATGAATTGAACATTGAAGACATGTTGGTTACATTTGTCGCCTTCCAATTATATATAGTTAATTCTTCCAAAGCTTGACAATCCATAAACATATCTTCCATGGTTGTAACTTTATTTACATTCCAACCATATAAATCAAGTCTTCTAAGTGTTTGACAATTTCTGAACATTGAAGTCATATTAACAACACTTGAAGTGTCCCAAGAAGAAAGGTCTAATTCTCTTAAAGATGTGCAATTGTTAAATACTCCAAGCATATTAGTTACTTTTGAAACATCCCAAAAAGAAACATCTACAGATTCAAGAGCATTACAATTCCAGAAAGTATATTGTAACGATTTAACTTTACCTGTATTCCATCCAGTAAAATTTACAGATTGTAATGATGAACAACTATGGAATACTGAATCTAACGAAACAACATTGGAAACATTAAATGATGATAAATCAACTGTTTTAAGGGAATTACAACCTCTAAACATACCAATCATATTGGTTAGTTTTTGTGTGTTCCAACCAGATAGATTTATTGATTGTAATACTGAGCAACTTGAAAACATTGAATCAGTGCTTATCAAATTAGTTACACCCCAACCAGATAAATCCAATGTTTTTAAAGCTGAACAACCTGCGAATGTGTTAGATAAATTAGTAACTCTGTTTGTTCTCCAACCAGTTAAATTCAAATCTCTTAAAGCATAACAGTTTTGGAAAACATTTGACATCGTAACAATATTGGAAACGTCCCAACCAGATAAATTAATTTCTCTTAACGAAGTACAATTAGAAAAGAACCCATGTATTGTTGTAAAATTAGAAGTTTTCCAACCCGATAAATTTATAGTTTGTAATGAAACACAACCTAAAAAAACATATTGTGCTGTAGTTACCTTTGAAACGTCCCAAGAAGACAAATCAACATTTTGTAATGCTGAACATCCATTAAATATTGATGTGATATTCGTAACATCACTGACATCAATTTTATTTGTATCAACTTCAACCAAAGATGAACAATAATTAAATAAATCACCAATACTTGCTTTAACTTTTAAACCAAATGGAATCTTTACTTTCTTTAATTTTTTGCATCGAATAAAAACACCTGAAAAAATTGTTTCCAAATATGGTAATTGAATTTCTTCAAGTAAATTACAATCTGTAAATGTATTTGCATCTAAATTAACTATGTTTTTAAAATACACAAATTCATTGAATCTACGTATTCTAGTATTTCTAAAAACATCTGTAACCGAATTAACAGCTAATATCTGTTCGTATGTTATTTCACCAGCTTTACCTGGAACACCTACTTTACCATATTTTGGGTCTCTAATACCATTAACACCACCAAATGTTTCAACACAAATTCGTTTAACTTCTGGGTCTTCAAAAACCATGTATGTTTCATTATATGTTGCTCCGGTTAAATTACCATCTGTGTAAGCATCCGTAAAAAATTTGTTTTCCATAATAGATAAAACTCCTATTTGACCATCAATTAAACGTTTAACTAATTTGTAATTTTCTGGACGCTGAACATCCAAATTAAATTTTTGTAAAAGCTGTGGTAAACCAAAAGTATTCAATTCAACAAATTGAGGTTTTGGTTCACCAGCTAATGTATGATGTAATGATATTGTTCCCATATGTTATCGAAGTCTATCGAACAGCTATTGCTCCATATTGTAATACGTTATCAATAATAGACATTTGATAAACGTGGTTTGGAATAAATTGTAACTGCGTTGGTTTCTTAATATTTTGTGGTAATATTAATTCGAAATTGTTTGAACCAGTTTCAAAACAAAACATGAATTCACGTAAATATGTTTTCGTATTTTCTGTTGATTCAAGTATTGTTAATTTTGTTAATTCACCAAATTTATGATATTCATGTGAATTAAGAGTTAATACCTTTTCAGTTCCTGTTTCTTCCGTATGGTCAATATATGATATTTCCAATTTTTTATTATTTAATTTCAAAAGAGTATTGTATTTATCTTCCTCAGTTAAATTAACATTTTCACCATATAAATACATTGGAACTATTTTAACAAACCCAACACGATTACTTAAATCTTGTCCATCATTGAATGAATAAAAATCAAGTGTATAAAAACTATTCTTCGATAAATATTGATTCTTAGAACTTCTGTTTTGAACATCACCAAATATTCTATTGTGTTTATCGAAAGTAATTTTTATGTTGTTATTTTCGTTTGTGTAAATCAAACATTTTACGTTAATATATTTATCTGAATTTAATAACTCATCATTGAATTTAAAGCTAAAAGTATTCTTAGATTCTGAAGCAACATTTTGTGTTAGATTCAAGATAAATACGTTTCTATAATTATCTGAATCAATTTCTGTTTTTTCAATGTTTACTGGATTGTTAATTATCGTAACTTTGTTGTTCCAAGGATAATTAAGTTTTTCCAATACATATTCATATATAAATTCAGCTGGTGTAGAAACAACCTTGTTTTTGTATTCTTGGTTGTTGAAACCTCTTTCGTCACCAATAGAAGATAGGAATTGAGTACCATCTGTTATTCGACTATTTGAAGTATCAAGTGTTTTATGAATTAAGTCAGCAAACGTTTGATGTTTATTTATGAAATTTGAATCATTTGTTAACTGAGATGTCTTTGTCGGTACTTCAATGTTAACTGTTGCATTTGCTTCTTTTGGTTTAAAGGTTCCAACAGTAGTACCATTCCTATTAATAGTTAGATTGAATATATTTTGATGTTCAGATACAAAATTAGGTTTGTTATCAATGTTATTCCAGTTTAACCTTAATGTTTGTAAATTGGTGATATCAGCTAAAGTATGTTTGTGTCCATCAAATGATACTTGTTTACCGAATAATTTTTGTATACTTTCTGAAATTTCAAGATAGTTCTTGTTAGAATTCGTATTACTTAATGTTAACTTTCCATTGTTACCATTAAATAATAGATTCTGAAATTTCATGTTAAAGTTTTCCGCATCATAACCAGCTACTAACATATCTACACCGTTAGCTGTAATCTTGAAATTATTTGGTTCAACAGATAATTCTAATTTGGATTTCAACATGTAATTCGCCATTGAATTCAATGTCAAACCGAAAACATTAGTTGTTGTGTTTGCATGAATATCAAATACATGGTCACCAATACCTATTGACGAAACACCGTTTGTTTGTGTTAAACTCAAAACTTCAACACCATCTAATACTTGATGTTTGTGGTCGTGTCTTGCAGCTTTCGTACTTGTACCGAAATAAGAACCTGTATTGAAATAACCTGGGAAACCAACTAAACCGTTCCATTTATTTTTCTCAACATCTGTTACGAAACGGTGTGAAGCATCTTGATTTATTAATGTTGGGGAAATACTTGCTGGTCTATCATAGTTGTTCAAACCATTCAACTTTTCACGTTCAGCTCTTGTCATAAAAAGATGGTTTTCATCTTCTTGAATCATAGTT